GGTACGTTTGAAGATATGTTTGCTTTACCGTCATTAACTAGATGTGGTGCGGGAGCTAAATCCATTTTAGGGGCATTTCTCTTACCCATATAGACCACTGCACCCTCAACCTCAACCAGATGAAAGTTTTTCTTCTTAACTCTTCTATCAGGCTCGAGATTTTCTGGCCACATATATTGTGCTGGATCAATACGCTCACCCTTATGCACACCGCGTTGGTAAGCACGTTGGTTTTGTCTATTCTTTAATGAATCTAAAACCATATCAGGGACAGCATATGGCTTGCCCTTGTCATCTCTACGAGTACGAATCGTACCTAGGTAACCATCAGGATATTCCGCTTGGGGTGCACGTCCCACCCCAAGACGGAGGAAATCCATAGCACTACGTGGTACTGCAGGCGTGCCCCCACCACCGGTGGTGGTATACGCACCGATATAGCCGGAAGCACCTAAGTACTGCCAGTTTTGGTGTGACTGAGGCATGTTAGTCCTTAGTTAGTTGATGCTGGTGGTGTTGCGTCAGGTGCTTTTGTAATAGAAGGTACAACTGGTGCAACAGCCTCTTGCTTAGCAACTAGGTTTTTAAAAGAATCTGCAGCCTTAGTTTGTGCAACAGCTGTTAGGGCAGCTAGAGCATCGGAAGAGACGCCAGTATTTTTAGCCACCTTATTGAATGCGCTCTTAGGAACTGCCTTAGTAAGAATTGGTAAAGCAATGCCTTCTACAAATGACCAAAGAAGTCCCTTGTAGTCATGTGTGCCAGTAGAAAAGAGAGTGTTGATTGTATTATAGAAAGCGGCAAGAACAAGACCATAAAGGTAGTGCTCTACATATAACCATTTTGTTGTCTTAAGATTTAGTGCCATTTATATCTCCTAGGGTTGGTAGGTTTATTGTAGACCTTTAATGAAGGCCTGTAAAGGGAAGTTAACTCCTGGATCTGTATGCCCGCCCGCAATTTTAAGGGCTCGGCTGATGTCTGCGTGGGTGCAGATACCCTTTACTGTCTTATCTCCATTATGGGCCGCAATAATTTGGGCATCAGTCAGGTGAACGGCAGGTATACTGTGCTTAGACATCTCATCTTTGACAGCAATAGTAGTCTCTTTAATAACGCCGGTCTCATAGGCATCGGCCCACTGAGCAGCGGTATTAGCGGCATGGCCTGTCATCTCAATAGAAAAAGAGATCAGATTAAGAGGGAAATCGTCCACGGCCCAAGCAGTATCGACATCATCCACGGACACAACAATATGAGCGTTGTCTATCATCTCGTGAGCAGATGCTTGTGGAGCAGTAGAGCCTGCGAACCAGCGCTCTAGATGCTGGGCTTGTCCAGGTAGCTCCTGGTTCTCGGCAGAATGAAGTACTATGATTTGTACTGTGTGGCCTTGTCGGCCTTTAGAATAGTGTGCGGCTGTAGTTGTCATACACCTATATTACCAGACTATTTGGATCTATCTGTCTCATCATCTACATATTGTTCAAATCTACCCTCAAGTTTAGCTAGCTGTTTGCCCTGATTTCCTAGCTCTTCCTTCATCTCCTCTACTAACGGGAGGATTCTTAATTTAATCGTGTCATTTAGAGAAGACCCGCCATTAGGAATCAATTCTCGTATATACGGATGGATAGTAGCGGTAACTACCTCATTTACCATACCTGTAAGACTTTCTTTAACAGCCTTACTGAATAAGGTTTTAAACTTTTTATATATCTTTTTACTTATAGGCCTAATTACATACCATAATATAGGCAATGTTGTTATAACCCCTGCTAAAGCCTGAATAATAAAGAGCTCATGGTCGGTAATGTGCATGTAATCCCCTAGAGAAATAGGCCCGCGTATGCACTAATTGTGCACTACACAGGCCTATTTGTATAGCTAAATGTGTCTACGACTGCGTATATACAGCAGCATGAAACTCTTGTCCTCGGTACATTGTTTTACCATTATGTATATGTACCTGATCAAAGTGGAAACTATCGTCATCCCCATCCTTAAAGAAGATAACGCTTACTCCTTGCTGCCAATTTTCGAAGTATTGGAGAGCCTGTCCTTTTCCATCGACTCCTCCCTTGACCGAAGGTACTGCACCATCAACTCTGCAAAGGCACCCTGGTGAAAATGCCACAGATTTGATGGCAGTATCCCTATCAAACACAGTCTTACTTTGTTGTTCCATACGATGGCTATGGCCGAAGAGCGTCGAAATATTAGGATTTGCATTAGTGTATTGAGCCGCTGTAGACCCATTGCTATTAGCACGATCACCATGCATAGCGCGAAGCCGCTTATTAATCCAATGAACTGCTGCTGGATAACCATCAATGAACTCCACCCCAAACTCATCACAACGAAGAAGATTTTGTAAACTATTGACAGGCCACGAGTCTGGCATATTGGCTACCTTAAGTCCATAAGCAGCCGCTGCATTTGTATTTATAAATCTATTTAATCTCTTATCATGGTTGCCCTCTAGAAGAATAATTCTTGCGTCTTTTCCCGCCTCTGCACGCTGTTGTGCAAGAAATAAACTTCCCCTATCAATTGCTGCTTGTGCGGTGTGGGCAAAGGTTGCCTCTTGTTCATATGTACCATACATAGGCAGGTCTAGGAAGTCTCCTAGGTTAATCACTTGATCTAGTGGATGACCGTGATCTAATCCAACGATTTGTAGAGCCACATCTATAGCGGCCTCATCATGGAACGGGTCTAAGGTACCATCCTCATATCTACGAAACCCTATCTGTGGGTCTGGCAAGGCTACGGCTACTTTCCAATCACTAGAAATAAGTGATGGGGTTCTTACCTTAGGTTTTACGATTATAGGTGCCGCTTGTTGTACAGGCTGCCACTTAGGTCCCTCACTCCAAGCAGGAGACAGAATGATCTTTGTATCATCTGGGTTATTAGATAGGCTTACTTTATTTATCTTACCCACATCTTCTGGAGTAAGTCCGTTTGCCTTTAATAGTTTTTCAATAGAGTTTAGGCCACTTGTAGTAGCTAGTTCGTTCTTGGCGGTATTATACGAATCTTCTAAAGACATTTACAGTTCCCATTTCTATGCTCCTTTAAGGAGGTTATTCCGAATTGTGCTCCGACTTGCCTATAAATATTGTAAAGACTTCTATGTGATAGATCATCATCAGCCATAGATTCCTCATATGCTTTTTTATCATTAGGAGACAACGAATGTCCCCACATCCCTACTACGCAATACTTGGTGCTAATTTCTTCTTCAGCCTTGGTATCACGGTAAATATCTTGCAAACTCATAATGCCCCCATTATCTTAATAGGGGCCAGAATACTAGCCCCTATTAAATATTATACCTAATGTTTCTCTGCTGAGTCAACTGCTGACCCAAAGTTTGCCTCACGATGAGTAACGGCTGGAAGAATACGGGCGTTAGCTAGAGTAGCGGACGCCTCAGGTGCTGTAGTCTTTCCAATATTTGTAATGATTGTATAGGCACCACCATTACGCTCTGCCATAACAGCGTTGCGCGTACCCTTAGGTTGAGCAGCTGGGTCCACACCCTTGCCTGCATTCTTTTGTGTTACCTTACCACTTACTGGTGAGGCGGAAGGAGAAGAGAACTTAGTCCCGTCACGGCCTGAAGTCTTACGTCCATTATTAGACGCCCCTGCTAGTGCCTCTTTTACTTGATCTGCCATGTTAATTCCTTTTGATAGAGCGGGCTGTTAGGTATAGTTTAACTTAACTTACTGTTACTGTAAAGACAATTGCGCTTATGTTACCGTCTCTGGACTTAACTGTAGCGAATCCTGGACGACAAGTTAGTGTCATTCCACGTGGTGCTATGTATCCGCTAGCTATAGCTATGGCCTTTACCGCTTGATTAACGGCTGAGGCACCTACGGCACGGAGTTGTACTTGAGGTTTCTCATATAGAGCATGAGCGATTGCTGAGCCCACTGATTGAGCGTTAGAACCTGCCCCTACTCGTAGGAATTTCTCTTCTGTTGAATCAATAAAATCTGCATCTGTTTCAGCTGTTTCATTCACGAATTGTAGTCCTTTTGTTTGATGGTTAGTCGCCCGCCTGGTCCTACAATACCCTAAATAAGGCACCCATAACATCTATAAGCCCTTTTTATCCCGAATACGTATCAGAAGGTCAGCCCATACCTCGGCCGGCATGGTAGCGTACCACTGGCCCACATCGGTGGTGCCTTTCTTCTTATGAATGACAACCCCAGTCCACGCCCCGTCGTTAGCCATCTCTGTCTCTAACTCCTTGAGCCAGCCAGAAAGGTTCATAGTGGCATGGTTCTTAATCTCTATAGTTACTCCAGGTATCCCCGAAATATCTCCCTTATCTAGGGTAGCCCCGGCTAGTCTACGATCTACATATGGGAACCACTGTTTGAGCCAGGCTACTACTGCCCGCTCTGCGTTACTCCCCTTGGCTTTCGCTGGATTTCCCACAACCACACTCCCCACCACAAGCGCAAGTAGACACTAGAAAACTATCAGGAACTATCGCATGCCACCCATACCGTTGATAAAACTCCAACTCTATATGATGACCTTCTGGAACTTCTGGGTTAACACGTTTCTGATCTTCGTCATCCCACTCATACCACCTAGAAAGAGTATCTATATCTACTGGTTCCCCATCATCTCTTTTGAGTACTTGATGATAGCCTAAACCACCATCTTTTAACTCAGGGGTTCCTTCCCAAGATGGAAAGTTTTTCTTTTTATGTTCTTCAAAGTTAAAAAGCAGCACATCAGTTACTGTGCCATCTAAAGGCGTGCCTTTTGGACACTCAATAGCCATACCCCATTCATGAAAACCTTGTGTCATGCTGTAAACTTTCTTTGTCTTGAGCGCAATCCCCCATCGGATGTGCGACGCGTTAACTCTCTAGACACCACATTGGCATCTCGCTCTATGTTCTGTGTTCTGGTCTCGATGATTTTACGAAAGGCATACTTAGTATCCAAATCATATATCAACTCTTGGATAGCGGGAGAGGCCTGTATCTGTGCCTTTATTAGGGTGACTCTGTCTCCCTTGGCACCTGTCCAGTTCTTTAATAAAAGATCTGCTTCCGCAGACTTAAGTTTACTCTCTGCCTCGCGCTCATTTACTACAGCGATAGCGTACGCACCAGCTAGATGGTCGTTCCACTGAGTGTACTGGACAAAAAGATCCATAAGGTCTTCGTCAGGCAACTCAGTGATGTCTCTAGGTAAGGATGGCATACCTAACTCCGGCTTTGGTGTTAATGAAAACCCAAGTTCATTGAGTGCCTCTACTACTAGATTACTAATACTACCCATTTTGGTCCCTTTCTTTTAGTACGGGTCGCTATAATCGTGATGATATGGAAACAGTTCAGCAATTACTGCTTTAGCTATAGCCTTAGGCACATCCTTATGCTCATTAGGTATAAAATCCGCTATTAAGTTTTCTATTGAAGCAGCAAGAGACTCTTTACGACTTTCTACATCGCTAGCTGTAACAGCAGAGGTATATGTACGTAGGCTCATTACGGTGTTGACAGGTAAGTGGCAGAGTATGCCGTAGGCGTAGATGTAGTATTTGTTCCATACCCGCCACCCCCACCCCCAACGAGGTAGCCATAAGCATTGTTACTTTGTAATACATCGTAATATTTATCTTTAATAGACGACCCCTCCTCTTCAAAAGGCATAATTTCTGCGACTATAGCCCTTGCTACATCCGTGATTACTGAGTCATCTAAGTCTGGAAGAAGGTCTGCAATAAGATTTTCTACATTAGCTGCCTTCTCTATTACCTTTTCTACCCACTGTTCTTTATAGTTTATAGCGGGAGGGGCAGTATGACCCACAACAGTATTATACATTGCATTACTGTTTAACATTGCATTACTGTTTAATACTGTAGTATAGGCAGTGCTCATCGTAGCAGTAAGATTATGGACGGGGGTGTTAGCAGGTTTTGTAGGCACTGCAGAGTAATAACCAGCACTATCATCGCTGTACGCCCTTCTTTTTGTATCTTTCGATAGAACATGTGCTTTTCTCTTAGCCTCACTCGGACTCTTTATACGGGCCACAGCGCTTACATCCTTCCTTATTTATGTTACATATTGGAGCGACCCCCGAGTTATATGCGGCCGTTACTTCTTCGGCTTTAGCGAACAACTCAGCAGTGTATTCTGGATTATATTTTACTACAAATTCTTTGTATTCTTGGTTAGCCTTTAATTCATACAAGAAGACTATCTCGTTAGGTGCCTCTTCAAGCACCCCCTCTTCTACCATCAAATGACAGAGATGTAGGTATATCTGTCCCTGTAGTTGGTGTGGGCGTAAAGGTGTACGTAGGTTCTTCCAGACTAAATCAATATCATTGTTATACTGTGCCATCAAGGCCGGCATTTCCATACGAATAGTTCCTGTACCTATAGATTTGATCTCTATTAGGCAGTCGTCTCCTAGACCTTTAATCCACCCGTCTGCGTGTCCCCGCATCATATATTTCTCGCTGATTAGCGGTACTTCTCGATACTCTGCCCAAGGAATTACTTCTGATGATAGTAGCCAGTTGTCGGCGTTTTTCCACTTACCATAGAGAACGCCCATCTCTTTGAACCAATCCTGCCACTTAGCGTGAATGGTATGACCCTCAGCAAAGATGGATGCTAGACGTAGGGTAGGCTTATCCTTAGTCTCTACATGCTCGCCCTTGAGCGCAAAGTACTGTGCTCTCATACACCACTCAGGCTTAATAATATCTGAAGGGTGTATATAAGATTGATCGCGCTCTTCAAAAGGCTTAGAAAGAACATGTCTCTCTAGAGCACCTACTAATCTTGTATCTCTTTTCTTAGCCTTTAAAAATTCTTTAAGATCCCCGCTTTTTATCGGGCTTACTTCTGCCATCGCTATCCTCCATGTCAAGCCACTGGTCTAAGGTTAAACCTAACCTCTTCATCTTACGCTCGTCTGCGTTTCTTTCTCTGTGAGACTTACCACCCAAGATTCCATGCAGGTCTTGGTTCAGTATAGCCTCTCTAAGGCAAGCTTTTCGTACAGGACAAGGCGGTCTCCCATCCTTACCCCAACATATTGCTTTGGCCTTATTCGCTATGGGAGTATAGAGAGCCCTATCTCTTGGAGGAAAGAACATCTCTGTATCTTCTCCACGACATTTAGCATCATATCTCCACGCCCATGGCGGATCGTATTTCTCTGGCACTATTCACCTCTTACTGCATTACGCAGTTGAAAAAAATCCTCCTCCAGTAGTACCACATAGTTCTCACCATCGAGATGCAGACCCAGCACAGGCATTCTGCTATCAAGTATTGCTTCTTTTGTAATCTTTTCAAGTACTTCTGATTTAATAGTTACAGACTTCTTACCAGTCCACTTGTGCTCTATAAGAAGGTCGTCTGTTCTGACATCCCCCTTACGAGACCAAAAGGCACCAGAGGCAGCGCTGCGTTCGCCACCTGTAAGTTTCTCTAATCGCTTTTCATGCTTTTGAGACTCTTTCTGTCCTTCACTCTTCATCATTCTCCAACATTAGTACGGGAGGTTTGGACTTTAAAGTATCCATAACTTCCCTAGTTAGATCAGCCCTCAAGGAATCGTCTTCTCTAAGAGCCTCGATAAGATCCTTAGAACCATTCCACTTAAGATCATTATAGTACATCCAACCACCACGCCTATCCACTATGCCGTTCAAGACAGATAAGGCAACGATCTCCTTACCAGAATCATAGTTACCTGCCTCTATAGGTCCGCCATCAGCAAAATAGAAGTCTAGATAGGCTGTTTGCTGTGGTGGGTAGGTCTTGTTCTTGATAGTACGGACACGGATAGTCTGACCTACTCGGCGCTTAGACTCTCCAGTACCTACTTCAAGCCAATCATCCCTCTTAACTTCGCAGCGTATACTGTAAGCATAGTCTTTACCCAAACCACCAGGTGTTGTGCGGGGGTCACCGTGCATCACTCCAATCTTCATTCGATACTGATTGATAATCATACCTAGAACCGGACGTTCCGACTCTATCATATCTCTCTTTGTTGCTGACATTACTTTACGAAAGAACTTATTAGTTAGAAGAGCTCCTCGTCCCACTGTATATTCCTCCATGCTTTTTTCGTCTTCGGCACCAGGTACCAGTGCAGGGAGAGAATCAATAACAACCATATCAACAGCTTTACTTTCCATGAATTTAATAACCGCATCGAAAGCATCCTCCATACTATTTGTCTCTACAAGCAGAACTCTTGAATTATCTACTCCACATAGTTCTGCATACTTAGAGTCGAAATCTTCTGCTGCAATCCATACAGCCGTAAAGTCAGGATTAATTTTTTGGTTAGCAGCGATAGTACGAAGAGCCAAGGCCGTCTTACCATGGGACGCCTCACCAACTAACTCTACCCACCTATTCATGGCCCAACCCCCACCTAGAACTACATCTAGGGTAAGAGACCCAGTAGTGATTCGAGCAGGAACATTAATCTCATTCGCTGTGACCACTGTGTTAGTGCCTAATTTCTTATTGATTTGTGCGGCGATCTTAAGTGCTTCTGAATTGATAGATTTTGTCATCCCATTCTCTCCCCTATAACATTTATATTAAAGCCTGGTCCAGGTGGCAATTGCTTTGCTGGAGTTGCTGATCCTTGTCCCGTACTTCCCATACCAGAAGTTTGTTGCATTATGGGATATCCGCAGTCGAAGCAACGAAGTCGTTGGCTACCAGGTGCGGATGGACCATAATTACCCGAAGCACATTCAGGACAACGATCACTACGTCTAGAACTAGATGCCTTGGTAACTAGCTGATCTGTATTAGGATCATAGTTTACATTGGGAAATGCTGGAGGTGCGGGCGGCCTATATGGCACAGGACCGCTAGGCCCTACGGGTGGAGTGGCTTCTCTAGGAGCGGAGGTTTGTTGACCTAACTTTTTAGCCCACCAATCACTGTTCGAAATGGGACACCACCTTAGTTTCTAATAGATCTAAATTAAATAGGGCTGACATACAGGATAAAACAGCAGATAGAGAAACTACCTTGAACATCTCAGTTAGTTGATTAACATCTTCTATACCCATATCTGCTAATGCTTCTTTGTTCTCCTCTGTGTTAGCCCATGCAGAAGATGCGATGCGGGCGATAAGACCAGAATGTGCATCAATAAATGGCATAAGAGAAGAAAACTTATCTAGCCGTTCCTGACTAGCCTCTTCTTCCATCTCCCGCACTTCTTCTGAGATAGGTGGGAGACCTAAAGATACGGCGATTTCTTCTGCAGGTTCTAGCAGAGAATCGTAGATTGCTTGGCGCATAAGAACGGGCACAGGTATTCGTCGTTCCTCTATTAAATGGTCATGCCTCTTCTTTTTACGCCACAACATTAGTCTTTAGCCTCTCCCCATTTATTAACCACTTTAATATCTGCAATCATAGGTATATTCAGAGCAGTTATGCCCTCCATAGCAGAGCGAATAGCCTCAGTGGCCTCCTCTACTACATCAAGTCTAGCCACTGTAACAAGTTCATCATGAATTGTAAGAGTCATAGCGGCGCCCTCAGGCAACATACCTTCTGCTCTAACCATAGCAAGTTTAATAACATCGGCAGCAGAACCTTGAATGACAGTATTAAAGGCTTGCCTCTCAGCACCTGCTCGTCTTCCCATCTCTCTAGACAGAAGATCAGGCAAGTAACGTCTGCGCTTCATATATGTTAAAGCATATGGAACAGGAGCACGTCTGCGTGCTTCTGCAACAACTTGTCTTTTATACACATCTACTGATGGAAAGTTAACAGAAAAGTTCTGTAACAACTTCTTAGCAGCTGTAGGAGTTACTCCAATAGAGGCGGCAATCTTATCGGGACCAATTCCATACATCATACCTAGTACCAAAGTCTTGGCTCCGGACCTATCAATACCTACCTTATCACCAATTGTTGTGTAGATATCTACGCCATCAATATAGTTCTGACATAGGATTCTATCCCCGCTAAAAGATGCAAGGATACGTGGTTCGATCTGTGAATAGTCGGCTACGATTAACTTGTGACCCTCAGGAGCCACAAAGAGATTACGAATAGCCTTACCGTTAGGTGTTCTAGGGTTGGGGACGTTCTGTAGGTTAGGATTTCTACTAGAGAACCTACCTGTATCTGCCCCATATTGGATGAAGTCTGTGTGAATCTTTCCCTTTAGAAGGAGGGCCTTTTTAGCAACCACCTTAGACTTACCCGATGTTGTTCTAGTAATATCTCCACCAATATACGGAATGATATAGGTAGTAAGCAACTTGTTAAGATCTGAATACTGTAAAAGGGCATCAACTAAAGCGTCTTTACCTTGAAACGCCTTTATAGCAGGCTCCGCAACCGAGTAATCTGCTAGGACAGGGGATTTACCCGCGTCCCTATTAGCTATGCCCTTTGGAGTTAGGACCTTGGGCTTGAGACCACGGCCACCCTCCGCCACAGGTGCAAACAAAATCTTTTGTTTATCAGGTACGCTATTAATATTAAAAGGTTTACCAGCTAGACGATAGATGGTTGCCTTAGCAGTCTCTAGTTGCAGTTCCAACTCAGGCTTAAGACGCTTAAGAGCGTCTACATCTATATCTGCGCCATGAAGTTCCATGTTAGTTATCACATGAAGAACATCCATCTCTAGATTAAATACGCCTCTAAGGCTGTCCTGATCTAGAAGACTGTCATATCTTTCATACAACTTCCATGTCCACTCTGCATCTAGTCCGGCGTAGGTAGCTACTTCATCAAAAGAGTATGCTTCAATTTCAGCACCTACTCCCTTAACCATGTTGTAGCCGAACTCTCTAGCCAAGCAGTCGTCTAGACCAAGAGAATGACTATTACGAGTGTCTATGATAAACGCAGCATTCAGAGTACAGAAGTAGGGTTTAGAAGGAACTCCTGGTAAGTACTTAGTTACAGACTCTAGGTCAAACTTAAGGTTGTGACCTACTTTAACAAGGTCACTAAAGAATAATGGTGAGAGTGCTTTAAAGACTTCTCCCACAGTAAGTTGCTCAGGCGGACTATCAAATACCTTTGTTGCTTTTCTTTCATCCTTGCTGTAATCGGACGCACGAATAGGCAAGCCCTTATTAATTCTTAACACAGCAGATGGAAGTAGCGGATAGTCTGTACGTATATAATCTCCATTAGGATGACCCATTGGAATAACATCTACACGACCAGTAGTAGCCAATGCAATCCATACGACTTGATTCTGTCTAGGGTCGCCTCGTGTGTCGCCCATTGTTTCTACGTCAAATACAAAAGCGTCTTGTTGTAGATAATAATTTACTAACTCATCAAGTTCTTCTGTTGTCTTAATAATATTCATTGCTCTCCTGAAAGTTGGGTCGGGGAGTCAGTAGAAAGGAGGAAGTAAACACCTGACTCCCCAACATTTATGGGACTACTTAGTTGTTAGCCGCGATTTCACGAGCGATCTCTTCAAGTTCTGCCTTAGTGGACGTATAAATCGCACTAGCAGTGTATGGCTTAAGAGTTGCAACGTATGCGGCTGTAGCAAGTGGGTCAATATCCCAATCCTCAGCGAGATCTCGCTCCTTAACTGGAACGATAGAATGTACTGTACCTGTACCAGTACCTGACTTACTGACGGCAAAGTAAACATCTTGTCGTGTAAGTGGCCCTGTCTTACTATCGGAGGCAAGCTTTTCAATCTGCTTGCAGAGTCGCACACCTACAGTCATAAGTTCCAACTGTGGACCCTCAGGGTCCGAGAGGTTCAGTACTGTGAATGCGAACTTCTGAGATGGAACACTACCTACTGCACGCAGTGGGTCGTCCTCTCCTAGAGCAATAAAGGATTTCTTTCCAGGACGCTCTACCCAATGTTGCATGAATGATAGAGGTTCTCCTGAAATGAACTTAATAAGTTGACTGTTCTCGTCAAACTTAAAGTCCGGTGCAAACTTACTGTTCTTAGCAGTAGATTGCTTAGCTGCTGCCCATCCTGATTGAATAATAGAAGAATTATCCGAGTAAGTATTCTCGTCTTCTGCTTCAAAGCCACTATCATGACCAGGGATTGTTGTTCCATAGTCTTCGGCAGTCGGTGATGGACGTAGTGATGTGTTGTGATTAGGCATTTAGGTTCCTTAGGTTTATAGGCTAGTCGGTTTATGGGTTTCTTGGTCATGGACTTTTTTCCATATCTCCATAAGTTCTATGGAGAACTCTGGAAATCTGTTCCAGTCAATTCGTGGAATATCTAGAAGATTCCTCTTCTTAAACGCTTCCACAGTAGACTCAATAATTGCTCTGCTGTACATACGGTTTCCAGGCTTTTTCTCACCCTTAACAAGTATGGACCGCGACCTGTATGGTGCTCTAGGGATGTACCCTTTACGCTCCCACAGACGAACAGTTACTAGAGGCCTACCTAATGCGAGAGCGAAATCCCCCGCACTAAATAATTCTACCACGTTTCCGTTAGGTAGTTGTTTCACCTGGGGTTTTGAATCCCAGGAACTCTCCTCTTTTGGTTTAGGCTTCTTGGCCTGAGGATTTAGAGGCTTCCTCTTCTTCTTACTGCCTGGATAGTACTCGTCTAACTCTGCAATAAGCTTTTCTACTGGGTCTTGGATCACGACTTGCTCATTAAGAATGCATAAGTTACATTGTTAACGAACATGGTGTCAATATCCTCCTCAGTAAGTAGGTCTTCATAGTAACAAGCCATTACTTCTGACTCATTAAGTACAGGAACTAGAGTGTAGCAACGCGAGTCTAATCCTTTATCCTTAAGGATTTTCTCAGCTACATTGGGATCTAACTTTTGAGATACTCTTCGCTGTAATTGAAGAGAGGATACCCCACTCACTTCTTGGGGTAATTCGAGATGTAGATGGCCCTTTTCATCAGAGATACCGTGCTCTTCTATTACAGAAGTTAGTTCAGATTGAACTGTATTTTTCTCTGCGGTTGAATCTGCTATAAAGCCCTTCAAAGCAGCTAGTCTGCGGACCTTAGAAACTATTGGGTCTTCTTGTGGACTGTTTCTTTCTACAACATTCGGCATATTATTTACCCCCCTATTAAATACTGTACCACAGTATTAGTCTTCGCGCAACTCCCCATAAGCATAGTCTTTAAGGGCATCCACGATAACATCGGTTACAGTGACGCCATCTATCTCAGCGCGGTCTTTAACAGCAGTCCATAGGTCTTCGGCAACTCTAATGGTGCGGGTCGGGGTCTTAGGTTTATTTGGCATAGGTATATTTTATACCGTAGTCCTTCGTAAGAATGCCTTAAGGCTACCCAAATTCATCTCTATACCGCCCTCAGTATTTATGCCTTCCCCGTCCATAATAGCATCAGCTATTAGATTCTTTTGGAGTAACATTTCGTGTTGTCTTTCTTCAATTGATCCAGCCATGAGGAAATCCTGGATGACAATGGAAGGCCATGTAGAAGACGCTCTTCTAATCCTACCATTCCGTTGCAAAGCAAGACCAGCGTTCCACGGAAGATCGTAGTTAATGAGTAGATTAGCCTGAGGCAAATCCACACCGTACCCACCGGCATCACTACTGATAAGTACACGACAACCTGGATCAGTTTGGAAAGTAAGTTTAGCAGCCTCTTTATCTTTAGCATTTAATTTCCCCGTATATACTTGTGGATTATAGTCGACCAGTTGGTCCCGTAATATATCAGCCATATGTACATAGCTGGTAAAAATAACTACCTTGTTTCCTTCGTAGCTGTCTAGGAACTCAGAGGTATACTGCTTTAACATGTCTACCTTAGGGTGGGCCTTTAATCCCTCTAGTAGCCCATCTGCCTCTAGTTCTCCTGCGTACCTAGAACTACCTACTGAATTACGTAGTAGGTCAGGCGCATCGCAAAGCATACGCAAAGCCGTAAGTTTAGACATGATTGCGCCTTTTAGAGCATTGGCCGCTTCATTCTGATTCTCTCCAGAATAGTGAGAGAATAAGTCAAAGGAAGTACCGTAGGTGTCTATAGCTACCTCTAAATCCCCAAGTATTTCTGTAGAGATGCGGGAATAAAGCTTTGCCCCTGCCCTATCGAAGGGAACCTTAATAGGCTCAGCAAAGATAGTATCAGGCAAATAAGGAGATACATCGGGGTCTTGTTGTCTTTTTCTAACGCTGGCTGTAGCCATCTTTATATTAAGAGAAGACAGGTTTTGGTATCTCTCTACCCCACCAAAAGAGTTACGAACTATAAAGGTCTTATCAAAGTGGTCGTACCTACCCAACACGTTCTTATCTACGAACTGCATGATGCTATACAACTCTTCGGGCTTACCATTTTCAATTGGTGTTCCTGTTAAGGCGAATCTTATATCGCTGGTAAGACGCTTTACGTGTTTGGATCGCTTCGATCTAAAACTCTTAATTGCTGTGGCTTCGTCACACACCACAAAATTTCTAGGAAGTTCGCTAACACTGTCCCAATCGTTTACTACTTGTTCATAGTTAAGAATAATATGCGTGTACTTACCTGACATAGCCATGGCATATTGTGCCTCGCGTTGTTTAGGTGTTCCGTCTATAACTAAAGGGTTACCTGTATCTGTAAACTTCTTTATCTGATCTGCCCATTGATACTTAAGTGAGGACAAACAGATAACTAGCCCCGTACCTGGGGCTAGTTTCTCTAGTGCTGCAATAGTTAGAACTGTTTTACCTAGGCCTAAATCGTAAGCCACTAGCATCTTCTTACGAGATACCATGGCGTCTACAGCGTCTATTTGATAAGGTAAAAGAGTTCCTGTAAACACTATACGTCTATCTCCTCATAGGTTGCTTGAAAGATGTCCGGCTTGCAGGGATAGAGCTCCTCTTTAATTCCTTTTATTACATAGTCACCCATACTTGCGGTGATTACTCCCTCTAGTGTTTTGATCTCAATATGATGAGGCAGGTTAGGTTGAGAATATACGACTCTCTCTAAAGAGTCTCCTATAAACTCTACTACCTCAGGTAGGTTACCTTCCCATAGGATAGCATCAATCACTACTGGTCTTTTTCTGTACTTTTGTGCTGGCATTCTTTTTGACTCCTAAACTCTTAGTTGTATGTTTACTTGCGATATGTTTATATAGTGCTATATGAGCGAAGCCTATTACTGGTACGTCCTCATTACAGGTTGTACAAGTAGCGGTCTTCATTTAACTCTTGCCATCAGAGTAGTTTGTACCGCAAACGCTAGATCCTCGATAGTTGAATTGTTATGTATTATGGCGTCAAACTCCCAATCATCTAAGTCATGTTCTGAGATATGGCCATTTACGGCATTGACAAATGGTCGCTCTACGCGCCAAATTTGCCCACCCATGTTCTTTATTCGTTTGGCCTCATTTTTAAATCTAACATCTGTTACTACATAAGGACCCTCATGAGAATTATTTTGTGCATACTCTAGGGCGACGTCTATCCAAAAATTTCTATTAAATACTTTGCGACCGCCCATTCCTAGATTTTGTAGAAGACTGCGTACTTCGGGATATAACTTAGCCCCTTCCCAACTAACATTATCTACTAGATTTTGAAGTGTGACAGCATTCTGTTCATCTATAATAGGGTTCATCTCATAGAGAAGTTCCTTAATAGGATCAGCAAAAGCAACTCTAGTAAACCCCTTATTAGTAACTAGGTAGTTGGCTACCGTATCTTTACCAGACTGTGCGTAACCGCTCAAGCCTATAATCATCTGCTCTCCTTATTAGTTGTTTTCTGTAAACCCTGTGAAAATATAATTATTGGGTATTGAGGCTACCCACCGTATCTCTATCTCTCGTGTAAGAATATGAGTAGATATCTGTATCTCGATATGAGGAGTATAACTAGGAAAATATAAAAACTTTGCTTTCCTATAGTCTTCGAACAACATACGAGTGATAAAAGCAGTTGCCGTTATAGAATCCATATCTTGTAATAGCTCTTGTTTAATCAAGCGACCTGAGCCAAAAGGAGTGCTGCCCGTATCAGATATATACACATTATTAGGTAGGTTCAATATAACTGTCATGACCTGATAGTCAACTCTGAAAGAATTGCATTACGCATATTGTAATAGTCCTGTAGAGAAATAATGTCCATAAGTGTTTCCATCTTCGTCATGTCTTCATCATTTACTAATAATCTTCTTGTTTGTAAATGAATTTCATCTGTATCCTCACAGAGTTGAGTAGCTACAGCCATTGCTATAGTACGAGAGATTTCTTTATCTGCGTCAGGTATACAGTCGGCTATTGTATTTTCTATAATACATGACACATCTTCTTTTTCTAGTTTCATATTGTTCCCCCTATAAAAAGGCTGCCTCTCCGTAAACTGAATGTTTAGATGCCCCTATACAATATCGTACCAAATCTTCCGGCATTTCGCCAATGTCTTTAAAAGAAAGGTCCCCATAAGAAAAGAAATAACACTCCATACCTTCTTTTCTTGTGCGTGAAAGTATATCTAAAGAAGATTTCTTACCTGCTGGATCATTATCCATAGCAATAATAAGCCTATCTGCGTCCTTCATAAGACGTATTTGCTCGTCGCTAACTACTGCGCCGTAGGTAGATACTCCGCCTAAGATACCCATAGAGTGTAGTTTGGCCGCATCTAAAGGAGACTCAACAACAATCATTGTGTTCTCTCTAGGTACTTCTAGACCAAATAGGCTCTTGGATTTGGCTACTCCTGTAGGTCTATTACGAAAGAACCTGGATGTTTCCCCCTTCTCCTGCCACCCCATAAGAGAACTATTGTGTGGGTCTCGTATAGGAGTTATCCACAAATCCGCGCCTGTCTTCCACTTTATGGAATAGGCCTCAGCAGAATCCTTACAGATTCCCCTGTTTTGTAAGGCCCAGTCAGGTGGAGTATCAAAGATAGCTAATCTAGCCTCACTCATAGCTACGGGTCTAGGAATAGATACATATGTATTCCTGGCCTCTTCTAACTGTCTAGCTAAGTATTCGAAGTTGACCTCTACGTTGTTTCTTAACCAATCCTTGGCAGCCTCAAAATCTAAATGCCCCCACTCTGTAGTGAAGTCTTTGAGTTCTGCTACTAAAGAAACTAAGGTTCCCTTATACCCACAAGAGAAACAATGATGTACCCCAGTCTCTGAGTTCATTGACCAAGATGGGTTGGTATCCTCTTTACCAGTTCTCTCCATATGCATAGGACATAGTCCCAGGAGTTCGTCCCTAGACTCTGTAGTTTCTATCCCTAGAGATAGAAGAACACCTTCTACTGCACCCGCACTATACATTATTCCCCCGGCTTATCTACTAAGGTAGGTGCGGTTGCTAGACTTCCGCACAACTCACACTCCATCTCCGTAAAGTACATTGATATCTCATACTCGTCAAACATGGCTTTGATCTTCCAAAGCCTTGATCCACAAATACATACGTGTATAGGGTCCCCTCTTAAATCCATCACTTGCGGGCTCTTCTCTTCATAAGACGACGCTCTCTTGCGGTGGTGCCACCCCACACTCCTATGGTTTCATTGTTACTTAAGGCATAAGATAAACATCTCTCTTTAACCCAACAAGATGAACAGAGGGCGATTGCATCTGCCTCTGTCTCCTCTGTAAAGAAAAGATCAGGATCTGCATCAACGCAGAGTTGTGTACCATCAAATGGTGATGGCGTTAGCGAAAGCAGCATACTCTTCAAAGCGACCCTCCTCCCAATCCCATAAAAGATCTGTAGAGCCCATACCCGAGATACGGCTAGCTGCTACAGTAAGTGATCTAGATGAATCATCTTCCTCGTCTTGTCTCTGCAAGACCAATACAATGTCTGAATCCTGTAAGAATGAAGATGTATAACCTATAGAATCGGCCGTAACTTTTCCCCCACGCATCTTAGAGCGAAGAGTTTGAGTGCTAACAACAACTGGAATATCGTATCTCTGCGCTACATGTTTCATCTGACGAGTAAGACTTCTAAGAGAACGCTCTGTCTCTGCCTCACCTGTAAGTTCGTCATGCATTAGATAGACGCCATCTACAAACAAGATGTCAGGATTATACTTCTCTATCTTTGCACATAGCCCCGTAACAGTTCTAGAAGCGATATTGTCAGGCATCCAGAAGTCTTCACGAGTAACAGATAAATGATCTGTATACCTAGTTTCTTCGTCCTTCTTTAGGTCTCCCATTATTAATCTCTTATGAGAGATATGAGAACGCATAGCATCATAGCGAGTTTTCATTTCTCTAGCCGTCATCTCAAACGATTGAAACATAACTCTATGTCCCTCGTCCTGTGCCTTAATTGCCATTTGCATAGCTAGTACAGACTTACCTGTCTTAGGTGGGGCTGCTATTGTCCACAACTGTTGATTAAGAACTCCCGAAGTAATCTCGTCAATAGTTTTGAATCCTGTAGAAACCCCAAGTAAACCATTAGGCCTAGTCTTAATTGCTATGTACTCATTGTAACGCTCCATAGGATCGTCGCTCAAATTCTCATCAGTAGAGTCACGAATATTATCATTCATGATTTCTTGAGCGGCCTTAGCCATAGTCTGTAAAGCGGTATCGTGGTCCTGTTCAGAGACTGCTTTTTGAGCCTCTAACAAAGCATCAATAGTCTTTTGTCTTTTTCTATACTCGATCATCTGATCAATAAGATAATTAATATTATCTTCTACAGCCAATAAAGTGTAGGTAGGGAAGTTATCTTTAAAGGTTACTGCTGTAGGAACTTCCTCATACTTCTCGTAATGCTTAGTTATGAATCTCCACACCTGCTTATTGAGGTCATTAAAGAACCACTCGTCTGTTATTCCGCACTCTACTACACCTTGTATATCTCTAGTTCTAATTACCTTAGATATTAATCTATCTTCGTTGTTCGCCGCCATATGTTGCGCCCTCCTCCAAGAACCAATGTCCATATCGTAACCCACGATCAGGTATATCAATTACATATTTAACTTCCGGTCTATATGGAAGTTCTGCTACTAAATCTGCTACTACATTATACGCGGTCGCATTATTAAACGGGTTAGTTCCTAGATTATCTAAATCATCTAGAATCCTATCCATATCTGATTGAGACAGTTCGAACCCGACTAACTCTAATCTATACCCGTGAGTATCTCTAAATCTCCAAAAGTGAGCTAGAGCAACCCTGCTATATGCTGTCTCTATGTAGGGGATTGATATACCAAGTACTTTATTAACCTTGTGTTCTCTTACAAGAAGACAATCTAGAGATACTAATACTCTCATAGGTACTTCGTTTGAAATATCGCCCCCCTTCATAATTAGATAGCCTCTATCTTCCCATACTTAAGAATGATCTCTCTAAAGGCAGCGGGATCATTAGACGCAGCAGCCACGATATCCATGCTTACCTTGTTAGATACCTCTACAGGATACATACCACCGTTAATTGTCATACGTGTTTGAACAAACTTTGTATGCTTACATGTACCCCTCACGTTGTAGCCATCGCAGTCACATCGAATTTTATGATTCTTACTATTTACATATACCTCATGTATACCTGACTCCGATAGAAATAACTGGGTTATAATCCAATCCACGGTATTCTGTCTCACTTTCTACGATCTCCAATACCAGAGTTTACCTCAACTACCACAAAGGCTTCATGGGCAAAGCTTTCCATTGATTCTCCATAGGTTGTTTTCCACTTACTTATAGGCACATTCGTTGTAATAATTGTTGGCAATCCCGCATTAAACCTGGCCCGTACTAAGGCATCAAAAATATTCTCTGACCAACCTGCCTGAGTCCTATACTCTTTGCCTAGGTCATCTAGGACAAAGATTGAGGTATAGTCTCTACCATCTCCATATACTGAGTCTATCTTTATCTTGGCCGCCTCATCAGTCCAAGACTCTTTCTCTAACCTAAGAAACTTCGGGTAGTCCATAAACATGCCTGTACGGATTGCCTTATCATTTTGGGACATAGTCCTAATTAGCTCTTGAAGGGCTATAGAAGCCAACGTAGTCTTGCCATGACCTGGTTCCCCTACCAATAGGAGTCCGAGGCCGCTAGAGGGGCTTCCAGGGCTTTTAATGACCACTCCTGAGCGAACTGTGTCCACCCATTTCATAACCACCTGTTTTGCAGGCGAATCATCTATGTCATGAAATGTCATACCCACGGTCTTCATAGGCACCTCTGCCCAGCCGATCTGATGCCTAATGGTAGGTGCGAGTGTAGAGATATCTATCATTTGTAACCCTTTCCTAGTCCATCCCAATAACCTGATCCAGCTGCCCCACCATGCTTTTCACAATACATGTGTGGCCCGATATGATTACAGTTTCCGCTACATGTGCAGCACATTAATATACTCCATCCATTCTTTGTAGTAAAGCATCGACCTGCTCTAATAGTTCTGTGACTTTTATCATTAAATCATCACGTTTGCCATAATGTGTATAAGAATCATGTTGATAAGCAGCAGTTTGGTTACTAAACTCTTGCCCACAAGTAACGCAGTAATATATTGTTACCATACTCATGTACCCATTAGCTGAATGGTTAATACTCTGTGTATGCATCTGTATCGGCATTTATTCTCCCCCCAGTAATTTCATCATCTTATCCTGGTGAGCCAGGTCTTTCTCTGTCATAAATACTTTTGTCTCTTCTCTAGTTACTAGCCCCTCTACTGACTGGTAGAAGGCTAGAAACCTGCGCCATATAGGAACACCTACACCTGCATTATTAAGATTACGCGGGTCTTCAAAGAACATACGCATTGCTGATAGAACCTGTGGTCGGGTCACTCCCTGCTTAACTTTCATATTTACCCACTTAATAAGTTCTACCCTATTCATCTGCGTGGTGAGATGGCCAGCTGAACTGTTCTTAAACATATCTTCGAACTCCTGAACCACCTGTCCAGTACTCCACTGGCTCTCGGGTACCGAGGATCTGTGAACGGCAGGCTCTACATAGGCTGGCTTATACTTCTTATTCCGTATAGCTACCTTATCTACTACCTTACCCACACCTCCGGTAGGCTCCTCCTCACGCATAATCTTTACTCTACGCATCACGGACTTACTATGAAACTCACCTTCCGGTGTTTCTTCTCCGTCTATATTCCATGGCATGGTCTCCTCCTCAGGAAAAAAAGAATTTTTTTCAATAGTAGAACTACGAAGTAGTTCTACTATTCCATATAGTTCTATACTACTATCATGTAGTTCTATAGTTGAACAGTTACAGTTGTACAAGAGCCCTGAAAATCCGGGATTCACAACTTTAGACTTTTTTGCCTCATTTGTAAAATTCATGACAGATATCCATTTAGTGCCGTTATACTCACGGGTTGTCTTAATGTATCCGGCCTTCTTCAATTCATTGATACCGCTTTGAAGAGCATCCCTACCTTCGGGCATGACAATAGACATTTGATCTGCTGAGACAGGTTTTCCTATCTCACAGTAGTAGGCATAGATGCCTTTAGCCCGAGCAGATAGCACGGGATTAGTAAACGCTGATTTCATATTGTCCTCCTATTAAACATCTTACCGCGGAGGGATGCGGTTTGGCAAATCTTTAGTTTCTACGCCTACGAATATGCGTTCTACAATAAGAGAAAGGGGCAATGATAAGAATGTAGAAGCTAGACTATATGGCCCAATATGTCCAAGTCTAACTCCGAGGATTAGACAAAATGCCGTATTAAGTACAATACCTAATAGACCTCTGAGCTTACCAAGGGGCCGAATAAAGGCTTCTACCGCAGTAAGAATACAAGCAGTAGCTAGAGCAGAGATCAATAACATGTCCATATAAAATAATGGTACCAGATATTATTGTCTAAGTACAACCCTGTCTACTTGGAAGTACTGGTTTGTATTTCCAGCACCACTAGTGTAAGATACTGTCACTATAGCGTACGTAGCTCCATTGATAGAATTAATCGGATACGTGCCAGAGATATAGTTCCAACGTCCCGTTTGACTAAAGGTTTTAGTTGTGCTACCGGTATAGAGCAGTGTATTTGATGCATTGTAAAATGCTACAGAGAGTGTATAGGTTCCACTAACGGCATTAACTCCAGGCCTTATAGCAGCAGATGCGTAGTATCCACCATTAGCAACAATAGACACAGTAGATGTTTTAATGCCAAAGGTAGTATTGGTTCCTACGTTATTGACTTGACAATAGGCTTGGCCGTGAGTAACACTGTCGTTAAACAGAAGTCCGTTTGCAACAGTTCTTTTTAAAGTAGTTCCTGATCCTACTGCAACCCACTGTCCCATATCTTTTTCAAAGGAAGCAGAGGGTATAAGAGACCCGGACAACTCTGTATATCCAAGACTAGGTACACCAGTATGGACAGCATAGCTAGACCCATTAGGTAGTACGGTAGGAAGGTTAGCACTAAGTCTTGTTACCTTAGCGCCATAGTTGTTTATAAAACTTCCTATCCCCCCGCTTACAGGTTGAAGTAAGGAAGCGTATATAGTTTTGCTTCCTGTAATTGGGTTAGGTATAGTAACGGTGTTTACATCAGAAAGGTCTATATATGTGGAGGCTATTCTTCCGTACTCTAGTTGAGCAGCGTCTATGTTTATAGACGTTTGGCCAGCAACACCTACAACAGATACACCCACGGCACACGTAGTAGCTCCCGCAGGAAGCTGCCCTGTAGCAGCCACTCTAGTCCATACAGCTGGATTAGTTATAGAGATAGAAGATGTTCCACCACTTGCAGTAGCTATCACAGTACCTGTGAATCCATATACGAAAGCAGAGAAAGTAACATCCTCTCCACCTACGGCGGGATATGGAAGAAAAGCTGTTCCTGTAGCATCTCCGCTAGCCCCACTAGCAAATGATAGTTTTGCAGATTTGGTCCCTGTATATGCGACGGAGTTATCAGTGGCTACAGTTGCACTAATAGGTACCCAGTCAGAAGTATTAGATTCAAAACTGGGATTAGATATATAGTTGAACCTGTCTCTGGTTTCCCATGTACAGTTATTCACAGAATAGAAAGGTAGGGTAATAGGATTACTAGGGTATACACCACCACTTCCAGAGAAGTATGGGCTGGCTTTGGGAGATTGTTCTAGCAACACCCCATCTAACCAGAAGAAATCACCAGAAGCGGCCGTAGGAAAATACACATGTATCTTAGCCATAGGTAGGCTAGTGTCTACACCAGTAGGGGGAGCAGTGCTAGTTACACTTACCTGTGTAGGTGAGCTAGTGGATAAGGTAGTTGGATTCGTTATAGCAATTCCACCAGAAATGTATGTATCAGTTGTGCCGTTGGCTACAGTAAAAGATATAGAAGTAACAGAGGAAATAGTTACTCCAGAAAGATTATATGATGCAGGGCTTACACCTGTAATAGATACACTTTGTCCAACTTGAAAAGTATTATCAGCTGTGTACGTTACTAAAGACCCAGTACCTGTTATGTTAGTAACAGCAGCAGATACACCAGATGAGCTATACATATTTGTATCAGTAGAGTAATACTGCCCATTAGTGTCATTAAGTACTTGAGTTTGAACTTGACTAGAGTACTCTACTCTAATACTTACGGGCTTAGCAGATGACCCCGTTACATACGCACTGGCCGTGTATACCTTTCCAGCATTAACAGGAATCCAATCAGATACAAAGGCCGCTGTAGTTCCTGTTACAGAAAGCTTTGCAGACGAAGTTCCATGAACTGTATTGAGGGTGTCTAAGGAAAGGGTTCCATTGTACCCAAACCAAGATCCTAAACCATACTCAAAATCTGGATTAGGAACATAATTCTCTTTCTCGCCTCTTACAGCAACACGAATTCTTCTTGCATCTTGGAATGTAAAACTTTTTGTGTACTCAGCAAACTGTAGATAGTCAAAGTTGTATCTACTAGAAGCCGCAGAAGAAGGAGTAAGGGAAATAGCTATAGCCGCATATGCAGCAGTGGCCGGAGACAGTTGTCCATTTCTTCCAGAGGTATTTTTACTTGTAAACTCTTGCCACGAAGTTGTAGTTGTGTATGTGTTTCCGGCACCGGTAGTTCCCAAAGAAACTCCATAGACGTTATACCAGGTTATGTTAACGGTGAGGGTGGCTGCGTTGTCTAGATGATTTACCCACCCACTAAATACATATCTAGTATTAGGTTGTACAGGTACCCCATAGCAAGTTATCCCTCCTGGAGTCGAAGACATAGCTGCCGCACTTGGCAAAGAAAGAGTGACCGGTGTAGTAGCTGTAGTTGTAAGCTGACCAAATCCTTTAGTTGCAGGTAGATTAGTGAGGTCATGAAGAAAATTAGTAGGGGCAACTACAGGGGAGGAGGCATACAGTACATTAGTTAGTGTGCCTGTAGAAACTCCCCATCTTCCTACAGACTGTTCAAATGAACTGTCGTTGTAGTCAAGCATTAGGTTGTGCCCAGTAGTAACTATATTAGAGAGGTGCGTAAGCGCAGTCGTGTAGGTTGATATGCCAAGCGGTGTTCCCTTGTACTCCATAATTAAGTTACCAGCAGCAGCTAGTGAACGGTGATATGTATCACCTAGAGAAGGCTCAAGAGAAAACCCAAAGTTAGATAACTGACTTTGTAAGACTTGTACAGGCGCAAAGTTATGGTTACTGCTTTTAGCCAGAAGATTTCCTTCTAATCTAAAGTGATCATACATAAAGGCAAATGCGTCTAAAGAAAGAACTAATGAGTTAACAGAGTCGTTTTGTCCCAGCGCATCTCCAGAAGTACCAGAAGAGTTCATCCAAGCTTTAGGCATCCATCCAGATATAACATCTAGCGTTCCTTGGTCTTCAACTAGGTATCCATAATCCGCCCCACAGAAAACCCAGCGAGAACCTGTAAATACCCATAAAGAATACGAGACCTGTACTCCTACTACAGTAGTGTCAACATCTACCCAGCTAGTAAGAAAATTGGCTCCTGAACCTGCGTACTGTCCTCCGGTAACAGTAATGCCATCATAGGGGTTATCGGGCACTCCTGTATAGCTCTTTATAAGCTTCCAGTACCAACTAGAGTTTGGTGGGTTATCAGACGGATCAGTAGTAAAAGTAGACCAAGTAAGGGAGACAGTATTGTAGTCTGATGTGGTGGCAGTCAACCCAGAGTTATAGTAGACGCTGGTAGCTGTGGTCTCACCATAGGTGAACCCAGAGCCATAGCGATTTACGCCATACTTAGACATTAATTACTCCTTAAGAAGAAAGTCCACCAGATACTGTAATCTGCAAACTAACATTTGTTAGAAATGGTATTTGATTGGCAGTAAGAGGTATGCCTACCGTAGAAGAACTAGAAGTTCCGTCTATATTGAATTGGGTAAGTGTAGTAGATACTACACCGCTTATCTGACTGATAGCAGAAATAATTGCAGAAGGATATAGAGTATCTCCAAAAGTATTGTTAGAGTATTGGAAGTATCCGCCATTTCCTAACATAGCTTGATAGACAGCTAGTTTAACGTCTGCATTTCTATAGGCAGGCGAAGCAACTACTGCTATCGTAAGATACACAGGGACGTATGTAGGAGGAGCAATAGTTAGTGTTACTCCTGCTGGTATGGTGGGGGCCATATACGCCTGTACCGCAGGTACAAGAGTATTAGTAAATGTGTATGTAGGTGTAAGATCAATAGCATATCCCCCACCATTAGTACTAGACACCGCAGCTAAAGAGTTGAGAACTGTAAATGAAGAAGTACTAGGTGTAGTAGCTACTACAGCTCCTTGTAGATTTAAAGAGTTGGGCGTAAAGCCACTAATGTTTACAACGTCGCCAACAGCGAAAGAGTGTCCTTTAGAATCCGTAGTGTATGTAATACTAGTTCCATTAGCTGAAGCGGCCAGTATTACTGCTTGCGGATAACCTGGGGCCGGACTATTATCGTCTGCAGGTTGTATGTAAAGATTAACAGAAGAGTAGACTGTGGCGATCGCAGATGCTTTACCTACCTGCGAAACTTGAGTAGCCAAGTAACCATAGTCAGCCAGAGTAACGGCTCTCTTTCTAGCTACAATAGCGTTTTTAATGTTAGTAGCTAAATTGGTTAGTCCTATTGAATCTGCACCACCTGTACTAGGTAAAGAGTTAGTTACAGAGAGATATCCCGTGGCTTGAGGATTAGTATTGCCAGGAATAAAAGTAACTTCTGTAACGCTTTGCGAAGTTATGTTTCCGGCAACACCTACACTTGTCTTGTAGACTGCGCTGATTAGTTGTCCTTGAGTAGGAATGGCACCGTTAACACCATCACCAAATACTATAGATGTAGTGCCGTTTGAGTTTTTAGTTGTAGTAAACACTGTATCAGACGGACCATAAGTCAGTAGGCTATCTGCATAAGACCACACATTGAACGCAACACTCTGCCCAATGTATACACTAATAGAACTATCTATGATGTTAGAGTCTACAATAGCATATTGTTGATTAGCCAATCCTGTAGAAGTACCTAAGTTAGCAGGCAGAGGCTTGTTATACGTAGGGTCTATAAGATCGGGGCGATCCGTATTAACGGTCTTTCCTTCAATAGCTGTTAGAGTAACAGACCCATTAGTAGTAAGCCCAACAGCTGCTTGTGTGGTTTCGAAGTATACTTGAGTATAGTTTCCGTATGAAAGTGGCGCAATAACTTGAGTACCAATAGGGATATCAATAGAAGAAGTGTTGTTATTAGTAAAAGTTATAGAGATAGTTGCAGGAGTAGGACCAGAAGGATGGTATCCATACAGGTTAGCAAAATTAATAAGAGTATCGGTTTGTATAGCTGTGGTCAGGGACGTCTCATTAGCCACTCTATCTAAGTAGTGAGACATCACGTCACCCATGTAAGAGAAGGTCTCAACCAGTACATGTCCTAGGTCGGAGTAATCAGTGGGGTCCCACGCACTAGGGTTACCTAGAGTTCTGTAACTAATGAGTGAAATAAGGTCAGACTTTAGCGAAGCAAAGTCTCTGGATGTATAGTCTATTTGCATTTTTACCTCACAATAGTTCCGTCATAGTTAAGCAGGGCTGAATTAATAGGTAGGTTCGCAGAGACGTTTCCAGGAAGATTTAAAGATAGAACCACATTCTCTATACCAGAGCCAGGATCGTAATCTATATTAACATCCAGAACTTCTACTTCAGGTATCCACTGGGCAATAGCATCAGCTATAGCTTGCTTGATAGCTACTTGGGCATCTCCATCTGCTTCAAATAAAGACTTAGACCAGTCTACCCCATAGGTAACTGAGATAGGTAGTTGTCCTACATTGGTAGATAGAAGGGTAACTACTCTATCGAGATAGATTTTAGTTGGGCTAGTAGTAGTGGTGGCGGTGCCGTCAGGCCCCAAAATGTAGGGAAATGATATGGCTTGATTGGTACTCATGATTGTACTCCTACCCATACAGGATACTCAGGATCTCCGGCTTCAAACATAACCCATACCAACTGTTTAATAGCTGGAATGTTTCTATGAAAGGTGTGCTCAGGAACTGCGCTTCCATTAGGAGCTGCTATACCGCTAGAACTAGTATACACATCAGTATCAGGTTCTACCCCTGCTACTGGGGAAGAGACCTCTATTAGATTAGTCCTAGGATCTGTAGAGGAATTAACGGGCCCTACCTTAGAGTGAGTAGGTGTGTGGGCGTGTGTAAGCTTACCAGATCCAATAGGAACAATAGTCAATGCAGGAACAGATCCACCGCCAGTTCCTCCACTTACTGATGTAGGAGAGGTAGTAAGTAGGGAGGCTATTTGGGCAGCGGTATGCGATTGATGGTCTGGGTGATAGGAGTTAGACGTTATGGGTAGGCAAGGCTTAGCCCAATTGGTAGTCTCACTTCCAGTAGGCATATGAACCTGAACCTTAATTCTATTTCTAGATAGAGGGTCATTTATAGCAACTACCGTAGCTGAGTAAATCCCATAGAATCGTTTACGTCCTTGAGGGTCTTCCCCATAATTGAGCTCTGTAATCATGAAACCACCTTGTTCGTTTTGGTAGATACCCATTGTACAGTCTTTTTAACTACCGTGAGATCAGGCGCTTTATCAGAATAGCTAGCTGTATTAGGGACATGAGGTACTGAGGCCGCACCCACAGTATTGATAGAAGATGTAGGAACCCTACCCTGTAGGTTTACAAGGGAATTGCCATTCGGAGACAGGCTGTATGTCGTAAGTTTTGCAGCAGAGGGGGTCAAGGATTGCCCCGCTAGATCGCTTTGAACATCCCTAGTATTAGCTCTAGTTACAGCTTTAGGATCTGTGACTCCTATAATATCTGTTCCAACCTCTAGTTCAACAAAGTAATTAGAAGGTCTTCCTCCGAACACATGTTTAACCGATAAGATAGTCCAATAGCCAGACATACCATTGGGCAGTCCGTCTAAGTAAATAGGTTCGTATGGTCTTAGGTATGGGCTGCCTATTACAACTACATGGGCTCTATGCTGCCAACGGTGAGCATTGCTATATCCATCAGCTATCTGTTTAGACTCAGCTAAGCTAGAAGCTACTTCATACACATGGTGTTTGGTAAAGACTGCTTTTACATTGTCTGATTTAGTTTCATTAGAGAAGTTTGTCATTTTAGAAAGTACACCGCCGAAGGAACTACTACTCCAGATGGAACTGTAATGTGTGCCTTATGTGGGTGGGTGGTTTTAACTACCACGCCCGTCTTATGGTTTACTCCAGTAACTACCCTATCCACTCGTATACCCATTTCCGGAGACTGGTCAGATATGATAGGGGAGAAGCTTATTACAGACCCAGTCATTCTTACTTCACGAGGTACAACCCCATCTGTCTCAGAGTCTACATAGAAATAGTAAGGAGCAGAGTTAAGTTTGCTTTGATATACCTTGTCTTTAGATACAAAAATAATAGTAGTATTTTCGCAACGGAATGCGTTTCCATTCTGCTCAGCTAGACGTCGCATCAACTGCCAGTGACTTTGTCCAGCCTGAACTACACTCTCTCTGGTTCTTGGGTCTCTCTGAGTCACTGATTCAAACCCATATTGATTAGCAATACTTACTACTACCTGATCTGAAGTAGTGTTTGTATATATCTTTTGAGCAGTATCTTTAAGAACCCAAGAAGCTCCTACACACAGTACATCGGTGTTTCCACCTTGATGCGTATTAGTCTGTTCTACATGATGGATATATCCGTTCCATGTAGAGCTTTGCCCCGCAGCTTTATATATAAACTCTACTGGATCTCCGCCTACTAGTGGGTTCTTTTTAATAAGCGGGTGCCCTTTAAAGTGCAAGACAAGTCGATCGTGCGCTTCCATGTCTTGGTACAACTCAGCGCCGATAAGTATTAGTTCCATATCAGGAGCTTTAGGGAAAGTAACAGAGAAAGAACTTTGTGTAGACTCGTCTTTCCATACAAAGTTTCGTAAGTTATTGGGGATATCAATTTCCATAAGGAACTCTCAGTACTGTACCTGGGGCAATATTAAATGGGTCAAGTATTTCTGGGTTGATGTCCATAATCTCCCACCAGAATTTAGCACCAGATCCATATAGCTCTGAGATATTGGCCAGGCTATCTCCTGCTTTCCATGTATATGAGATATACCTAATAGACTTACTAGTGGGAAATTTTCTAAACACTGATATAACATACCGACCCGTAGATTTATCTACAGTCTGAGCTAGAGGACCATCATAATATCTAGATACACGCTCTATCATCCTGTGCCTCCTGTAGCTGGTGCGGTAGTAGTTCCAGAAACTGATTGGGCTATATTTGTATACGTACCTAGTCGTGTAGTACCTGACTTAGCGTCAGACCACAGAGCAGGATAACGAGTGAATGTAACAGAAACAATAGTAAACATAGGAACCATGTTGAGATCAAACATCAGATGGTTGACGCTAAGGTTGGCGACAGACCCAAAATATCTCATGTTATCATTGAGGTATAGCCAGCAAGGTGTTCCTGTTGTATACCCGAAGTCAGAAGTAATTCCGTTATAAGAACCAAATAGAAGTGGTTTCTTCAATGGGTCGCCATTGAGAACCCGATATAAAAATTCGATGTCATATTCAGTACCTCTGTTTATAATACCTTCTATAGCCTCACTAGTGATTGTTCCCCCGCTAGGTGTTTGATACGCCTGGGTCAAAGGCATAACAGACTTAGGGTCGTGTTTATAGTCTTTCAAATAGCTCATGTCAGCTATACGATTTAGGTATAGGTCAAACTGCACAGTCTGGTTTCCTGCTAACAGTGTGGCGGGGTCCTTGGCTCCAAGTGTCCAATCCACTGCATTATTAGAAGCAGTAGTGTATTGGAAAGTTTGTGGGTTGTACATAAATCTAAATCCCCATAAACTTGCTGACCCTTTAACTGGGGCAGGCAACTCCTTAATGCCATCTATGTTTCTATTTAAAGCGTTGGCTCCAAATTGATCTTGAATGATTCTTCCACGTTCTCGTTTATTAGCGCCTGAATCTTCTTGAATAAGGTTGCGGGCATAGGTTTGACTAACCTTCTGACCAGCAGCATTAAATGCACTTATACGCTCACCCATAGAAATTCCTCTAGAGGTTATGTGAGTAGGTGGATTATATCTAGGTGGGAATTTTGTTGGGGCAGAGGTATAGTCTGTAAGATCGGCTTGCATAGCGGTGGCTGTTGGAGAGCCTTTTCCCTTTTTTGTATCAATTAGTACCAGATTATTAGCTGCAGTCCATTTATCTTTTACACTTTTAGATGCAGAAGATGATGGAGCACCTGTAAGAGCTCTATGAAGTCCTTGACCATATTGGTCACATATCCAAGCAGTTGTATATCCATCACTAGAACTACTAGTTAAGAATGTCCAATACCCGTCAATTCCTGCTGCACTTTTAGACCAATACTCTTGTCCTTTTAGGATAGTAGAACCTGTTGGTAATGATGGAGTAAAAGACTTAGGGAAAGGAGGTGCATTTACAACAGTCGTAAACCCAATAACAGGAGCAGAAGCTCTACCTATATAAAGGATACCAGAAACGCTTTTAGCATTATTACTGTCTGTATCAAACTGAGTAATCACTACTGTAGGTGTGCAGGTGTTTGTTCCTTTTTCTTTTCCACCTGCATGGGTTATAGGAAAAACTATATGAGAATTGCTTTCATAGTTGTTGTTTGCATCAGAAACAAAAGTGAGAGGTTTCCAAATATTATATGCCGTACGCAAGCTCGAGATCTGATGTCCTATAAGTATATACGTATCATCAGTGTTTAGATTAACATCTACTTTTATTAAACTACCAGGCAGTTGAGTAGATCCGGATGGAACAGACTTACCATCGGAAGGAACTGTTGCAGACCAAGCAGAAAAACTAGATAGAGAAGATTTATATACGTCTATTGCATACCAAATAATATTACCAGTTGAGGTAATTAAAGGATTCTCTGTACGCAGTGTACCTGTATAGGCGGACGAGTGTGTGCCTTTTTCATCTGTCACAAACATTCGAACAGTAGCATAATAGTAGCTAGCCATTAGAGAAGCCCTCCTATCATCTTAAGTGTGTTGTCATTCTTTAATTTCTTACCCATCTCATTCACCAATACCTGGGCCTGTTGAACGCTTGCGTTCGCAATGTACACTTTCATGTGCAAGTTAATAGTGCCTCCACCCCTAGATGAAGAAGCCCCTACAGTTCCTACGTCTCCATGGTCAGCAGGTCCACCATATCCTGGTATGTGTGTTCCCCAAGGAGAGTGATTAACAGCATTAAGTACAGCCCCTGGATTATTTCCAGCACTTAGTGCACTAAGAATAGGTTTATATTTACCATTATTAAGCGTTTGAATTGTAGCGGCATATCCTTGATCCCAAGATTGATAGGACTTAACACCGGTACTGTTCATGTTGGTTGCACCAGCTGCACCTTGTGTAGTATTGAGTGGGTTATAGTGTGCAGAGTTCTTCCATTGCCCGCCTTCCCATGCTGCCCAAGTAGTAAGTGCTTGTATATTTTCGCTAGTCTGTGGTTTACCTAGTCGTTGCAAAAGAGTGGTTGCCCAAGTTCGTTGAGAACCAGTACCAAGAATAAGTCCAGAGGTATTTGATAATGACCCGCTGATAAACGAGAACGAAGAGTTAGGCCCAGTGTTTCTAGCTCTAGAGCTATTAGGAAATAGGCTACTAGAATCCATACCAGCTATTAAACCAGATACAGAAGAACTAGAGGATCCTCTTTCAGAGGCTGATAGATACGGGGCGGGGTTTACTTTCTTACCATTAACTAGCACCTCAAAGTGAAGGTGAGGTCCACTAGAGTTACCAGTAGAACCGGACTTAGCTATGATTTGTCCCTTATTTACTCTTTGCCCCTTAGATACTAAAATAGATTTTAGATGCCCATAGCGAGTCTTATACTTCCCATGATTAAGTTCAATATAGTTACCATAGCTGCTATCTTGTCCGGTAAAGGAAACTACACCAGATGCATGTGCTTTAACAGGGGTTCCTGATTTAACTCCCATATCCATGCCTTTATGGGAACCACCAAAGTTTTGATTAAGAGACCCATTAACAGGAGATATACCAGAACCACCTGTATCAGGACCACCAATACCTGTATCACCATGATCTTTAGGACCACCAACAACTGCGGCAACTTCTGCAGCAGTAACCGCCGCCCTACCTAACCAAGGAAGAACCCTACTCATAATACTTGGCCCTGCTTTAGCAGCTGCACCAGCGGCCCCACTAAATACTTTATAACCTATGTAGTCTTTAGCTAGTCCCATACCAGCACCTGCAATTCCTGATAGAACTCCACCAGCATTACCAGCACCAGGCATGGTTTGTAGAATACCTTTAAGATTCATAAGACCTTGATTAACAGGACCAAGAAGTCCAGCAGTAGTTGTAAGTGCGCCGTTGATATCAGATGCGGCGCTTAACCCAGTATTATATCCACCTACTAATCCCTGTTCAGTAGCCTGTAGTACTTGAGATTGGCTCGTTTGAAATTTAAAGTTCTGTCTTATAGGGCTGCTTTGATCTACTCCCATAGCATTTAACATAGTATTGGGATCGCCACTATTCATAGCTTGAGAGAAAGTGCTATTCGATCCAGAAGAAGCTCTTGCTACAACACCTGCCTGAAGTGTCTGAAGAAGTTGGGCATCTCCATTAGCCACCATAGAAAGGGTTTGATATCCCTTGCTTCCTGGGTTGTAAACAAGCGCGGCTTGTTCTTTGGTTATTTTTTGTCCTCTATAGAGGAATGAGTAGACTTGGTTAATAATACTACTGATAGGTTTTAAACTTCCGTCTGGGTTACGAGCCTGTACACCCATACGAAGGAAGCTCATGCCGTTTATCCCAGCAACGCTAGCGGCCGCAGCCTCATTGCTCATACCTGTCATCGCACTCATACCAGCGATAGAACCCATAACTGTATTCGCGCTTTTAGACCCAGCAGAGTACCCACCTTGATAAAACAGGTTCATAGATGCCATGGTAGGGCCCATAGCACTAGTAGCTCCCAGACCTACAAGTCTATTAGCCCCTGTAATTGCTTGACGAGAGGACATACCACTAAGACCTGCATAACTATCTGCGGCCAATCGTTGAGTGACTGCAGCCATAGTATTAGGTGTAGCGGACATGTAACCAATGGCGGCTAAACCTAGTCCTAGACCTACTGTTTTAACTGGTGTAGAGAAAGACCCTAATCCAAGTCTTCCTGAACCTGGGCGATCCTTCACAGGATTACCTAGGGCCTCAGAAGCTTTAGCAAAGTTAGCGGCTATACCCGCTGAGTCGGCAAGCATCTGTTTGAAGATGCCAGACATCCTTGTAAACTCTGCTATAGGGTCTTTTTGAAACGCTGCCATATCAAATGTAGGCATGGTTGGATTACTATCAGATGGTGGAACCATGTTCTGACTCACTTATATCACCGCCTATTACGTAGTTTCTCAACCCAAATAACTCGTTCTCTTAAACTAAGAGATCTTATCTCTTCTAATCCCCACCCAGGATATCCACGACTTAGCACGTCGTACATACTTAGAAGGAAATCATAACTTATTTTGCTACCAAAACAATTCCGCCAAGGTCAGCGGAAGCGGTACCTCCACGCCGCAAGCAATACAAGCTTTCTTAACATCTCCAAGTTGTGGTCCGGGTTCTCGATTTGTAATGGCGTTCAAAATATCTCTTCGGTCTTTTATAGATAAGGATCTTACAGTCTCAAGACCTAATACAGGAGCACCATTGATGCTTCTTATACAGCTTTTCAAAACTATCGTATCTATCTCTGCTGAAGTTTTATTAACAGAATTAACAATTTCTTTCTGGGTATTGCCAGTAGGAAGAGATACCACTACTTCTCCTATCTTACACTTCATAGAAAATGTGGAATCTCCCTTTAGTTTTCTAATAGGGACATCAGAAACTAGATCAACATCCCATGTCTGCTTTTCTCCACAGCTGGGGCATGGACCTGGAAAAGATACGTCAGAACCAAAGGTCATCATACGAACCTTAAGAAGTAACGTCTCTCTATCACCGGCCAACATCTGATCCAGCATGCCATCTTCGGGCTCAATAGACCCTAACTTTGTTACGGCCCTATCTAGAATAAGAAGTAAAGATTTACCTATATCATTAAGTTTAGATATGGCTTCTTCATCAGCACCTGTTAGTTCTCTAACTTCAGCTGTAGTTATTAATCCTTCTATAGGATCTAAGAACCCACCGGGTAAAACTACATGTGGATCTGGAGGCAGAGCTGCCTCTACATGTATATTTTCTTCTTCATTAGACATCGCCTTCTCAGCTAGCGCATTAGCTAGCTGAGGAGCGACCCCTGCATTAACGAGTGTATCTGCGGCCATATTGTTTTCCTTATAAGTAGTTGTTAGTTAGGGTTACCAAGTACCTGTATTACTTCCTGGAAGGGCTACCTGAGAAGTACTTAGTGTTGTTGCACCGCCAGCAGTAAATTGCGGCGCAGAACCTGCTACTGTATATCCTGTACCATAGCTTACATCAAATCCCTCATGTACTAGACTAAGTTCCTCTACCATTAGTGTATTGGCGCCCGCATCTAGGTTACTATATGCCAGTGATGTGATCCACGCGTTATACACACGGAACCTCATAGAGGTATGCTGATCTTGTGGGTTAGTGACGATATTTGCTACATCTGATCCTGTTGTACCCGCTGGGTTAGGGTGGGTCAGAACTTGAATATCCACAGTTACTCTAAAATCTGCCCCAACTCCTGCTGTAGCAGTAGGAGTCATAACTGAGAACAGTCTTTTCATCCATTGTGGATTAAAGTTCTGTCCAAGCATAACACCTTTTGATAGAGTGATGGGCGAGAAGGAGGATTGCCCAGGTATCTGGTGTACGTTAGTATTGTATCCACCTTCGCGGTATGCAATAGATTCTGTAGACACAGATAGACCAGATAAGGAAACGAACCCCATAGTGGGAGTCTTCCAATTACCATCTGCTGCGGTGAAGGTTACTAAGAACTTGAAATTACGGACTGGGTCCGACATCAAAGTACTTAGTGGATTTGTATATGCTCCTGCCATTTTAGTTTATCTCCTTACGCCGTAGCGTTTCCTGTGAGTTGTCCTATTTGAATTATGACGAACTCTGCTGGGTATTGTAGGGCAACGCCTACCTGGATGTTTACTCTTCCAGCCTGGATATCAGAGAAAGAGGTTGTGGAAGAATCACACTTTACGAAGAAAGCTTGATCTGGATTTCCTCCACGTAGGTTACCACCTTGCCAATAAGAACGAAGGAAGTTGCCTACTATGACATTAATCTTGTTCCAGAGAATAGAGTCGTTATTCTCAAATAGGGCGAAGGATGTCAGAGCATTGAGCGCATTCTCAATATAGATCAAAGAACGACGAATATTGATGTACCTATTATTAGGTGTGTTGTCCATAGTACGGCCGCCCATAATAACGATACCAGCACCAGGAACTTGACGGATAGGATTTATAGGGTCTACAGATGTATTCATAGAATCTAACTCAGCGTTAGTAAACAAGCGCTCTGTAGATACTGCAAGAGCTAGATTATTTTGTAAGCCTGCTGGAGTTTTAGCTGGACCGCGAGTAGCGTCAGTGTTTAAATACTGCCCTACTACACCTGCTCCAGGAGCTTGTAGACGAGTTGCGCCCGCAGTCTTAGTTCCATCTGGAATGCTATACCAAGGCCAATAAGCAGCGGCCACACCTCCTGCAGTACTTCCTGCAAATAGTGCTGAGATTGCTGTAATCTGAGTTTGAGCAGCTGAGAGACTTCCAAGTCCTGCAGGAGTATCAACTACTGCAAAGCAATCAGCTCGGCCAGCAGCATAAACTACAGCGTCTGCATGCATTTGTCCAGAAAGAGTAGCTGCTTGATAAGGTGCATCTGCAGCATATAGAACTAGGGGTTGGATATACGGATCAAAGCTAGACCAGACAGAGTAGTCTGAACGAGCAAGAGTTCCAGTTCCATCACTGGCTCCTGTAAATGGTGAGGCAGATACAGCAGATGTAGAAGGCACAATCGACGCAACTAATGTGGCGGTTGCGACAGATGAATAAGAGTTAACTACAGATACAACATAGTTCTTGTCTGTAGAGGTAACGCTTAGATCTGTATAACTCTCTAACAGAACAGTTGTAGATGCTCCATTTTGAGTAGTTGTGCTATAGATATTCAACCCAAATCTTGTAGGTGTTCCAGCAGGAACTACCTGAGCAGATAGAGAAGAAGACCAAGAGCCTGCATTAGAGGCCGTAAGAGTAAACACGTTATTGGATGCTATGGTTACGTTTGCTGTTCCTGTTGCTCCGGATACAGCTCTATCTGTTACTGCACTAGTAATAGTGAACTGTGTACTAGACACCGTCCCAATAGTACCGGTGATATTAAACAAAGATGAATATGTACCTGTAGCTGTAGAAGTAGCTCCTGTAACAGTAGATGTAACTGTGAAGTTAGTATTAGCTGTAACAGACGCAATAGTCCATGTTCCATTATATGCAGTTGTGGTTGCACCAGCTACAACAATAGATTGTCCTACAGAGAGTCCGGTAGTAGAGGCGGTGGAATATGTCACGACTGTTCCAGAACCAGATATAGCAGTAATTGCTACAGTACCTGTAAGTCCTGATACTGATACAGTTTGTCCTACGCTAAATCCATTGTTAGCTGTATAAGTAATAGTTCCTGCAGAAGCAGATGCGGCAGTTACTGTACCTGTCAATGTAGATCCGGTACCATCATTGAAGATAACAGAGCCGGCAGCGGCATTGGCCAGTACTACACGACGTACGTAAAGTTGACGGCCACCATTAGCAAAAAAGTTATAGGCAGCCCAAGTTGTTGGGTAAGAGTCAGATAGGTTTCCAAAAGTCTTTACAAAATCTGTCCAGTTAGTAACTAGTGTAGGAGCTGTAGGTCCCTTAGGTAGGGCCCCTACGAATGCTCCAGCGGCACTTGTTATATCAGATTGGCCAACATTTTGTGGCAAAGGTACTTCTTGGATATAGACTCCAGGACGGCTGAATGTTGCCATTCGGGGTTACTCCTTAGGGTTAGGTTAGTTTCTTAGGGTGCCAGATTATGAAGGTATTGTATTCTGAGTATATACGGTGTTTTGATATGTTAGGCTGATTGATGGTAGTTGGGTTACTTCGTAGAGTTGGGCAATCTGATCTGGGAACAGTTCAGCGCTTATACGAATGTTATAGACATTACTGAAGAGACGTTTATCTGCCTCAGTAGTATCCCTTTTTGAGAACCCTAAGACATCCAAACGGCGGTTAGTACCGTCTTCTGGTATGAAGAGTTGCCCAAATCTAAATGGTAGTCTGTTGGGTGCAAACAGACTAGCTATGATCTGTCGATCGTGTCTTGGTTGACGAGACCAGGTAGCTACTTGATATAGAAGATCTACAGGTATAGGAAAGCTAGTTAAACTACCTACATCTAAGCTTACTCCCTCAATAGGGTATGTGGTAGGTACTACTCCACGATGTGCTCTAGTAGTATCTTCATTAATACCTATGAGATCAATAGTAATATACGGGTAAGCTTGTGCGCGTATCTGCAAGTCAGGTTGTCCATAAAATACTCCAACAGGCCTATTTGATTTGGAGTTGTCTGCAACAGTAATTCCCGTAAGTAAGGTTTTAAGTGCGGCCTCTTCATTGATGATAAATGGCATTATTTACCCATCATGTATGTTCGGATAGCTGGAGAAAGAGGAGTACTGGGTGTTCCATACTCTAGCTCTTTAATAGCAGAGTCAGCAAAATCATAATGTTCTTCATAGAAATGGCCATCACTGTACTCCACACGCACCTGCTCAGCTACCTGAGAAGGCCAGTTATGTGTATTAGAGGCGTGGTATTGAAGATCTGCTGTAGCGACTTTAGCATACGCCTGCGCTAGTTGATTAACCTTCGAAGTTAAAGATGAGCTGATACTAAACATTTTTGCGAAGCTGCTTAGAAAGAAGTGCGCCTGTTATAAAACCAACACCGAACTTTTTAAGTCCTGAATTGTTTTTATCCAGCCCGACTGCTCCCTTAACAAACTCCACTTTATCAGCGTCAGTTTCACGCTGGTTCAGCTTTTTAGCTAGGTTAATCACAATTCCTCCGTAGGAAGGCGCAAGGTACAGCATCAGGGTTCCAGATTTCTCTGGCGTCAAGGTCTATAATAAAGTAAAGCCCCCATCTCTGAGGGCTAAACTCTGGCTCTGTTTATCAGAGGGTCCACCAAAGCAGTTATGGTCAACGCTTAGACCTTATTCACCACCGCTCTTACGGTTGTGAAAAGCAGTGGGCCTATTAGACATGCCCATACGAACAGCCCCAGCTAAGCTGTTTCCGTAGTATGTTTTACCTCCAGGATTACCTGAATTAGTAGGTTCAGACTTAGATCTTTCTATAGCTGATCTGGCAGCTTGTCGCTTAGCATTTAGCTTGGCTTTAGCTCCAGGTCTTGCCTTACTCTTTGGCATTATGCCCCCATCATTATTTTCCAGTTTGTACCGTCTGAGTGTAGCATGGCCCAAGAACCAGCAACACCTGCTAGTATAGCTGTACCTGGAGTAGCTGAGGTTCTAGGTAGGATATTAGAGGTGGCGCTTACGACTGTGCCGATGTTAATATTATTTAACAGATAGGTCTTTCCTGGATAGGCCGAAGCACCGGGAAGGGTAATGGTTATGGTAGATGCACTATTAAATATGAGAGAGTAGTCAGACACGCTTACACTGTAGGTAGCTGCCGTCTTTGTAACTGGAGCAGAGACTGTAGTGTTTTCATTAATAGATTGAAAATTTATCGGCATTAGGCAACCACCAAGATATTCACAACTGAGCTGCCTACAGACGAGATGGCATATAGCTGTGAGGCAATTTGGCCGCCTACATTGTCGATACTTACAGAGCTTCCAGCTGGGAGTTTAGTTCCATAAGAGCCTGCTGTTACAGCTGATGTGCCTAAGTAAACAATGGCAGAGGCATCGTTGTTTTGAATAAGAAGGTGACTACCATTAAAGGTATAGTTCTTTTCATCAGTTACTGGATCAGTAATGACCGGGTCGGTTATAAGTTGAACAGCTGTAGCGTTATTAAGAGATACTGCAAGTTGTTGTAGGGCCATGATTTTCCTTAGAGGGTAGTAGGGTCAAACGGAGAGTAACCTGCAAAGTGCTTGAATTGAGAATCGTTAACAAGTTCCTCTGCATTAACCTGATTGCATTGCACCCTTAAAAGGGTATAGTTATTTTCGATAATCCCCTCGGGTAATACTCGAACAGGACTAAAGACTTCATTACGAAATACAATTCTATCACGTATATACGAATCTGGGTTGATCTCTAGGTTGGCCAACTCTGGGGAGTTTTGGGCATTAGCCCCAGGAAAATTTAAATGGTCCTCTAAAACGTCCACATTTATGATGAGAGTAAGCTGGTCGGTGTTATAAAATCCACGATCACTTTGTACAGTTACGCCTTGTTCTAGATGAGCATTAACCACAGGTATAACTAGGGGTGGGTTCTTCCACATACGGCCAATACCATTAGAAGATCCAACATCATAAATAGGGTCTATAACTGTGCTGGTTTCATCATACTCCCACCATTGAATAGTAGTGCCTACTGTATATACCAGCTCTGTAGTTGTTCCGGATATAAAAGAAGAACGTTCAAATGGGATACTAAAACGACCTTGCTTATTCTCCCCGCGCATTATTCTGCCGAAAACTTCTGTGTATTGGGGTCGTACTTATGCCCTACCATTACAGACATAGAAGAAGCATTAAGGTCAGTAACATCAACAATCTCAGGATCACTAAGAAGTATCGCCGCTAATCTGTCTTCTACTCGTATAATATCTACTACTTCTCCATCAAGTATAAGCGCTATAGAATTCATTACTCTGCTCTTTCTTTAAATAGAGGGGGTTCTTTTTCCCACTTATGTAGTGGACATTCAGCATTGGGAAGCTTTACTTTTTGGGACATAAAACATCCGCATTTCTTACAGTTACCTGTAGGAAGAAGTTCTGGACAAGCTTTGCATATAGCGAAGCGCTTTTCAGCTGACTCTACATCAACCCGCCCTATGTTCTTATTAAACAAGTCCCATGGACGTGCTGGACGCTCGCTCATATTATGCCCCTATCGAGAAGTTATCTGCAGTACTTCCCTGATTGTAGTTTCCGTAAGCTTTAACTATACCATAATTGGTACCTATAGTTCCACCGTTTGTAGCAGTAACTGTCGACCCTATTTGTGTAGTTAAGGTGGTGTCTGTATATGCCGATACACTGACTCCAGTACCAGAGGTAGTGGCTACCAAAGCTCCTGGAAGTTGACCAAGATTAAGGCCAGTAGTTTGCACAGTATATGCAGCACCGGTAGAGGTAGAGCTTACTATTCTAATGTAATAATTCGTGACAGTTCCTCCAGCATAAAACGTGTATTGGGAACAACCGCATGCGCAGTTAGTACAGGTATTACAAGTATATATAGGAGTAGAACCACAAGCCGCGCAGTCTGTATTTGTACAGGTAATTCCTGTTATAGTCGCTCCTTGAACTGCCCCAGTACATCCAGTTCCGTTCTGGTAACATCCAGAGCCACTTGTACCAGAAGAACAGTATGTCCAACCGCTAGGACAACTAGTTGTAAACCCGCAAGATCCACCAGTATGTGTACAAGAATTACAAGTAGAACCTGTTTGGCTGCTTCCACAGTTAGTACAGTCTGCTCCACAACTAGCGCATGTTATGCACGGCGCAGCATAATAACCAGAGCTAGTAGTTTGATCGCTGTATATAAAGGCACCCCACCATGAACCTCCAGAGGTAACCCAAAATGCTGGACCAGTGCCTGATGTTGGAGTGGCTATCACAGTATTATCTGCCAAACCATATGTTATATACGAAAGAGCTCCAGCTGTACCTGATGATACAGAATCATTAGATTGAGCCTGAGAACCATTAGAAAACCAAGTTCCAAATAAAGATGTCCAAGAATTACCCGTGTCTGATGTCCCTAGTGTTCCAGAGGTAGTTCTTGTAAAGGTATCTACTACGGCCCCTACAAACCATTGACGCCAAGTACCGGCTACTTTAATCCAGCCACTAGATACCGCATGCCATGTGGATGCGCCGGATACTGTGGCCTTAACTTTTAAGGCTTTAGCATTATGCCAAGTACCAGATACTTTAATTTGGCCTGGCATTATACGTATACCAGCCAGATATCCCCATCTGCACCGTTACCAGATGAAGGCGCTGAGGTAGACGTCCATACATTTCTTACTACACCTGAGGAAGTAGAAGCTGCAGATACGGAGCCATTTGAAGAGGCGACATATGCGGTATTTGGTGTTGCCCATGCAGGAGCACCAGATACTACAGTAAGTACTTGTCCATTACTTCCTACAGGAAGTCTGGTAGCGCCAGATGTGTACGTAAGCAAGTCTCCGGCAGTAGTAAGGGTGGTGCCAGATAAATAAGACGGGATAGTAGACCATGCAGGAATGCCGCCAACAACAGTAAGGTATTGACCAGAAGACCCTATTCCCAGTCTGCCTACTGTAGAGGAACCTGTCCCATAGATTAGGTCTCCATTAGTTGTTACAGTAGAAAGAGGCAGCTTAGAGGCAGCTGAACTAGATGAACTAGTGATGGCAGAATAGATGGCTGTGTATTCTGAACTACCTACATAGAGTACATTTGCTCCACTTACTTGGGGTATGCCCTGATAATTTACAGTAAATGAGCTTGCAGTAATAAGATTATTAGTTCCAGAAGTAGTAACTAGAGTAAGTCCAGGAGCAGCTGTAGATGTAGAAACAGATATGGTGCTTCCACCAGACTTTGAAACATATGGAGATGAAGCAGCTGGAAGACCGTTAACTAGGCCGGCCTCTATATTAAGAAGGCGATCACCTAGGGTGGTCCAGTTAGTAGTAGTGGTGCTCCAGGTACCACCGTAAGTAGAAATGAGTGGGCTAGTAGAGGCGGCCGTACCTAAAGCAGTTTCAATAGCCACTATCTCTTGCTGAAGAGAATTGACATCTGAAGCATTTACAGTGCTTACTAGATCTACTTCTGATGTATATGCGCGTACTTGAGTGGGATATCCTATTGGCACAGTGTCTCCTTAAGACTTAGACCCTACATACAATACTAAATAAAGGTGTTTTTGTCCGTTCTATCGGACCCAGAGCATGCCTACGTCAGCGGTTGGGCGCAATCCTGCTTCTTTCCAACCCCCATTAATCCAATCCTCTGATGAAATAGCTACCCATTCAGCTAGTTTTGTAGACATGTCTTCTTCTAGTGGGTACCATTGAGAAGGCTCATCTAAATGATTAACTATAAACTGTGGGGCAAACTCCCTGTAACCTAGGGTATAAAGAAACTCTAGTTGTTTTTCATGCTCTTTTAATGTATTAATAGTCCATTCCAGAGCTATTACACCGTACTTCATAGACATGCCTTTTAGCACAGACCACTCAGCTCCTTCTACATCAATCTTAATTAGGTCAGGTTCCCCAAAGGTATTAACTAATGTATCTATTGTAGTGGTGTTTACCGTAATAGTCTTGTAAGGTTTGCCGTTATACGGCATATCTTCTGAAGTTAACCAGTCTTTATTTAGGGTAGAGAGGCCATCTTCCTCTGCCTCATAAAACTCAACCCTCTCACCGTATTTATCAGATACAGCAGATAAAACCGCCACCACTCCAGATACATATAGGAACCTACCTACCAGCTCTCTAAATACTGTAGGAGCAGCTTCTACAGCTATGATTTTATCAAACCCCTTATTTATGCCAGCAAGAGTTGCATCTCCTCTGTTAGCTCCTATATCAAACAGTAACATTATTAACCCTATTCATATTGCCTTCAGAGGCTACTCTATATGCTTCAGTAGTCAAATTACTAGCAAGTATCTCAGAGAACAATTCTTTAGATTCCTTGCCTCTTCCTATCCACCAAGCGCTAACTGCTTTTTCAAACACCAAGCTAATTGAATAATGGTACTCAAGAAGCACGTCTTGATTATCAGAACCAAGTTTTTTAGCAGCTGTCAGCCCTAGAGATGCCCAGGTATAGCACTCTTGCCAACTACCTTGTTTCTCATAGAATCTAGCCATAAGAAAGTAGGCTTCTGGTCTTTCTGGGTACAGCGCTACCGCTTGTAGTATGCAATTACTGACTGTGTTGACCCGGTCGTGTTGAGTCTCAAAACAAATAGACATCCTCAACAAAGATCTATAAGCCAAGTACTTATGACTAATGAACCCATATTCAGCAGTACGAAGATAAAAAGATACAGCTGATGCAGTCTGATTCAACCTGTCGTATTCTTTAGCACACAGAAAGTTGTATTCTGGGTTGAACGGATCTGTAGAAAGTTTAACTACGGCGTCATCAAGTTTCATAGTTGAGCGCCTCTAAGATAAGATCTTCTACTACAGGCTTAGGGACCCGCAGTACAAAAGCAGCATTGTCCTGAAACCCAAAGCTAAGAAGTAAATCTGACCCCTGTATAGCCACCCCTATACAGAATTCTATACGGGCGTCTAGAAATGAGAATGGTTTAGATAAGCCTACAAAATTAAACTGACTGTCCCATAGAACAAGTCTGTGTCTATAGATCCCATCTTTCTGCACTAAATAGTTTTTAAACAAATTTACTTCGTGGGTAACAGCTATATACATATTACCCCACTTGATTGCTTGAGTACCTCCGCGTTGATCTGATGGAGATGACGGGGTTTGTTTTATTTCTACTTGTTTGGTTTCGGGTTTATCTGGATTAGCCCAAACTATCTCAGTAGGCATAGTCCATTTAATAAAATGATATGGCATATCTAGAATAGGATACCAGTTCTTTTCACAATATGAGTCGTCTGGATCTGGAGCAGGTATGCGTACCCTACTCACTTCTTTAGCAGTCCAGTTTTCTTTATCTAAAGATAGATGTGTATACTCCATACGACCTATTCCAGATGTGGTCGTATCTCTACGAACCCCAACTAAAGAATATGTTCCGTTCCACTGCATTAAGCGAGCGTCTTCTAGACCATGAAAATCCCATACAGGTGTATGAAGGTCTAGCATCTCTACCTTAGTAAAGTTAGTCATTTCTAGGTCTGAATTAAGACGGCATAAATAGTTCTCTGTAACTAGACGCCTATCTTTCTCTGGATGTAGGTATGACAAAGGCCCCCATCTAGAGGGAAACTGTTGCTCATTCTCAGAGTGGTATAGTGTGTAATTTACATGTCTAAGGTTAACAAGAATATCCCCATCATTATCTATGAATATAGAGGGGTTCATTAAACCAGTTCCCGATGTCAACCCATGCTCAATAATTATGGGGGCTAATTTACCACCATATTGGACCGATTTTAATACCAGATTCATACGCCCTATCCATCACTAACTATTGGGTGGTTGAAACCCATCTGCTTCTGACCATGTATATCCTATACCAACACCACTAGAACAACCTATTACGTAATCGTAATCATGTTCAAATGAAGTGATAAAATCTAAATCAGCTAGAATCACATTAACTACAAAACCATCTTTAATTAATGCATACATCTTATGCCCACCATTCTACTACTACTACGCCTTGTCCACCATTAGTACCGCCGAACGTATTAGAAGATACGTTAGTGGCACCAGATCCGTATGTCGGAGGAACAGCGTTAACACCTAAAAGGTAGTATACATTTGCACCAGTTGCGCCTAACCAACCATTTCCACCTATACACCATCCTTCAGGTGATCCGGTGCCTCCTAAACTAACACTATATACAAGGTTACCTGCTGTAGTATATAGGTTTATATTAAGGCCTATGGATGAAGACGACCCAGCTGAACCATTGGCCGTGTAATAGTTGGGATTACTGTTAGTATTAGCTGGCAATACCACACCGCTATACCCACCAATTAAATAATCACTGAAATGCCAAGCGGCTGTCCTATAATTAGATGCGGAGGAAGATACGTTATTTGATGCAATAACTAAATATCTACCGGAAGGCATTTGATACACGTCTTGAGTGAGGGCGTAGTTAGGGACAACAGTCGAAGTATAAAGAGACCCTTTAGTCCAAGATCTTACATATACCCAGTTTATTCCATCTGTTGAGGAGTAGATATCTGCTCTAAAAGTACTTGTGCCCGAAACACCCGCAAAGATGAACCAACGGTTACCAATAAAAGTTGGGATTCCATATTGACCAGAAGTAGGGGCACCAGTAGGACCAGATAATGTGATTGTTCTTTGGGTCCATGTAGCTAAATCAGGAGAGGTATAGTAGGTTGTTATGCTACTTGTCCACCCCCATAACATGTAGAGATTATTACCATAAGTAACTGAGGTAGCTGTAAATGCTGCCGTAAGAGTTCCTGCTGACGTCCAAGTAAAACCATTAGTAGACTTATATACCGCAGTTGTAGAACCGTTAGTGTATATAAAGTTACCGTTTACGTAGTTCAACTGGTATCCAGCTGTAGGAGCTACTGGTAAAGAGGATGCTGTCCAAGAAGTTCCATTAGTACTGTATGCAATAGTGGCTGTAGATGCAGAGTACGCAACTGTAATTCCTGAACCACCTACTGCACCCCACCATGCCTGAGATGTTGGAAGGGTTGACGCGGTCCATGTTACTCCATCAGAAGAGTAGTACGCAGATGTACCTGTTGCATTAATAGCGATAACAAAATACGTTCCATTAAAGCTAATGTGCTGAGCAGTTCCTGTAAATGCGGAGCTGTGTAATACCCAAGTAACGCCATAGTCAGAAGAGGTGTATGTTTGCCCAGCAACTGCTCGGTTAATAGCGACTAAAATATTATTACCATACGCCATTACCTGTTGATTAGAAGTAGTGGCTCCGGCAGGGGATATTAAGTGGTTTGTAGATGTGGCCGTGGATGGGCCCCAACTGTAGGTTTCAATCCATTTTGCTGAAGCAATACCGTTTGTAGAAATTTGAAAGTTTTCCGATTGACCGCTATCACACAGCACCATGTTGGAAGTTGAGTTTTCATACCATCTACCGTTATAGCTTTGCCCACCATAAGAATATATGAGAGTACCAAATGAAGAGGTTCCACCATCTGTTACGTATCCTTGAGAAGTGCTTGATACTCCACCAGCACCTATAGTTACAGTTGCACTAGATATGCCTGAAACGTCTACTTGAGCATCTATATACCCACCAGCTCCACCACCAGCACCTATGGCTGCTACGTTTAGAGCTCCAGCTCCTCCTCCAACTACACGAACGCGTGCAGTCTTAACTCCTACAGGTTTTGTCCATGTACCTGAGCTAAGAAATATTTGACGATAGAGTTGAAGACCAGTAGCCGAAGCACTGGGTACTAGTGTAGCTGCCATTAGAGAGTTACTCCTGTAATGCTTAGGTTAACAGTTGTTGCTGATGCACCGCCTGTAATAGTTAGCGCAGATCCAGAAGATACCGTTACTTGCTTAGTATCTATTAAAAGAGTAGAGTTACCTGGAATAGCTACAGCAGAAAACAGTACAGTACCTGCGATGCTTAGTGTAAAGGTGGCTTGGGTAGCAGAAGTGTTTGCAACAACTATGTTAGTAACAATGAACGTACCTGTTGTAGGCCCAGTGTAAAGAACTGTGGATAAGGTAGTCGTAGCTGCACCACGATAAAAGGTTTGTGCTGTAACCGCCATTAGATGTACGCTCCCATAATTGTTAGAATATTGTTATCATCGCCCCAACGTAGTCCGTCAGCTTGAGTTGTATCGGGAACTAATTGCTGGTACTGAACACCAATCGCTTGGTTAGTTACCGCACCCGCACCAGTTCCTACTACTATATCACCTTTGTTTGTAACAGCAGAGATAAACGAAGTACCTTGTAAACCAAGAGTACCTTGTAGACCCTGAGTTCCTGCACCAGTTAGTCCCTGTAATCCTTGTAGTCCCTGAACACCTAGAGCGCCCTGTAAACCTTGTAAACCTTGCAAACCTTGCAAGCCCTGAGTTCCTTGAGCTCCTTGAGTTCCTTGTAGTCCTTGCAGACCTTGCAGTCCTAGAAGCCCCTGAAGACCTAGAAGTCCCTGAAGACCTTGAGTTCCTTGTGCGCCCGTTACACCTTGTAGGCCAGTTGTACCCTGAGTGCCAGTAAAACCTTGAAGACCTGTAAATCCTTGTAATCCCTGAATACCTGTGAGTCCTTGTAAACCGGTAGCACCAGTGTTACCTATAAATCCTTGTATACCTAGAAGTCCTTGTAGACCTGTATTTCCTTGGATACCAAGAAGACCTTGTATACCTTGAAGACCTTGGATACCAGTAGTGCCTTGAGGTCCTTGAACACCTTGGGGCCCAACTACTCCCTGGATACCTACGGCACCATCTAAACTAACTGACCAAGAGTTATATGTTCCAGACCCAACTACTCGATCATTAGAGAACGTGAGTGCTCCAGAACCAATTACATAAGATATAACAGTTCCATATACAACATTGGATGCGCTATTGGCTACAACTATGTTTTGTCCCACAGAGTACTGCAGACCAGTCTGTACCACAATAGCGGTAGTACCGCCAGAGGTTAAAGTAAATGATGTGGTAGAAGAGGTGCTGTAATGGTCACCAGCGGTTCCCTGTAGCCCCTGTGGGCCTAGTAAACCTTGGGTACCTTGAAGACCTTGGGTTCCAGTAGTTCCTTGCGTTCCAAGCAATCCTTGTAGACCAGTTACGCCTTGTAAACCAGTAAGGCCTTGTATACCTGTAAAGCCTTGAATTCCAGATGTTCCCTGTAAACCTATAACTCCTTGCAATCCTATAGAACCCTGGATACCCAGAAGTCCTTGGACTCCCTGAGCTCCTAGGATTCCTTGTAGACCCAGTAATCCCTGTAGGCCATTAGCGCCTTGGGTTCCTGTTACTCCTTGGATTCCGGTAAGACCTTGAGGGCCTATAGGGCCTTGAATACCCTGTAGGCCGGTCGTACCTTGCATAGTTCCAGCTTGACCTTGAAGTCCTATAAGACCTTGAAGTCCAGAAGGTCCTTGTAGTCCAGAAGCTCCCTGCACACCAGTTAACCCCTGAGGGCCATAGGTGGTGGAGGAGGCAATCCAAGCCGTACCTGTCCAAGTCCAACTACGAGAGCCATAGGTATAGACTTGATTGAGTGTAGGAGAGGCCGGAAAACTAATTGGCATATTAAATTACCATCTGTCTAAAAGCAATAGTAGATGTGTTCACTAGGTAGTAAACCCACTTAACCACCGTAGCTCCGTCAGTAAATGTAATTGTCCAGGCTCTATCTCCAGCAATAGCAGCACCTTGTGGATACATAAGCAGAGACCACGGTTGAAGCGCATTTAGTGCGGCATCAAACTTAAACCATCTACCAGTAGCATCTTTCTGTATAAACATGATTCCATCAGAGCCCTGAGAAACTACCGTACCTGTCATAAATGTTTCACCAGCGTTTTGATATGCAACGCCAGAGACCCATGTGTTGGCCGCGATATCATAGTAATCTAATGTACCAGCGGCGCCACCACGGAATGAGTATATTCTTTTACCGTTGACAATAGTGTTTTCTGTAGTAAAGGTCGAGTTAGTAGATCTCCATACCCATGCCATTGATACACCAGTAGAAGTAGNACCGGCACGAGCAGCGCCAGGGGTTATAGTTGCCCAAGTATTACCCGAAATGCTGTACTGCCATAAAGTAACTGCAGCGTTACCTATCATGTATATAAAGTTATCATTGCCCTCTATTACATAGGTTGAAGTAGCGTCTGGTGTAGCTGTCCAAACAGCAGATATAGTAAGTGCGGTTGCAGTATTAGAGGAGATGGTACGAACTTGCCCCGCACCTGTTCCGCCTGTAATACGAACCTGAAAGTTAGCCCATTGGTTAACAGTCCAAGCTTTACCAGTATTATTAAGAGTCGTGGTAGAGTTTGTACCTGTAGACGTACCTGAAGCCATAGGATATTGAGAGCCATTACTAGTAGCCATCATTTGAACTTCTGTAGTACCGGCAGCTGGAGCTCCTGTTACAACAAGTGCTGATGACCATGTACTGGTTGCGATATCCCAATACTTCATGGAAGAACCACCGGCACCACCTAGGAATAGGTAAAAGCGACCAGTAAGAAGTAGATAAGTAGAGGTTGCGTCTGGGTTGGTTGTCCAGTTAGCGGTTGTAGTAAATACAGTATTAGTACCGATGGTATTAGAGGCAATTACGCGCTCTTGTCCTGCGCCAGTTCCACCTGTAATACGGATTGTGTAGCCAACTAATTGTTGTGCCGTAGTGACCGTAGTAGTAATGGTGCTAGCGCTGCCTGCTGAGGCAGTACCTGTTGGGCCACTGGGGTGATATGCACCTGTTGAACCTAAACCAAAAGTACCAGTAAGGGCGGGAGAAGGTAGTTGTACAAGAGCATCTTCAGCAGGGTCGTAAAGATACACAACGGTGGCCGCTTGCCAATACATGGTTAACTGATCTGGTAGGTCACTTACTATGATAGAGGAACCGGCAGCCGAAGCTACAGGGAAAGCATTAATCATTTCCCATTGCTTACGATCTAAAACTCTTTTTAGGTTTACTGTAGTTGTCATTTAGGCTCCTCAGGTAGAAACAATAAAGTTGCGTAGGTTTTGGGCAGTAACATTCATTTGAGAATACTGATCATAATCAGTAGCGTGCCGGTTAGTATTATTGACGGTGCCGCTTGATACAGTAACAGCGGGTGTATTGGCCACTGTAACTCTTTGAGATCCGTTAGTTGGATCAAAGAAACCCTGCCTACTTAAAAGAGATTCAAGAACATTAAGAGTTTTCCAAGAATTTGATGCTATATCTTGTTGGGTACTCTCAAGATTAAGGAGGCCGAATGCATTAGTTAGTGCCATTATGATCCATCCTCAAGCCATAAAGTCCAGATACCAGAACCTAGAGCGGTTTCCTGCCACCATGCATACGGAGTAAATGCTGCTATAGAAGGAGCATCTACCTGTACAAAAGTAGCCACACCTAATTGTGCACTACCTTGCAAGCCTTGTAATCCTAAAGTACCTTGTAGACCCTGAGTTCCTAGTAATCCTTGATTACCTGTGGTACCTTGAGTACCCGTAAAACCTTGAGTACCTGTAGTTCCTTGGATTCCCTGAATACCTTGGATACCTAGCGGCCCTTGAAAACCTTGAACTCCTTGTACAGAACCAGCAGGACCTTGAATACCTGTACCTGCAGGACCCTGTATACCAGCCAGTCCTTGAGCCCCAACATAGCCAGAAGCATCGGTTTCTACCCACCAGTTGTGTGAACCATCGTTAATCCACGTGTACTCAACGCCTGTATTAGAATCTACCCAACGATCCCCTAGCAAAGGTGATGCAGGAGCTGTTGCTGAAAATGTTAAGGCAGCATTGGGACCTTGAATACCTTGTATTCCACTACCTGTAGGTCCTTGAATACCTGTTAATCCTTGAGGCCCCATATAACCAGAGGCATCTGTCTCTACCCACCAACTGTGGGAACCGTCATTAATCCATGTGTATTCAACACCTGAGTTTGAATCTACCCAACGATCTCCTATTAGAGGAGAAGAAGGAGGTGTGGTTGAAACAGTTATGGCCGCATTAGGTCCTTGCAGTCCTTGCATACCGTATGGGCCTTGTATACCACTTGTACCCTGAACACCTTGAATACCAGTAGGACCGGAGGAAACCGTTATAGCCGTAGACTGTGGTTCATTTATAATTACTAATGCGGGAGTATCATCACCATCTGGGTCTTGTGGAGGAACAGAGGTGGATGCTTGCGAGGGCGCAGGCGATATTACATTTGGCTGCCAAATAGTTGGACTCATGAAGTCACCTGTGGAGAAGTGAATACCTTACCAGTCACATAAGTTCTTATTTTACCACTGGCGTCTGTCAACTGTAGATCCCAATAAGCCACTCTTGGCAGTGCATCTACTGTAGTTCCTGGTAGTGAAATGGTTAATAGACTTGGATATGTCATTCCTGCCGCAGTTACTTTAGTACAAGTAAATGTAGCGAGAAGTACTGGTCCTACCTGTGCAAACTGAGCGTCTTGGTATAGACGTATTTGAGCAGCAGGGGTGTAATTGGTGAGATCAAAGTCAAAGCCATACTGTAACTGAAAGTCATCTCCAGAGTACATAGTAAGATCCATAGGTTCTACAGAGGAAGGTAGGCGATCATCTCCATATGTAGGAAGGGGAAGATATACGCGTTGAGGAATAGACCAGTCATCAATTTCTTGAGGGCGATAGACAGGTACATAACGATTAGTAAGTCTACTAATACGACGAAGCGTAAAGACTTCTGTACGATACAGGCCTATATTGAGCATCTTACAAAGCTCTTCATACTGAGCTTTTCTTTGCATAACTATCTCTGTAAGCTGACGATAACGCTCAGAGCGAGGAATACTGACCCCATCTGGAGAGATTATGTCAATATCAAAAGAGGCATCATTAGCCAAGGTATATAGAGCTAAAGAAGATGCCAGAATAATTATCGGGTATTCATCTATCTGGGGTAGAAAAGCCAACTGTGAGATTGTAGATCCCGAAGTATTAGTAGCATGCTGGGTGTGCTGCAAAAAGGATGTGTTGATGTAATAGGCTATTTCAGTATCAGTAAAGTATCTATATGCCTGACCATTAACCGTAATTATGGCGTTATCTAGTGGGGCAGATGCCAGAGTTAGCACGCCAGTTCCCTCTTCGATAATAGCTAAAGAAGACACATCAGTAGTAAATGCAGCTGCTACGGCCACTGCCGAAGCCCCTGTAACTGTGGTACCACTTGTATCGCTGACCACTGTAAAAGTATTGGGGGCAACTGAGGTTACTACTACATTAGTAAGGTTAAAAGCCACTGTACTAAGTCCAGTAATAGTGACGGTTCTTCCCACAGTTATAGGGTCTATAGCTGAGTAGGTGTATGTAACAGATCCGCTAGCATAGGTTGCCCCAGTAACTGTAGCTATAATGCTGGGATTAAAAACACTAATATTTAGTGTGGCTCCTTGAACAGGGGCCTGTTTCAGTTGAAATCTTTTATTGGTTCCATCGCCTGTATAGGTCTCTATAAAGGATCTAGCAATGTCGCCTATTTCTGCACGTAATCTGTCAGATAGAACTTCTAAAGTTGCCACAAATCCTCCATATAGGCTATGAGCTAATCATCTTATATATTAAGAGATTAGTCTGGATAAAAGCTAATCCCGACAGGAGGGCAGTTGTCGGGATTAGCGGTCTTTAGAGGAAACTATGTCCTCTTACAAATAAAAGGAGGCGTATCCCTTTTCAACAAGATGGTTGGCCATCGCCTTAGTAACCTTAACTTTAGTGTTCTTTTTAAAGTCATAGACGTTTCCCGCACCAAATGTCATACTAGGTAGGTCTTCGATAATGCGTACAAGTACGCTATCGTCTGCCAAAGATACACCTACATCTTGAATTTCATCTACTACTGTAGTAGGAAGTGATGGGTTGCCGGTGTAATCCTTAACCACTGTCTCTTCATCATATCGCTTTTGCTGTGTAATCATAGTGATTTCATTAGCTCTGTCGATCTCTGCCTCGGCCACTGCCGCGATTTGTTCTGCACGTTGACGTCCTGTGACGTCTCCTGGCTTAGTTCTGTTTGCTGTTGCCACGATTATTATTCTCCTGTAGTTTAGTTGGTGTTGGCTTCAATATAAGCTATTGCGGGCGGACACCCTGTTTTTATATGAGTAACTGTCATTTGTGCTAAGACCTCCTAGTAGATCTAGTTGACCTACTAGGAGAATCTTATCACAGATCAGCTAATTTGTTTCGGCTATGACCACGCTCTGATCTGTGATCAATCCGAGACCGTAGATTGCATACCAAGCAAGCGCATGCTCACGACCAAAGTCAAGAATTCCACCATCGCGGAGCTCAACTGGAAGAGAGATAGCGTGTCCAAAGGCGTTGTCACCAATGAAGATTGCTGAGTAACGGTCTGCGTTACCATTACCTGTTGCAAGAACAGGGGTTGTGTAACCTCCACCAGTTGGATAAGCAATTGAGCCTGCGGCCACTGCTGTATCTGTGGTGTAACCGGAACCGGCACCGTTTGTGACCTTTGAGATTTGAGTTGTCTCGATAAAGACTGTGTCATAAAGACGACCAATCTCACCAAGCATGAAGTTACCTGGAGCAGCATACTTCGTTACTTCAATAAACTCAGAGTTATCACGAAGACGACGAGATTGGTGAGGATGCACGAATGCAACATAGGTCTCACCTAGTCTTGGGATGTTCTTGGTTGCGAGTGTCTCAACTGCATCCTTAACAGTACGAGTAGACAAGAAGTTGTTTCCTGTCATAGATGCACGAGAAGTACCGTTTGTGCCATAGGCATACAAGTTGTTACCAGCAGCATTAGAAGCTGTTGAATACAATCCAGAACGATCTTCACCGTAGATAACAGACGATGCTGCCATCAGAGTATCGCGAGACTGACCGTCAAGGTAGAGGGCCATGTTACGTCCAAGAAGACGTGAAGCAGATGCCATAACATCATCGAATGATGCGTTAAGCAAGAGCTCGGATACTGCGATTGCGTATCCATGTTCAGCTACAGTAATTGAGAATTGCTGTGCTGTAAGAGCTGATGTAGACATACGTACACCTTCAACCAATGGAGCTGCGAAGCCCAGGTTGTTGTAACGCATGAAGTTGATTTGGAGGCCGGGGGCAACTCCAAGTTCCGTCTTTTTAACAGCGAACTGTTCGAAACGGAGGATAGGCATTGATTGAAAGAGAATTTCCTTCGACCAAATGGTTTGGATTGATTGCGTAAGCTGGCTATTAGCGCCTGAGTACGCTGTAGGTGCGGCAGCTAAATTGCCTGTACCTGTTACGGCTGGTGATGCCATGTCGGTGTTACTCCTTGTTCATATATGTTAGGGGGTTTTAGTATTACTTTTAACCAAAGATTCCTTTATTCGAGGTTTGTCCAAGTCCCAGACTATCTCGAATTTTTGCGTATTCAGTAACCGACATAGCAGAAATTTGTTCTGCAGAGTACTTTTGTTGTCCCGAATTGTTTTCCATGGTTGGCGGTAGAGTAGTTCTTGTGCCTATCATATCCTTTCGAGATTCGACTAGGCCACTTTGTGCTTGTGCCAAGATCCTTGCAGTTTTTTCGCTATACTTAGCGATACTCGCTTCGATCTCTTCACGGGTATTACCTGTAACTTCATCTAGAAGTTCAGGCATAATGTCATCCTGCACCTCTTGTATACGCTGAGCACGATATTGAGAGAGTTCTGAGAACTCGCGCTCACGCTCTGCTAGTGCTTTGTTCCTTGCATTTTCTTGACGGATTTCTTCTAACTGTGCTGCCCATTCCTTCTCCTTAAGATCAAGGAGTTCTCTTGTGCTGAGCTCAGCTTCGGCTTTCTTACGTGCATCTTCTTCAGCTGCTAGACGAGCACGTTCAGCCTCTGCGAGTCGCTCTTCACGATCTTTCTTCAAGACATCAACTTCATTCTTAAGAGAGTCAATCTGTGGATAGAGCTTGTTCTTCTCACGCTCAGTTATCTTTGCGCGTTCGGCATTCAGTTCGTCTTCTGTATACAGTTTCCCAGTAAACTGGGCCCCAACTGTAGGGGTATTAGTAGGTGCTGCGAATCCTGTAGCTTCCATATTGAAAGCTGCATTGGCTACTGCATCATTTACTACGGGTGAGCTTTGTTCTGTCATGATTATTCCTTTAGGTTAATAGGTCGTTTTCCGAATAAGTGCCACGAGACCTGCGGGTTTGTTTATGGATATAGCATGTCAAACATTTTCAATGTAGTCATGCTAAAAGCTAATTAGTTTGTCCTCTTGTTCCGTCATCTGCTCCGCCATCCTTATCGGCACTTCTAACTTGTGGCATCTTTGTGCCATAAGCCTCCGTTACCAATTCAGCCTGCATCTGAGCTAGAGTCTGTTCCTCGAACGGAGTAATAACTCCTGGTTGTCCTAGAGGTCCTGGACCTGTTCCATCTGCCGGAGCAGCTCCTGGTGGAAGTTCTCCATCAGGCATCATACCTGTTAAGGACACGATAGCTGAGGCAATCTGCTGCTTTCTGAGGGTTAAAGCACCATCAGTCATAGCATCTCTTTCGAGTTCTGCTCGTATTTCCTCTAACTTTTCAGCTGGGAACTCTTCACCAAGTTGTCTAAGAGCACCCTCACGACTCTCAAGATTCATCTCCATCTTAGCCTGAATTTCACTCAAGATGATAAGTTTATCCAGAGGAAGAGGTTGTGGGAAGTGAACCGTGGTTTGGTAAGTTAGTGGGTCATTAATGTCTAGTTGAGCTAACTGTGTCTCTTTAATAGGGCCGTTGAATCTTTCATTATACGTGAATAGCTCAGGCTCTTTATATGCCAAAGTACGAAGAATGAGCTCATTGATTCTTCGTAAACCCTCTCCATACTGAACAATCTTCTGTTGGTAGCGATTCATCAGAGGCTGGTACTGTATGGAAAGGGCAACACCAGATGTATTAGAAATTGGCTGTACTTGTCCAAGAGCAGTCTCAGGCACACCAATCATTTCGTGCATAGAGGTCTTTACCATCTTTAGGTACTCTAGGGCACCCATAAGACCTTCTCCGCCACCTTCTAGGTTAAATACCTGAGCTTCCTTAGGAAGACCGCCCCAAACTTTCTTAGGACCCTTCTCAAGTCCTTGAATCTTAGCCCCAGTAATAACCGTAACAGGTGCAGCATGGTAGTTAATAATGTCTGCTATATCTGTAGCTACTTCGTTGTAGTTTCTGTTAAGAGTGATAACATCGTGGCAATCGCTAAGGCCCCAAGGACTACCGGAAACCAGTGTGTTGGGAATATGAATGATAGGAACAACACCAATGGGATTAACGCGAGAATCAATAAGTTCGTCATTAATATACTCCTCAATACGATCATCGGTAAGTATTTCAGTATATGTGTAAACCTGTCGGGTTCCTTCCATAGAAGTTCCCCAGAAACGATATTTAAGTTTAAACCTAATTAAACGAGATCTATCATGTGGGTGAAACTCTGGAAATGCAAAAGAAGAGTTGAGAGGAAGGATACGAACACGTCCGGGGTGAAAGGAGCCCACAGAGTCTTCATACCCTTCCTCATAGGCAACCTTGACGAAGCAATCTCCGGACACTCCGCCTTGTTGTCCCATCTCCCACAAAATGCCACTTTTGTTATTATCAGTTTCCCAAACACGTTTCAAAATATCTGGAATGATTGCCTCTGTAGCTAGAGGACTTCTAAATGTTACTCCGCGACCAAAGGTGAAGTTAATAATAAAATCTGTAAAAGCTCTGTAATAGTTATAGACCATCTGGGATTCGCCAATTTCACGGCGGTAACTCCAGTGGTGCCCTAGATACATTGCCCAGTTAAGGGAGTATCTGTTAATACGGGGACCGTGAACTTCGAACTCTTCATCAGCAAGTTCTACTAGTCCAAGCGGAGATATAGAGATGGTTAAGTCTGATGATGCCGCCCTGTAACTGGGAGGCGAGAAATCAATACCACCACTCATTAATTATTTCCAATCATATTTGCCCTCTTACTTTAGTGGATAAGTCCGGCTACCGCGACTAGCCGGACTCACTGGTTCCCTGCCTACAATATTGTAGCAGATTAATCCATTACTTCTGCTGGATTCATACGCTCTTGGCGTGATCCATTACGTACAACCTCTTCAAAGGAAACAGAGGAGTGATCTCCGAAATTACCTTGTGAAAATTCTCCGAGATATGTAGGTGCTTCTACCCATGCCGCTGAGCCTAGGTGGGCGCGTTCCTTCATTGTCTCTTCTGGATACTTCTCCATAACATTTACGTTGTGGTTAGGGCGTCCAGGTGGAGTGTCATATCCTTGATCAAGTCCGAGTTGAAAGTCTTGTGGGACTGCGGTATCAGTAGCGATACCCTCTTCAAAACGGAGTGGGCCACGAAGGCCGGTTGATGCTGGACTAAACTTACGCTCGTAAGCAGGTCCTACACGCTCAGGAAACTGAGGTGCTGGGGCAATTTGTTCTGCCATGTTTATTTCTCCTATAGGGTTGGGATTGAGGTCCTCAGGGTTAATTCTGTCTTGTATTTAGGTATTTGTACGGTTAAATCAGAAGAAGGGATTGTTCGACACTTCTACGGTGGGCATTACTAACTCCTGTGTAAGAGAACATGCTATTGCTAATGAGTCTACGAAGTCATCATGAGCATGTGCTTCATCAGGAGCAGCTACTAAGAAGTTAGGGCCCTTATATTGAACCTCTGCATCAACCATCTGTAGGTAGAAACTCTTCCATATATTAAGTCTACGAGTCTTAGCATGAGCTGGCCAAGAGACCATCTTGCGCTGAATAAGGGCTTGTAGGTGTTTCCAGCGCCTAGATTGCTCTGTAGGGCTGGATGTAAGGGAAATAACGTCTGCTCTAGGCATCAGAGACTTTAATCTCTGTGCAACAGCATCTCCCACACCATTGGCGTCTACACCGATAGCTAGTACATCATAGTTAGATAAGAACTGTTGTATCTGGAAATACTGCTCTTCCCAGTCATCCCCGCGTATTTCTAACCAGTTTAGGATACGATGGTCGTAATAGCCGAACTCATCTGGCCTATCCCAGTCTACCCAAACTACCGTAACAACTGTCGAGTCCATCTTACGGGCAGGGTCAATACCGACCACAACCGGTGTCTTAAAGTAATTCTTGACGAGTTCTTGGGATGTATCTCCAAGGTCATCCATGATCGAGGATGTGACGAACATTCCTCGTTCAAGGAGCCACTTACAGTTATACGAAAGTTGGAATTCATCTGAGTCTTCCCCGATTCTGAGTATTTCTTTCTTAATGAACTTTTCATAGTTAGGTTGTACCTTAGCTACATCTTTCCAGTTCCATTGGAAGTGATTTTGCTTAGCTCTGGCTCCAGCTTGACGTCTACGATTAAGTTGAATAGCCTTATAAAAGTTATTCTTATGGGTTGTAGGTGTTCCGGTTTTAACTACTGTAGCGTTATAGTACGCTCCCATAGGGGTAATAGACTTGGTTACTACGAAGTCATCTGCTTCTTGGCACTCATCAATAATTATGAGGTGGAAAGACTTAGATTCAATCTTAGCTCTAGGGTTAGCAGTCATCATCATAAGTGTTGAGCCAGACTTCTTCAACTTGATGTTTTTAGTTACTCCAGGAGTTTTTGTAGGAACATCATCAATATCGGGATCACCAAAGAGCTCCATAGCTCTTTCACTAGTTAGTCGGGATACTGTACGTCCGTATAGGGTTTCTACCTGGTTCTGAACAGGAGCAAACATCCCTACCCAGATTCCATCTCCAAATTTACCTAGAAGGTCTGGATACATAATAGCCAGTCTAGGAAGAATAACCATTAGGGTAGCTACAGTATTAGCGATTGTTTCGGATTTACCTGACTGACGAGAAGCTAGCGCAGTAATCTCTTCTCCATCATTAATAATAATTGATTCTATAATACGTCTTGCAAATGGTTTTTGATATGGGTGAAGATCATGACCAACAAGGAGCTGCATAAACTCCATAATCTTATCTATAAGAACTTTAACAAACTCTTTAGAGAGCTCATCAAGTTCCTCTGCCGCATCCATTTTGGCAAATTCAGCATCCTCATCTATACCTTCTTCTGAGGTATATGAGTCATAGTCCTCGTCAAACTCGTCCTTTTTATCTACCAATTTGTATTTCTTTCAGTTAGGGCGTCCAATATAGCGTGCAGAGATTCTGCACCTAATCTAGCTTCTTCTAACGTATCTGGGTGTTGACTTCTTTCCCAACCAGCTAAGTTTCTTCCTATCGAGTAAGAGATTTGATCTGCCCAGCGTAGAAGATCTCCTGTAGGCAATATCTTAACTCTTTTTTGAACTCTTGTAAGTTCTTTAGCTGCAGGAGTTTTCTTATCAAACTTAGACCAGATTTTACTAAATGTCATCTAAAATCTCTTTCTGCCGTATAGTGTCCCAATCAAATGATGATTCTTCAATCATTCTACCATTTATAGCTCTAGTTAATGCTACGCTCTCTGGAAAGGCTTGCTTCCATATACCTACTACTATAGCACATCTAGTGAGAGGTAGGCGTACAGCCCATCCCTTTCCCCATCTAAACTTTCCCGCTATCTCCTGTGTCTCTGCTTTATCAAATACAACCTTAGGTTTAATAGGGTATATCAACACATGCCAGTAGGCGTTGCCTATGCTTCTTGTATTAGCCATCTATCGCACCTTCACATATATGGTCAAATGTCTTGTGTTCGTACATTATCTCGTTACATAGCCCACATTGAAACTTTCTAGGCTCTTTGAAGTTATTTTGGGCTGTAGTACCCTCAGGTATATAATCAAGCGGCTCATAGTCTGTTATTAGTTCCGGCTTCTCATATAACTCTGGTGGGAAAGGGCCCTTAGCATATCCAGCTGTTTTTGGCACAGCGTGCCCTTGTTTTGCTTGAATTCTTTCAATTCTCATGTTTAATATTGTCTCACACTTGCGGGTTGCCTAACCCCTGTAGTTACTGGTACTATATTGTATATGGGGATAAAACCTCATAACACTAGCAACGAAACAACAGGAGTTACAACTGCCTCGGTATAAAGAGACCAGGCTGCTAAGTACCAAGTGACAGTTGGTAAATAGTTCGGGTTGGCTCTCTAGCCTAGGAGATAGTGTGCTTATCAATGGAAAAAGAAAATTAGTAGTAATTTTAACAGTATTGGTTCTATCATTTACCAACTTACTTACCACAGGTGCTCAATCAGCAGCAGCGGCAGTCTCAATACCTATTAAATCGTGTTTAACCCCTTTTGCACAATACAGCGCAGCTAAGCATCTAACCCCAAAGCAATTAGTGCGTGTACTACAATGGGCGGGTTTTAAAGGTAGTTCTTTAAAGATAGCCTGGGCCGTAGCCATGAAAGAGACTCATGGAAATCCGATAGCCCATAATTTTAGTAGATATACTCAAGATGACTCTTATGGTGTCTTCCAGATCAACCTTTACGGGACTTTAAAAGGTCGTATAAAGGAGTTTAATCTGAAATCCGCTAGACAGCTTACTAACCCAATAAAGAATGCCCAAATAGCCTTCTATATGAGTTCTGGTGGTAAGAATTGGACAGCGTGGCATTCTAATCCTGGAGAACGAGATCATTGGATAGTTCAACAGTGGGTTAAACACTACCCACAAATGGCTTAAAGGTTTTCCGAGATAGTGTAACTGGCAACACGCCTGGCTTTGGCCCAGGAAACTCTAGGTTCGACCCCTAGTCTCGGAGCTTATTTCTTAGCTCTACGCTTATTTTCTTTAGCTGTGTTCTTTCCATGCTTCATGGTATGCAAGTTTTTATCTGAATCGTTATCGTGATTGTTGTCTTTGTGGTCAACATCTGTGCCTTTAGCTACATGGCCATGCTTCTTCTCATACTTAGCTTTAGCAGCATTTTTAGAGGTAGTCTTCCAAACGCCGTTCTCTTTATAATGCTCTACAACTATCTTACGACCACCATTTTGGGCAGAGCCTTTATATTCTTTGCCTCCTGCTACTACCTTCTTCTTAGTCATTTTCTAGATCCTTACGTCCTTTTTGTGCGTCCTTAGATGAATCATAACAGGCATGCCTATCTGCTTTGCGCTGTCCCATATTCTGCTCTTTACGCCCGCCTACCTCTGTATGAGTCCATGGACAAGTAAGGCAATGCCAATTGTGCACAGCTTTTCCATTAACAACACCGCCATAGGTATACTGAGTGTAATTAGACCCTGTAGACATTAAGTTGCAGACTCCCCATTAGCACCACGTCCAGGGCGACCAACTATCTCCATACCAGCATTCTCACCGGAATAGGGGATATTGGTTAGGTATTCAGCGGCTTCTCTAGCATTGTAACGGAGATTCTTAGGCATCAAGTTACCTTTTGGATATTGATCCATAAAAATCTCCGTTAGGAATGTTCTACTAAGAGACATGATTATTTCTTATTCTTAAATGATCCAGAAGATTTAGGTCTCTCAGTACCGCGCTCAACTTGAACAGGGTTAGTTCCGCCAGGAACACCGGCCGCTCTAGATTGACCTTGAAGCGTCTTAGTTGTTTCACTAAGATCCTTATTAGCGACCCATTGCTGACCTGTAGCATGGAAAGACCCAACATTCTCCATACCAGAGAACGATAGTTGTTCCGCTTTAGGAGTACGAGTATCAGCGAGACCACTATCAACGGCCCATTGATTTTTAATCTTAGTCTTTTTTCCACCAGACTCTGGCACAGATTGTGGGACAGTTGCTGGTTTGTTTCCAGGTACTTTAGCAAGCTGTGTAGAAGAAGACATGCGTAATGGGGCAGGGGCTACCTTAGCCTCTTTATCTAAAGCGCGACGAGTTGTGATCATAGGAAATCTTTCTGCGCCTTCTCGTACAGTTTCAAAGTTAGATGCAAGACGTCCAGGAATAGCTTCTGTCTGTAGTTTTGTAAGAGGTCCTTCTAGAGGAATAATTGGATTATCCTCCGCTTTGACCTTAGGTGCACCAGCAAACTGCATACCAGGAAGTTCTTGATCTACTAATCCAGGGTGGTAATCTAGTTTTCTAGCCATTTTTCCGGTTTTAGGGTTCTTCTTCGCTGCTTTAGGTTCCGGAATAATTCTCTCTGTGACACTACCTCTTCCTTTTTTAATAGGTTCAGCAGTAGACACCCCATCTCTACTATCAGTTACAGAACCGGGAGTAGCCCATCTGGGGGCAGGGGTAGGTGGAAGTACTGCAGTAAACTGTCTTCCCTTAGGGAGGACGCCGCGCTTCTCTACTAGTACTTCTCTAGGTCCCGCTTTACGACTACCTCTTGGTGCAGAGGTAAGTGCGCCAGCAGCATTAATGTTTGCACTTCTAGTTTCTTTAGCATCTGTCTTTGCAGACAATCTGTCTCTAGAAAGTTTGTCATTTACATCTGGACTAGTTACTTGATTCCACTCTTGAGCTTCTGTAGTATTTGTTTCTAATACAGACCCTCCATGAGCATATCCATCATCACCAAATTGAGATGTGGGGGTTAGGCTCGCAGGTCTAGTTACTCTAGCTCTAGATGTAACTGTGGCACTAGCTGGGGAGGCTTCTCCAGTAGGAGTAACAGCGAAACCACGAGGTTTGGTTCTTCCGGTACTTTTAATACCTATAGCGCGTGCACCATGTCCCCTAGTAGCAGCGTCTGGGCCAGAATCTAATACTTCAGGGGATCTCGCCGCCATTTGCGTCATAAGGGTATCGCTTATAGTCTTATGTTGTACACGAGAATCTTGTGATACAGATTGAGGGAAATCTCCCTTCATGTTATTTATTTCATGGTGCCAAAGAGAGCGAGAACCTGGAGTAGGTTGATTAGCTTTATATGCTTTTACTCCACCACGAAGTGTGACAGCATTCCAACCAATAGGTTTTTCATTATCATACTTAAGTGTTTGATCAATATTTGCGTCGCCTGTACGTCTATCAAGTACCCATGAATTAGTGTTTTCATCTCTACGTACCCTATCTTCTGCACCACCTGCACGAGAAAATGCGGGAGTAACTTCAGAGGTATCTGGATTTACCATCTTAGGCATATCTGGATGATTGTCTGCGATAGCGTGAGCCACTCCAGTTGTAGGGTGAATCCAGTGCGTAACTCCTTCAGACTTGTGATCTACTGAACTCATAGCGCTAGCTTTTTTATTGTCCTTAAGAAGTTTATGTAAGTAACTTACTTTTCTTTCAACTGTGGCCCCTGTACCTGCAGCCGCCTTCTTAATTTGATCAGAGTTAACTCCACTATCTAGAATGACTTCAGCCAGTCTACGATGATGCCCATAGTAAACAGACTCAGCGGTAGGTTCTTCATCCTCTGGGGATATCCCGTTTACAGCTTTTCCTGTTTGCTTAGCAATAGCGTGGTCTTTCTTAGCTAATTGAACAGCAAAACTGTTATAGCCTTCTTCATCTCCAGGAAGACCTTCTAAGCCTTTTGCCTCTCTTTTAGCAACAAGTTGACTAACATCTCTGTTAGGAGCAACAGGAGCACCAGGTGCAGAGTTAAATGTTAGAGGTGAGGCTTTACCACTTCCAATACCAGCGGGTAAAGACCCAGAACCTTTTTTACGTGCCTCTTCTGCAGGAGTGGGCGCCACTACTTCTGGTTTGAGTTTAGGACGTAATGGGTCTGGTGTAGAGGTTACTTTCTCACGAGGAGTATCAGAAAACGGAATCTCAGAGAGTTGATCGTTATACTTATAAGTGGCTTCGCCTATCTCACTCAGATCTTTTTCTTTTTGTTTCTTTGCAAATGCAGCGTCAGTGTTGGGCGTGGGCGCAGTAGTGTCAGTAAATACTGGTTGTTTAACAATAGGTTCAGCAGGTTTAGGTTGTGAAGCGGTAACCTTCTCCTGAAGATCTTCTTTTGTGACCTTAGGTTTAGGCGCCGCTTCCTTTTTAGGTTTAACTGGAGAATCTATAGATCCAGTAAATACTTCTGGTTTAACCTTAGGAGCAGATGCTCTAGCTGTCTTAGCTTTCTTAGTTTCGTCTTTTAAACGCTTTTTACGGCTTCCTGGTGTCTCAGTCATTATAGGTTACCTGCTTCACCGAACTCATCAATTCTGCGTTTTGATGATGGAGATCCAAGTATAGTTTTGTTTACAGGATCTCTACCAATAACCTTATTTAATAGATTAGGTGTTCCTAAAGGTCCAGACTTAGGAACATCATCAAAAGTCTGTTGTGTCCAACCTTGTTGTCCACCAGCATGAGAAGTAATATCACCTTCGGGTGAGGGCGAGGCTTTACCTCTAGGTTTAATATTTTTAGCAAGTTGATCTTGAACTATCTTACTCTCATAAAAAGCGGGGGCACCCATCTGTCCTTGGATCAATCCACCACCAACTAGGTGACTAAGTTCTCCAGACTTAAGTAGGTTAGTTCTGTGGACCCCCTCGTCCGTATTAGCGCGAAGTACATCTTTAGAAGTAGCCACTTTATAGTGATGTTCTAAATGTTGTTTCGTTGCCTCTACAGTCATTCTGTTAATCGCTGCATTGGCATCTCTAGCAGTGCCCATATCTGAAATGCCTTGGGCTATGCGAAGTCTTGAATCTTCGTCTAAAACTCTATTTCTATGTCTAGCAATAGTTTGACCTATGCCGCCTATTGCGTTTCCTAAAAAGTTTGCTCCACTGCTTGCATGGACCATGTTTTGGCCAAGAATTGCTTTCATATTTCATCCTGTCTAGGTTGTCTAGCGCGTCCTGCATTAAAGAAGTGTAGCAACTCCACCTTGATCTGTAAGGGCATTAGAGTTCTTATTGTAGTGGTGATAGCAAAAATATAAGTCCCCAAAGGGAAGATTTACTAAAAATACGGCTCTAGCTGAACACCCATCACACTGAATTCTGATAGTATCAACTTTTACTAGCTTATCTGCCTCTATTACTGTCTGCAACTGTTTCTCCTAGCTATGTAGAGAAATATAGTATCTCACATAAAAGTAAAGGCCGGGAGCGTTAACTCCCGGCCAGTTACTACTTAGGCTACTAGGCCCAAGGTGTGATTGTGATTGCGGCTCCTACAGCGACTGAAGCTGTACCAGCGGCAACGCTTTGAGTCTTGATAGTACCGGAAGTACCAATAACTGATCCAGATAGAGCAGATGCGTTAATTACAGTTGTACCTGCAGAAGTAATGGTAAAGGTGTTAGTTGCGTTAGCAGTAACTGTCCATGTACCGTTAAATTCTGCGTTACCAGCTGTGAGACCAGAAACTGTTACGCTTGTTCCTACTCCATACGCAGCTCCAGCACCAGTAGCAGTAAGTACTGCGACTGCTGAACCAGCAGTACGTGTGATAGCTGTTACTGTGATAGGGGTATTAGTTGCGTTACCTGCAGTAGTAACTGTGAACTCAGAAGCAAGAAGCGATGCTTGAGCATTTGCAGTTGTTAGTCCAAGTACGCTAGGAACTGTAACATACACAACTCCACCAACGAGCGCTCCATCAGAATCTGCTGCACCGAGACCAAGTTGTGCAATTCCGTTTTGTCCTGTAAGAGACACTCCAGAACCTGCAGCACTTGTTACTGTAAAGCCAGCAGCTGTGTGAGATGCAATAGTTGCGTTAGTTAGGTTAAAGGCTGAGTTAGTTAGTCCAGTAATAGAGACGTTAGTTCCGTTAAGAGATCCAGGAACCAAACCATTTGACTGAGCTGTATAGGAAACAGTCGTACCGTTTCCTGATACTGCTGTAACAATAAGGTTTGCCGATCCTGCGATAAAGTTAGGGTATCCAGAATAGTTAGCCTCAGCAATACCATGATAGCCTTGAGAATAGTCCAGAACTGCAGAAGCAGTCGTAGATGTGCTTGCCCACTGTGCATTTCCTACTCCACCGTAGGTTACTGTAGAGTCGGGAATTTGTGTAGCAACTGCTGTAAGACCAGAAAGGTTTGCAGACAGAATGCTTTGTACACAAAATGTTGTGGTACTCGGTACTGAGTCGATATTTGCATTTGTTACGTTAAGCGGATTACCAAGTGAGCCTACTGCGCCAACTACGACATCCTTAATTCCTGATACGTTTATTTGCTGACCTTGAGTAAATCCGTGGGCAGCTGAGGTTGTATATGTAAGGTAACCTGGGTATGTAGCACTTGTTACAGCAGTAACTGTTGCTTTGGGTGTAGGTGTACGAACATCATTAAGTTGCATAGCTTGGTTCTTCCACACAAAGTCAGTATATGGATTTCCAGTGGCTGTGCTAGTAGATACGTTAATAAGTTGAGCATTTGCGTAGTCTTTGGAGGTCGTGGAAATAGAAAGGGCAGAGTTACCTACCTTTGGGTTTCCAGTGTATACGGTCCAAGACTCTAGGATATTTCCTTCGGCGTCTGTTGCCATTGTGTTACCTGTTCTCTAGAGAGGGTTATAAGTCCCAGTGCACATAGGGACAAGAGAAGAGTAACAGAGATTTAGACGATTTGTACGTATATTCTAGTTTCCCCACCAGAATTGCTATCAAATTCCTTAGCAGCTTCTATGGCAAGCTTCATAGCTTCCTTAGCTACTTCGATGTCCTCAAAGATGTCGTCTCCATAAGCATATAAAGCGCCTTGAGCAAAATCCCCACCTGAACCAGAAGTGATGTATTTTCTTGAATCCCTATCAATTGAGTAGTCCTCATCAATAATATAGACAGTTCCTTGAACGGCAATTATAAATACGTTATCATAGTGGGCATACTCACTTAGGTCTTTCATATCATATCCGCCCTCTACAAATGCTTTTCGCATTCCGGGGAGAAATACATTGACCATCCAGTTATCTAATTTGTCTGGAGTAAGCTTAGTACGAGGCTTTGGAGCCTTCCAACCTCTTTGCATGATGTTCATGCCGCGGCCTACACCACATCCTGCAATCAATATTCCATTATTTTCTACAACTTTATGATCTGTCATGAAAACTTTACGGTATTCATTATAGGTGCCTTGGGATTCAGACCCCATAACTACCCAACCGTCTCCTTGAATTGCGGCGATTGTTGTCAAAACAGACCCTCTCGATAGATAGAACGATTTCTTCGCAAGCTAAGGGTACCAGACTAGTCTTCGGTTCCCTGCTTAAAGAGGTCTTCACGGGTTTGAGGGGGTTGAGTAGTGCCTAAATCGTCCCAAATACCGTTATAACGACCTAAAACTATCTCTATGTAGTCGGTTGTAGAGGAATAGTTCTGGTAGTCGTCCCATTCACCTTGTGTTACTCCTGGATAACCGACCATTTTTCCGTCTCGCATGAGAATAGCGAGGTATTGAAGGGCCGAATTGTACCCAATTTTCTGTGCTCTAGGTCTTCCAAGAGGATTTCGGCTATGCGCAGGGTCAATAACGTCATATCCAGTGCCAAAATCGGGATCTCCGGACCTAGAAGGGCGGGAAATATGGAAAGTTCTCTTCTGATTAGCACCTGGAATGAGTAAATCTAGTCCATCTGAGCGTCCAGAAGCTAATCTTGCATCTTCTGCAGCATCTTGCTCAGCAAAAATCTCATTAAGACCTTTACCTAAACCACCTTTATTAGCCATAGATCAATATTACACCTAAAGTGTAAAGAGTTCCACCAATAATCAGCATCCATCCATACCAAGGGACAGATTTAAGTGCTTCTTTCATAGATCTTTTGGGTAAACACAGTTACAGTATCTGGGAGCGGCCTGAGTACCCACTATACTTTGACCCTCAATAGTGTTCCAACACTCCATACTAGTTATGTGTAGCCCAACTTTACCTAAAAAATGATGTACAGCATAGAGCATTGCTTCCTCTTCAGAAAACCCCTCAGATAGTTTATCCTTATAAATAGCTGTTATAGTTTTATTTCCAAGTTCGGCTATTGTCTTTTTATACATCACTGACCTCCCCACCCTCCACCCTTAAAGTGAGCGGGTGTTACCTGCCAGACGCGGGACATTGTAGTATTACACCCAGAACATACTGGGTCATAGCTATCATTCATAGAGCGTTCTATCTCTAGTTCAATACCACAGCTATCACACCTATAGTCGTATCTCGGCACCTTTATTCCTCAACTCCTCTACAGTTTTCCAAAACTCCTCTTTAGTTATTAAGCCCTGTCTTAACTTCTCTAGAAGTACTTGACCTTCTGTTAAAGACCTGCCTTCTATTAATTCTTTGTATAAAGTCTCAACAATAATAGTATCGCCTATCATACCGATCTCTCCCCATACAGGTTCTCTATCTGTAGAATAAAAGGCAAAACTTTTGAATTCTGGCATCATGCGAATAATCCTCGCTTGTGCAGGGTGTACATAAAGCATTATAGGCTCCCTATATACTTATCTTTAAAATATACCTCTACGCTGTCCTTCTCTGGCTCAACTGCTCCAAAGCCTTCACAATCAGGACATAGATATATAAGATCGTCATTTTCACCTGATAGGCGAATTCTTCCCTCTATATCCCCAATAATCTCAAGATGACCAGTGCTGTCCTCTCCAGTATCGTAAACCATTTCGTGCTCAACCCAACCACTCCCATCGCATAAATCGCAAGGTTCAAGGGCTTGTCCCTTAACTCTCATACTAATTGTTACTTCATTACTGCTTGGCAGGCAGTTTCTTAATAGGCCTGGCAGGCAGTTTCTTAATAGGCGTCGCACGGTTTATTACCTTCTCTCTTTGACCTAGTAAATTAACTATATATTGAGCTTCGATACGTAATACTTTTGCATTTTTCCAGTTTACGAGAAACGTAGTTATAGCTATAGGTTTTCCTATATTATCTACAGTAAGTACTGGTTCACCACCAAGTAGTCGAAAGTGCTCTTCCTCAGTTAGAAGTACATTTCTACCCATATACTCACCAGCTATTATGTTATACCCGGCGTTATCTTCCATTTTACCCTCTTCCGCGAGTGATTTGGTGTATTTAGGCTTGGAGCGAGGGCCGGCGATACTGTTTACTCCTCAAACGATTGTTGACTCTTCCAGAATTCATCTTGCAGTGATTCTTGTTTAGATACAGCTTCTTGGTCTTCCCAAATGAAGTATCCCCATACGCCATCTACCCGCGATAGATAGGCTTTATGTTCTACATTGTCTTTGAATGCATCTACTAATAGAACTACCGTATCAGGGGTTATATCCCCGATTCTTGTAGTATGAACAGAGATAGTTCTATCTTCATTTACTTTATCAAAATCTACGTTTATTCGTCTCATCTTCTTCTTTCATAAAATTGGTGTAGTACTAACCGTCTTTGGGTATACCAAAGGAGGGGGTTCCTACGAGCATAAGGCGGGACTCGAACCCGCAACATCCTGCTTGGAAGGCAGGAACTCTAGCCATTGAGTTACTTATGCGTGTTAAGTACGCCTTCGATAAGGATAGCTGAACGGAGTTTCCGCATAGGCTCGTACTTAATACTATTTAGTAAGCCCAATGACAGATTGCACGGCTCTAGCTTTTAACAGCCCTAGCTTTTACTAGGAGTAATAGAGCAACCCATGGCCCGAAGCCTCGTGTCTCGTACTGGTACTGCCGGTACTTACTATAGGGTGACGGAAGGGAATTGAACCCTCGTTAAAGGGACCACAACCCTCTGTTCTACCATTGAACTACCGTCACAGTCTAGATAGCAGGACTTGAACCTGCGGCCTCCTGCTCCCAAAGCAGGCGATCTACCAACTGATCTACATCTAGTAGGTGGAACCTAGTCTATACGCTGCTCAGCGGATAGTGGTCAACGTAGTCCTGGATTTCGGTTCCGCTGATCTTCCAAGGTTCGAACTTGGGACATCCTCCTTAACAGGGAGGCGCTCTACCGGCTGAGCTAAAGATCAATAAAAAAGGCCCTCTTCGTTGCAGTGAGGGGATTCGAACCCCTGACCTCTTGGTTATGAGCCAAGCGAGCTAACCGAACTGCTCTACACTGCTATGTGTGAAGCCCAATGATGTAGATCTTTCGCTCTTTCACAGAGGGTGGGATATAACTCCCACCAGGCCATACATCGGTACTTCACAAGCTGGTCTGCTAAAGGTAAGCACCGTCTACTTCTTGCTGGATGGATTCGAACCACCGACAACCTCCTTTAATGGAGGTGCTCTTCCCTCTGAGCTACAGCGTTGACATTTTTAATTACTTCAATAACGAGACCCTCTATTCAATATCGTACCATGTATATGTAATAAGTGCAAGTATAACTAATTAGGAATTACCCGCCCATACATGCGGCTTTTATATGCCGCTTAATGGTTCGAGAATGCCCTGTAAGGGGCTATCAGTATCGAGTTGGTGTCCCAGGCTACTGTATGGATTTACAGGGCCTTAGATCAGGATTTTAGGGTGGTATAGCTCTTTAACTATTTAGTTAATTGACTTTGGGCTACCCGCCCCCCTGGGCCACTGTTAGGCCTATATAAGCGTAACCATCCGCGAAACCTGGCGGACAAACTACACAAAAGCGACTTAAGGGACGGGGGGGTCAAATCGTGATAAAACGGACAAGTAAAATAGAGTAGAAGCCGACAAACGGCAAGTGTTACGGAGTGTATGACTAGCCTACCTGAGTAGTGCTCAAAGGGTTCAACTCCCAATGAGCACGCGCGGAAACACCGCAACAGAGTAGGAGATAGAAATGTCACAAGCACGCGAAATCCTGTCCGGTCTTACCAGACAACACGCCTCTGGCAAAGACGGCTATGAGGCTGCGATTGAAGCCTTTTCCCTTCAGTATAAGGAAGACAGCACCATTGTCCCCACCGATTGGGCTGAACTCAATGCCAAGCAGCAAGTTTGCCACACAGGCGGATACCTAGTAGCACACAAGGGGTTCTCACCTACAGAGGTGTATTCCTTTGCTAATGCTATTAGCGCGGAGCACGCAAAGATTGATTTGAGTGCTACCAAGCCCGCTATTGTTGCCCAACTCAAGGCGTTAGATGAAGCCTTGAACCAAGCCAATACCGAGCGTGCCAACCAGTTGTTGGCGCTTGGTGATACCACAGATAAGCACGCTAAGGCTCTTGTCCGAACAGGCAAGGAACTTATCGCTGCTTATACAGCAACACCAACCATCAAGTCTGAAATCTTGGTTAGGGGTCTAATCAAGGAATTGGTGGACATTCTTCCAGTATCTCTTAGTGAGGTACTTTCAGAAGTAGCCTAGTCTCAACTCTGTGAGCGTAGTCGGGGGAGAATAAAATCTTCCCCGACTCTCTTTTTATGCCTATTTACCGCCGTTATCACCTGTCCCAAGGGGCGGGGGATAACAGTATTGGGAATAGGTATAAATGGGGAGTCTAGACTTAATCTAGCGCGCAGATACCTGAAAACTCGTGGTATCGCCCACAGGTAGGTTAGTTATACACTATTCGATGTCTTATAGCCCCTTGGCCTACTTAATTGTAGGCTGAGGGGCTATTTTTCTTTGTTTTGGCTACTGCGACTTGACATAGTGTAGCCGTGTGTGTATCACCAGGCTATGGGGCTTGGGGCTAGTCTATTATCAGGTAATTATCAGGTTATAGGCTTTACTTAAATAAATACTATGTGTGTATCACCAGGCTATGAACTAGGAGACTGGTTCTCCATATTATGGTTGGTTCTGGATATAAATAGTCATTAAAGGCTATTTAATGGACATATCTATAAATATAGCCCTGTTATAAGGTATAACCGCTATAACCGAATAGTTTAGGGTTTGTCTCCCTTTTCAGGAAGGTTTGCATTGGTATTCTTATTAAGATACACACATAGTATTTAAGTGTTTCCCGCCGATTTTTCGCCCAACTAGAGAGAAGGGGCTCCGCACACTCAGCACGACGCATATTTATAGACATATGCGATTAGGCAGGTAACTGGCTAACTGTGGGTTCATAGCCTGAGTCGTGCACCAAGCATAGATAGCTGGTTTATTAGCAGGTTATAAGCTATGGGGCTTGAGGGAGAAGTAGATGGATAAGTGTGCTGTATGTAATGAACCTATTGACCGTTATGCCGAAGGCGTAAGTGTAGAAGATTGGTGTGTATGGCACACCTATCACGATAAAGAGGGGAATAAATAATGTGTGCTTGCGGTTGCAAAACCTGTCCTAAATGCTCTCATCATTCTAAGGAGAAGAGCTGTGTGGTATAGAGAATAGGGCATAAATAGTATTTCCCGCCGATTTTCTACCCAATTAGGAAGGATATAAGATGTCACCTGAAGCCGAGCGTATGATGAGGCTAGATATAGCTTTTGTGAAAGAACGGATAAGAAATACTACACATGTCCCCTTTGAGAAGGGTTCTTGCCCTATTTGGGAATGTCAAAAGTGTGAAGATGAGGCAAAGAAGGGGTTGTAATGACTAAGAAGCATGTAGGTTGCTGTACTAAGGTTAAGTTCTGTTTTAATGATTTAGTTGGTCTAGGTATTGTTAGTGATTCTAAAAGCCTTCCCGATAATTATTCAGAGATTACTATTGTCTTGCCTACAAACAAGGCAATAAAGATATTTGATAAATTAGGTCAAATAGATAAATAAGATTAGATATACACATATAAAGATAGATACCAAGGTCACTATTTACCGAGTGCGTCATTGAGGAGAAAAGGTAATAGTGGTTGGGCGTAATGAACCTGTATCTATCTCTATATGTGTATATTTCTAACTTAGACAGTACATAATCAGCGAAGCAGTTATTCGCAAATATCACAAGATTAGCCCTATTACCGAACCGTCTTGAATGAGGCTACGGCTATATTCCGCTTACTAACGGGCGTAAAAAAGATAGCTCATTGGGATAGGGCTAATACTACTAAATATGTATAAAAAGGAGCAACATAAACTATGAAAGCAATTAAGTTTATATGGAGTAAATATAGGGTGTTAAGCCTAGCTAACCAAGCTATAACAGTGTTGATATTTGTTAGCACAGTAATAGATGTGATAATTCACCACTACGCTTACGCAACTATTAATATATTGTGGTTTATTATACTTGTACTTTTTAGACTTCTTGATTGGCATCAAAAGGAACTTATTAAGTCTTTAAAGGCTCACAATAGAACGTTCAATGAGTATCAAAACTATGTAGTAAGAACAGGCGAAATACTAAAAGCACATGCAAATGGCGAATGTGAGTATAAAGATGTCAACTAAATTTGTAGTTACTCAAACTAAAATAAATGCTCACCCAATGCTTAAAATATCTACATGTGTAATGTGTAAACAATATGCAAAAATAGATGATCACGTAGAATGTGGAACGGCTATGTGGATACATATAGGTTTTTGCCCCACAGAGGCTGTTCCGGTAACATCAGAGCAAGCGACCCCAAACATAACAAAGGATAAAGAAATGGAAAGAATCACAGTAGACCGTCAACTACTTATAAACAAGATAGTTGAGATAAATAAGGCACAAGACGACAAATACAGTGCAGATTTAGCTGCTTGGACAAGTGAAATAACTGCAGGTGTCACAAAGCAAGCACAGCATGTTCAAGAAGTTCTTGCTGCCCTTACAGCCAATATTGGTGACGCAAGTAGCATTACTGTGTCCGAATACACTTCTTCTATGAATTGGGATTCCGCAGAGATTCGAATCTCTTTTGATGGTGTGAATGCCGCGGAGTTTGGTGGAAAGTTTTCCTATGTAGCAAAGGACGGGGAAAAAGGCAAGCCAAAAGATCCAGCAACTACTCCAGCATATGAAGAGCGCGTTCGCTTCCTAACAGTGCTCCAACTATCGTCAAATGACACAATTGAGTTGGATATGTCTTGGAATAACAAGTATCTCAACTAAATAATAACTAATTGGTCATGGACAGATAAGAATGTGCGCTTGAACTGCTCCAACAGTTCGAAGGCGTCAGGGCGCACATCACCATCTATAAGGAGAAACATGCAAAATATTTGGAATAAATTAGCTTGGTATAAAAAGGCATTTTATGTTTATATGACATGTATTATGCTTACAGTTCTTATCTTGCGCAGTTATTTATCTGCATTAATTATTTTAACTATGATTCTTGCCAACCTGTACTTGGAAAGGTTTTAATATGTCCAATAAACTTATATATGAGTTAGTAGATGGTTTGGGAGACTCAATTACTTGCGATGATTGTTATAAAGTTGTCAAATTGTGGTGGACAGACGGCACTCGCGCGATATGTACTCGTTGTAAAGAACAAAGAAAACTATAATGAAAGAAACAACGTCAGTATGTTGCCGTAGTTCAGTGTCTTTAGTTGAAATCGTTGATAAAGACGGTATGCGTGTAGAAGGTCAAATTGACCATTTTCAATGTGATACATGTGGTTCTATTTCTATATTTACAAGGAGTAGTTAAATGCAGATTTTACCGTATCCAGACACTACAGGTTGGGACGAACACTTAGTAAATATTGGTCAACTAAATATTGTTATTAAATGTAAGCCAGATACTGCTACTAGTAGGTTATGGAACAAAATGTCACCATCTAAAAGAATAGCCGAGATTAAAGGTTTTCTTGAAGATCAGTTTCCAGATATTCCTGTTGTAAACCTAACAGATGAAAATCTAAAGCCTATATTGGCTGATATAAACGGTATTGCTATGACAACTGTTTTTGAGTTGGCAAGCATGCAAAATAAAAACCCCCAAGAAGAGCAAAAGAAAGAGGAATCAAAATGGAAGAGGTTATTTCAAAAGAAGTAGAAAAGATAAACATGAAGTCATGCAGGTCATGTCACCACTCATACTCACCTGATGATATTAAATATCACACATGTACTCCATGCTTAAGTTGTCGTCTATATGGCGTAACAATATGTAAGCGGTCTCGTCCAACCCTGTTAGTTATCAAAGTTAGGGTATAAATATGTGGTTTATATCATTTTGTTTTTTCTTTGCTGGTTATGATACTTCGGCATATTTAAATGAGCACAAAATGATTTATATACTGTCCGCTATAGTACAGGCGCTACTAGGAGCTATATCAATAATGTTGCAGGATTTGTGATGTTAATGAGAAAATTAATCCCTTACTATTATAAACGCAGAATATTAATGACACCGGTTTGTTTTATAATAAGACATAAAACAAATACAATGGTTCATGTAAAAGACTACAAAATATGTACTAGATGTGGTCATAATCTTAAAAAGATAATCTCATTTAAAGAATTCTCATTAAAAAGAAAGTGAGTGCGCAATGTATATACTTATTTGTCTTCTTATTAGCGCAGCTTTCTTAGAAATCTGCCTATGTAGAGGTGAGGAGACTCCTATTGAAGTATATACAAGACTATGACTGCCAAGATAATCGGCATACATATATATTCTATAAGAACCGCATTTATAAACAAAACATATATATAACTGCGCACAACTTTGTGTTAGATATTGCTTCTGTAATGTGTGTATGTGAACATTGTTTTCAGCCTTTTACTGTGTGGATTTGTTGGAAATGCAACAAGGCTGTAGATGAGAGTCAAAGCTTTTCTGCATACTTTCATCACATTCCACATGATGGTGTATCACATAGAGAATGCCCTCCTAAGTTTGATAGAAATGAATCAGATATATGTTTTAAATGTCGTAAAGAAGTGAATCTATATGAATTATACACCGGAACATCTGGATATCAATCCTGGCACGCCAAGTGTCTAACAAAAGCCCAAAGGAGAGAAAAATGTTAAATCTGCGTAAGAAAATAGAAAATAAAGTAAAAGAGCCAATACTTTTGTCTCCTAAAGAGGCAGAGAGAATTGCATACCAAATGAGCACATCATATACTCAATTTCTAACAAGTTTAGAGAAGCTTCAACCACAAGTTGAGGCATGGAAAGAAAAACAAAAAGAATTACTTATGGAGTAACGATAACATAGGAACGCATATGAGACGGATGCGGCACTGGTGGTGGTCGAGGCCCTTGATAACAGGTGAGATAGCACAATCTTCAACATTCCTGTCTAGAAAGTAAGCGCATTACCTAGTGAAAAAGCGATTGTCTATTCCGTTACCAATAAGTAAAACCCGCAGATTATCTCTGATGGGGGGTTAAAATGCGAGCAGGGAGATGACAATATATATTTCCCTTCTCGCATTCTCCTCATATAGTAAGTAAGAAGAGTATAGAATAAATACGATAATACCTTGTACCCAGGCAGTAGTTACACTACTAGAGTCCGACCTCTGCGTGTAAGCACGTCCGATGGGTTTCTTTGGTTTGAGGCAATAAATATTTGTCCATTGAGGCAATAACATTCGCCCACTTAATACGATCCCTCTATATATAAACGAATACTAATCATATTCTATGTGAATTTCACAGACTATATAGATATCTAATATAGGCCAAAGATATAGATGTGGACCGAAATATATCCTCGTTTATTCTATGCTCTTCTTATCTACTATATTGTAGATAATAGAAAAGGAGAAGATCATGGCATCAGTAAAAGTAGACAAATCCCTACTTGTTGACAAACTCACTAAGTTAAATGAGCGAGATGTTAATAAGTTTAATAAAGAGTATGAAAAGTGGGTTCAAACAAAGACCAAAATTGAAGCAGATAATGCTAAAAAGAAGGCCGAATTTGATAAGGAGCTAAAAGCTGTCTTTACTAAGTTAAGTAAAGATGTTTCAGAAATAACCTACGTTGCTAACATTAGCGATAGATCCTATAACCCACTCACTCACAAATATGTGGACGGTAAGGGAGTGAACATTATTTTACCAAGAACAAGCACAATTAAATTCCCCGAAGTAATCTATACAAATCTTCCATCAGAACCAAAGGATCCACAAACTGATGCTCATTCTAATTGGACGGTTCGTCAAGACTATCTCTCTACTTTAGAACTTACTAAGGCTCTTGAAGTATCAGTCAATACCGATTGGCATTCTAGATATCTTCGCTAATAATTAACTGAGTAGTCCTTCCCTACTACTCAGTTATTAGTGATAGGCATATAGGCATCACTCTAATACCCGAATGATGATTAAAATACTATATTTATGAACTGATAGAAATAAATATGGGAAAAATTACTCGTTTCCCCGTAGTCTGCGCACGCCTAAATGGGCGGTTGTTCGTAAAGAACGGCAATTAAGTTGCGTAATCAGAGAATATGGGACCGTAGAGTTGAAGGGTTGGCACGGTGTGCGTATGAAAGTCATGAAATTGGACTCGATGTCTATATGTCTATTATTATTATTTATAAAACCCTGAAAGGAGAATGCGTGAGTATTGTGAAATTTGAAAATATTTTTAATAGGCCATATCCGCTCATTGAGTCTAGGATTCACGCCAATCTTTATAGGAAAACGGAGGAAGATAATTTGTCGAAATATTCGGTAGATCCTTTGTTGTGCTTTAAAGATCCACACAGTTATAGATTAACCGCACGACCAGACCGTACTAGTAGAGGTGTGCTGATACATGACCCCATAGAAGAAATAATAGGAGCGACAGAAGAACGTAAACCAGTATTTGCACAATTAATACATGAAAGCAACTACTTTGAGATAACCTGTTATAAATGCGACCTTTGGTTTTCTCTATTTGTATGTAGTGTGTGCAATAAAGTTATTTCTTTTGAGGACTATGATGCATTCAATAGTAAAGAGGATGTAATCAATTTTAGACACTATAATTGTCTGAAATATAATGATAATAGGTCAACTATATGTATGTTTTGTAGAGGATCTATGGAGTCATATTTTATTAAATACTTCGAGAATACATCTGGATATCAATCCTGGCATAATGGATGCGACCGCCTGTATTATGTAAAACATAAGAAATTTAAAGACAAGATATATTAAATTTACCTGCGACGCCTACTTTGCTAGGCGAAGGCGAGTGAGAGTTGAGGGTCTCTCACTCGCTTATTTTATTTCCTCAAAAATAAAAGGAGAACTAATGGATATGTTTCAATGGGTATTTGTAAGCATTATTTCTATATGTGTGGGTGTTGGTGCTGCTTTTCCTCAACTCTTTACTTTTAAGGACAACTAATGCCTAAACTAACATATACAGCATCTATCGAAGCAGATGTTATTACAGAGGCACACAAAGCTGCACTCTGTTTCATATTACTTACACAGATAATGGGGAAAGAGCGTGTTCAGAAACTATCCCAACAAGGAAAGAACCAAGAGAATTCAGGAACTGAAGAGAAGCAACGCAGCATCTCCTATTCCTGATAAGACCAAATGGTCTAAACGCTTACGCAATAGGTGGAAGCGAGAAATACAAAACGAATAAGAAAGGACAAAGAATGGCCGTTAGCAAAACCAAAGTGGCTGGCTATGGGATTGGTGTGTTTTTTGCAGCATTCCTAGTAATAGCACTATTTGGAACAGTTATAGGCGGTCTGCCATTTGCAAAGACTGGTGCCGGTGAGGTAGCAGTTATTCGTAATGGCGGTATTGCCGCTAATCAAGTGCGTACGATACTTGAACCTGCTGGTTCATACAAATTCGTAGGTTGGTTCCATACTGGACACGTATATCCCGCATCTCAGCGTTTTTATACAATCACTTCATCCTCTAAAGGTGGAGATCGACCAGGTGTAGATGTTGAATCAGTTCCAACTAAGGACGGCGTCCAAGTAGGTATTGAAGCAACTATTTACTTTACCCTTAATACTGATCCCACAGTTTTAGCAGCATTTGACACTAAGTATGGTAATCGAACGTATACAGGCTTCAATGGTGATCAATTATACGCGTGGGATGGTTCAGATGGTTGGTCTGCATTCTTAGATCAAATTGTACGACCAGTTATCTCTAACAATTTCCGTTCAGAGATTGGTAACTATTCATGCTATGAGTTAGTTTCGTCCTGTGCCTTGGTACAGAACAACGGGTCACTCAATGCATCTGCACCAGTTACTGTAAGTGGTAAGAACAATTTGAATATCAATGCTGTACAGAAGGCAGTTCAAGACGGTTTGGTTCAAGACATTAACGCAACACTAGGTGGGCCATACCTTCAGGGATTCCAAGTTAACCTTGTTAAGGTTACACTTCCTGCTAATGTACAAGAAGCTGTAAATAGTGCACAAGCAGCATTCGCCCAAGTAACTGAGGCTCAAGCCAGAGTACAGTCAGCTAAGGCAGATGCACAAGCAAACGTGGAGCGTCAACGAGGATACTCACTATGCCCAGCTTGTTCTGCTATTGATCAATTGAAAGCAATTCCACCAACGATTACTACCTTCGCACCTGGGACAGGGTTTGCGATAACTAAGTAATCACATAGATGGTCAAGGATACTCATTACTATTCTTGACCATCTTTATGCGCAGATAGCTTAATAGGTGAAAGCCCCATACTCATAATGTGGTCTATCAGGGTTCGAGTCCCTGTCTGCGTACTACAACTATAAAGAAAGGAGGGAATACATTGTTGGAATGGAATAAAGATAATCAATACCCAATTGCGTGGATAACACTTACATCAGTGGTCTCATTTATATTATTCATAGCAATATCTGTTAGTCCGGATTTAACACTTGTGGCTAAACTAGTTTTATTTGCAATACTAATTGCAATAACTGGCGGACTTATTATACTCATGCTTAGTGATGGCGATTGGTAAGGTCCGGCCCAACACAAACATTTTCTCCCTACAAATCACACATAGAAAAGGAAACAAAATGAGAAAACCTCAGTTAATGACCTGGTTACACAACGGTGTAGAAGAATCGGGTTATCATGTATCAACAGATGCTCTAACAGGTGTAAAAACCTATCGTACAGCAAATGGGCGCACTACACGCTCAGATCGTAAAGATAGGACCAACGGCTTTGAACTCGCTAAAATCGTAGCTAAGAGCGCCATAGTCACACCCAAAAATCTTTCAGATAAGTTAACTATCTCATATGATGGGATAAGCGAACGTAATAATGACGGTAAGTTTTTTGTGGTCATATCTTCATATGATCAAAGCGATCTTATTGAATTCATTAATCCATTTTTTGATGGAAAGATGGATGACCCTCTTTGGCGTGCAGTTTTTATAGAAAAACCTGAGCCAAAGGAAGTTGGATACAGAGTAATGACTGATAATGGGGCAGTTTGGGTTTTAACGCAAGTTGAGGACTCACTTAAGTGGGTAACTACAGATGATGGTTCGCTTGATATTAGAAACTGGGATGAACTGCAAGATCCACTTCATTTAGGAAATCAAGAGGTATATAGCTAAAATGACAGAAAAATCATTTCCACAGCTTTATGAACTATCCACGACTGGAAAGATCAAAGTATGGTCTATTAAAGCTGTGGACAATGGTGCTACGTCAGATGTTGTAACTTCTTTTGGTGCTAAAGATGGTAAGTTACAAGTTACCTCAGACACAATTAAAGAAGGTAAGAATATAGGCAAAGCCAATGAAACGTCGGTGTTTCAACAAGCATGTGCTGAAGCCCAGTCTAAATGGGAAAAGAAGAAAAAGAGCGGGTATGTAGAAACATTAAAAGCCGCTAAAGCAGGGGAGGTCGATGCCATCATTACTGGTGGCATCGAACCTATGCTTGCTCATTCGTATTCTAAATCTGGAGACAAGATAGTGTTTCCCGCTTTTATACAACCAAAGTTAGACGGTATGCGTTGTATTGCTATTAAAAAGGGCGAAGATGTGACCCTTTGGACTAGAACACGTAAGCCGATAACAAGCTGTCCTCATATTATAGAGGCCATAAAAGCACAGTTCTATGGCGATATTATCTTAGATGGTGAATTGTATAACCACGCTCTTAAATCTGACTTTGAGAAGATAATCACAGCTGTTAAGCGTACTGAACCTACAGAAGAATCTAAGTTAATTCAATATCATATTTATGATGTTATTGAAGACCGAGAATTTCATAAGCGTACTATGAAAATAGGTCATTTAAAGAGCCCTCTTGTAGAGGTAGATACTTTGTTCATCGACGATGAAATAGAAATGATGAAAGAGTTTGTAGAGTTTGTTGAACAAGGTTACGAAGGGTTAATGATACGTAATCAAAACAGTATGTATGTTAACAAGCGTTCGTATGATCTTCAGAAGGTTAAAGAGTTTGACGATGCCGAATTCCTAATTGTAGGGGTTAAAGAAGGTCGTGGTAAACTTCAAGGCACATTAGGTGCTTTTTTATGCCAAACCGATGATGGAACTCAATTTGAGGTCAAAATGACTGGCAATCAAGAAGACAACGCTAAGTATCTCAATGATGAGTCGTCATGGAAAGATAAGTACCTTACAGTTAAATATCAAGGTATGACTACTAAATCCAGTGTTCCTAGATTCCCTATTGGACTGCGTATTAAACTGGAGGAATAAATGAAATCAATAAAATATAAGATAACAGATTTTATATATGGCATTGCTGTACATATTTCTAAAGTTTCTCATGTAAATATGGAACGAGAATGCGATTGGAGATGCAGCATTGCCTACTATGTCAACTATCCTTTATATTGCATCGCAGACAAACTAAATAAGGGAAGAATTTGGAGAGAAAGTGATGAGCATGGATCTACCTGTTAATTATGACATGATTGATTGGATTGAACGCAAAAAAGTTAGAGAAGAATATGTACGAATTCAAAACAATCTGTGTTTTTGGTGTGGGGAGTCTCTATCAGAAGATCCTCCATCTAGAATTACCGATTTAAGTATTAACTGGTCATTGTTTCCGCCAGTTTTCTTAGCAAACCCAATACATTTACAACACGACCACGGTACAGGCATGACTGAAGGCGCTGTACATGGGTATTGTAATGCTGTTATGTGGCAATATCACAATAGATAAGAAAGAAGCAACAATGATTCAACTATGGGTATGGGAATACGAAGGAAAGACTTGGCTAGGAACTAAGGATGATGTTGAACCTATAAATCTTTATGGAACACAGATTGATTTTCCTTTTGGAAAATCATCTTGGTTTGCCGAAAAAGATGTCACCAACCTCCGCAAAGTCAAAGTGGTGGACGAGGATTGCCAAGACGAAAGTCACTTATTCGTAAACGACACTTGTAAGTATTGTGGACAGAAGTTACCCATCAACAAGACCTACCTCACCACCAAACAATTCATCAAGGTTTGGAAGTCGCTTGATGATGACAAACGCAAAGAGTTGGATACGTTTTCGTATGTGAATTGGAATCCGAATTGGAATGAGGCTTGGATTGCGGCTCGGCGTGCGTTTTGGAGTGCGGGTTGGTATGAGGCTTGGTATGAGGCTTGGTGTGCGGAATGGTCGGCGGCTCGGTATGCCGACCTTGCAATAGTCGCACGCGACAAGATAACTCCCAACCAATTCAACACTTTGGTTCATCCTTGGACTTCTTGCGGATTATCGCTCTATTCAGAAGATTGGGAACAAGTCTTAACCCCACCCGTCACCGAACCTAAGAACTTTGGGGCGATTGTTGAGGCTGAATACATTGATTGGAAAAACGATAAGGTAAAAACCCGATTTACATTTTCTGGAATTTGGTGGATTAACGAAAAATTTGGAAACAGATTTAAGTGGGAATTCCTAATCAACCCAAGCATCATCTCGGAAGGGGTAGAGGGATGACAACTTATCTTGAATGGCTGGGCGCAATTCTCGGCACAAACTTTATTATTCTCTGCGTGCTTTTCTTAATCGCCTTGTTTAGAGGGGAGATTTACTAAATGAAACACCAATACGAGGACTACAAATCATTTCTTGATTCCGAAATTTTAATGTGCGACTACAACATAGATGTTTCTCCGATAACGGGTAATAGTGTTGAGATCATTACTCGTTACCGCGCCTCTCTCCTAGCCAACAAAGCAACGCTAGAGAGGCATAAGCCGATACAGATTTTAAGTGATTCAAAACATGATGGCGGAATCACTCACCGTTGCGGAGGAGAGTGTAGAGGTCGTCTGGGCAGCCATAAGGTCGCTCCTTGCCCTTCCCTTCTTGATGTAACTAACCAACTAGACGAGGTGATGGGATGAGCGCAAATGATTATGAAGAATTGATTTGGTCTGTTATCCACGACTTATGGGTTGGAAGTTTTCATGCACAAAATAGTTATGGCGCACCCTTTCATCCGAAAAATAGAAATGATGCACTAACTCTATTAAGGGTGCTTGATGGTGGAAAATCCAAAGAATTTTGCTCAAAAGAACTTATTGATTTTTGGTCGCTTAAAAGTCCAAATTACAACACTCTTGATAGGAGCCTCCAATGACTGACTCATACAACACCCTGCTTGCCTTCTTTCGCCAAATTGAACGCCAAGTATGGCGAGAAGACCTAGCAAAAGGAGCTTCTAATGACTGACATCAACGAGATCGTGGACAAAGCAACACCCGAGCAATTAAGGCTCGCAATCCAAGATGTGCTTGAAATTCCCAACTGGAGCAATTACATGGACGAAACGGAAACAGAAATCCGAGAAACAACTGCGTACAACAGGGCTTTGGAAGATGTGTATCAAGCAATCACCAACCGACTAGGGGGAATGGAATGAGTAGAGGCGATTCAGACCTTCCATTCCTTTGCCCGTTTTGCGGTGAAAAGTTTGGAACGGGCAACGACATTGGCTTGTTAAGCGTTGTCACTTCGGTTCAATTCACCGAACCGACTCCTTGTTGCGGAGTGCGCGCAACGGGAACTATGACTCGTAATTCAGATGGAGTAATTGAGATAACAGAAATGGAGCGTGTCTAATGACTAACGAAGAAAAATTAGAACTATTAGAACTAATCGCACAGGCTAGGGAGTTGTGTGAGCAACAAATTGCAGACTACACGCCTAGAGAAAGTTGGACAGTAGAAAATTATCCTATCTATTGGCTTGCTGAGTATCAAAAAACACTTAAAGCATGGACTACCCATCTAGCAGAGATGGATGAGCATGGAAGCGTTGCTGACAACAACTGCAAATGGTGTTCTGCTCAGAATGACTGGGAGTATGAACGCGCTTATCCCTGCGACTTCCTAGTAACCAAAGCCAAGCGATTGTTAGGGGTGGAGTGATGAATTACAGAGAAGCATGTACGGCTATTGAAGAAATCTTGGCCTCAATTCCCGATAGCGAACTTCCGGAATTTACGAAGATCGAGGTCGAAAAAGAAAAGCCCGTAGTTTGGTGGGGAAGCATTGGTTGGCACCTTGGAACTTCACGACGAAATGGCGAGCGCAATCCATTGAATTATCGCTCGCATGGAGCAATTGACGCCGTACAAGCGGAAGCGGTCTATCGAGCTGACAAAGCATTTTTCGAGAACGGTGACCTCGTTGAAGGTTTTGATCTAAACGCTAAAAATGTTCTAAAACCCCAAGCCGGCGATTTACGCGACGGCGCGATAGATGTGGAGATTATTACAAATGATTGACATTTCAAAATGTAAACATGAAGGTAACCGTTCAGGGTACATTGAAACCTTACAAATTGGTATTCAGGGTCTATCGGGTATCAAGCAACGCAGAGTCGAGCGATGTATGGATTGCTACGCAATCCTTAAAGAACCTGTTACGCGTGAGGAATGGAAAGCCGAACTTGAGCCAATTATCCGCGAGCAGATAGCGAGGGAAGATGAGAAGGTTGGTGATAGTTATGTCTGCCCTCGCCTGCCTCACCCAGCAGGAATGAGTGGCTGTGACTATTGCTCTGGGGTTCAAGACGGGCTTTATTTGGCCGCTATTATGGCTAGGGGTGAACCTAATCAAGTTACCAAAGATGCTATTGAGGAAGCGAGGAAGATGAATGGGGCATGACAAGTATCTTATTGAAAAGAACATTCCAAATACAGGTATAGAACTACCTATTCTTAATTCTTGGGACCCAAACCCACTATATTCCGAAATAACATATGGTCTATATCAGGGCGGTACACCTAATAATGAGAGACTTAGGTTAGGCGGTACTGGTAGTGAATCTACAGTGGGATTTGATGCTGTTATTACTATGTATTATGATGTCGCCCCAGCAAACCGCAGTATTCCAGAACTACGCTTTCTATTTAAAGATGGAAAGATATCGGAGATAGATCTAGATGAACTGCGTCATACCATTATTTGGGGTCGTAGACACCTACTTGCTGACCATAAGTTATTGGTCAGATGTCAAGCAGGTCTTAATCGTTCTGGCTTAATAGCAGCGTTGTTGCTGATGCTAGACGGACATGCTGTAGAAGAGGCTATTACTCTTCTAAGAGAGAAGCGTTCTGAATGGGCGCTTTGCAATGATGAGTATGTAACTTGGCTGTTTGAACACGGGGAAAAGTTTATAAAGGGGATTATATGAAAAATAGAAGTTTACAAGACATATTAAGAGACGGTATGGCATCCCCACAGCAATGTGATGACTGTGGAAAGATTGCCTATGTTAGACCTTGGGGCCCTAACGGCACCATTATATGTCCAAAATGTGGTGCTAAAGATCCGCACGGTACTGTAAAAAGAATGCTTACAGTTACATATGAAATGACAGAAGAAGAAGCAACAGAGCGTGCGGACTTTCTTATAGAATCATATCCGGATTTGTTTAAGGGGATATTATGATAGAGCTGGATGGCGCACCTATGCGTCCTACAACATTTCCTGATAGAACAGTCCAAATACGGAAACTAGATAAAGGGTGGTCTGCTTGATATGAGCGAACTACATTACTGCAACAATTGTGGCAGAAGAGTACGTTCAGATCAAACAGAGTTAGTAATCAACACATTAAGAGGGAAAGATTACTACCACGAAACGTGGAAAGGTTGTTATGAGTCTACTCGTGAATCTCCAGTAATAATGACAGAGACAGAGCGACAGATACAACAACTCGCATACCATACACATATCTAGTAACTTTGGTCGTGTGCAGGTAAGAATATGGGCTGAATAAGTCGCATAACTTATATTTTATGACAACCCATATCACCAATAAGAGCCTCTGTAGCTCAACGGATAGAGCAAATCGTTTCTACCGATAAGGTTGGGGGTTCGAATCCCTTCAGAGGCACGGGTAGATGGTTCTACCTCTCAATATATATTAAACGTGACAATATAGCAAGCCCAAAAGGCTGATGCCAAGCTATATGACCAAGAGCACTGGATGATAGGGATATAAATACTATCAGTAAACTTGTAGTAGTTCTGCTGCATCAAGTAGTCCATCAAGTGGTGTGATCTATAGGCACGGCGTCGGGGAACCATCTATCCACAATTAAACTAACCCACCGAAAGGGGCCACCATGGCAAAAGGTAAGACAATGACACCTGTAAAAGTGTCAATAGCAGAACGTAAGAATGGCAAGAAGTTTAAGAAGAACCCGGGCCCTAAGCAGATGGAGAAGACAAACTTCACCCATGTAAATGGCCGCACATTGAAGAGCCATGAAAAGCGTGAAGCATGGAAAGCTGCGGGAGGGGTATACAAGCACACCTCTATCCCTCATTGGAAAACAGGTTTAATCTGGGATAAAAGTTCAAACACATTTATAACAGAAACACAATATACAAATAGAAAAGGAAATGGATAATGTGCGGAAAACTAACACAAGTAGAAAAAGATATCATCGAGGCAGGTTTAATGATAGCTGTTAAAACTTCAGCTAAAGATAAAAATGTACCACTAACTTCTGTTTTACTGCCGGTTATGATGGTTATTGAAAAGGTACAAGCCCTATAAAAGGAGATCATAGATTAATGATAAACGCACTTACTTGGAAAGAAGGTATCGACCTTTTACGGGAAAACAATGATCCTCCAGAGATCAAGATAAACTGGAGAACCAGGTTACTTAGAAGAGATCCTTCTGATCCAGAATCAGACATTGCTATACATGACAGATATGGTGATGCTGACGTAGTAATCCATCATAAAGACGGAACGACTACAATATCCATTCCTAATTACCGTACGTTTGATAAGCAGCTTCATTCGATAATACAACGGTATTCCCAAATCACAGTATATACTAAAAAAGGTATCTGCTACATAACAGAAAAAGATCCAGATCTCACCCCTGCTAAGATACAATCTTGTAGATATTGCAAGGGGTTTGGCAAACTAGATTCAATATGTTTCACGAGCAATTGTTACAATCTAAACGAAGAGTACAACTCAAATCGAGAACTCGTAAACGTCACATGTCAAGCCCATAATTATGATGGGCTGGCTGAAGGACGAGATATGTCTAAATATAGAAACAGATATGATGGGCACACGATACGCTGTGAGCATAATTTTGATGTAACTCACAAAATACGACGTAATATAATATGTACGTCGTGTAAAGGAACAAAAACTAAAGACTATGGTTCTAAACCTATATCTCATGTATGGAGTGGCACCCCTATTAAAGTTCGAGACGGTAAAATAGTAAAAACGCCTCGTTCTGCATCTGTAATAGAGCAGGGGGTGGCGGACATTGTCGAGCATTACAGTAGCGTATAGAAAACCAAAAACTACGATTTTTACAAATACAAGTATAGTAGACAATGTTAAGCATGTAGTAAATACATCTCTAGCTGGAAATATGTTTCCTACAAATTTGGAGCGTATTTTAGAAGAATCTCCTGCATATAGAGACCTTCTTATTTATGAATGTTTAACTGGCAATTATACAGTTGAACAAGCTTTAAATATTTTGGGAACTTTTTGTAGATATATAGGTGACATATATAAAATCAAAAAGCTTTCAGAAGTTAGAGTGTGCGAAGTTATCATTACTTTAGCATATATATATCAAGATAAGTATGGATATGAAGGAGACGAATTTAAGGCCTTAATGGAAGAAACTTTTCTTAGAGTTCCTTATGACAAAGCAACAGATTATCTTAAGTTGATATATGAAACAACTATAGCATCTCAAGCAATGTCTCCTAAGGATTTAGAAAACTTATTTATATATGCTAAGAATGAGATTTACACTAGTTTCCTTAAAGAAGATAAAGTTTACTGAATAAATGATTAGCTAATCAATCTCCCTAATAAAGCCAAAGCAGAGGTCGCTAACAGAGGACGGAGTTGAGTAACTTAACGGAAATCGAGGGTTAGCTAATCCTTAACTAACTAAAGGAGAGCAATGGATAATGAAGAGTATGAAAACGAAGAAATAGAAAGGGCGTTTACAGAGTTTGTACAAGAACTCCATAGCTTGCCTGAACAAGAGCGAGAACTACATATCAATACAGTGGCCTTAGTTATTAGAACAACTATGGATTTTGCAGACGATGGTGGTTTCTTGTATGAAATGCTAACAGAATGGCCTAAGAAAAAGATCATGATGTTAGAAGCAGCAATAGCGGCGCAAATTGCGCTATCTGAGGGCATGGACCTCTAGTAAGTAAAGAGAAATCGACTTGGAATTCCTACTGATAATATCCGTAGATACCAGGTCGGTTTTAATCCTACCAATAAACAACTGAAACGGAGAAATAAATTGTCAGCAACAGAAACTACCACACAGACACAGGCACCAACACAAACATTAGATAAAGAGGAGTTCGCAGTGGTCGATAACCCAAAAACACTTAGTATTCGTTTGGCTACAGTTCCTCGTAAGGAATTGGCGGAACGGTATGTCCATCGTAAAATCTTCGGTATTGAAGATTTTGAAGTCTTTGACCATGCTCGTGAAACTGGTCGCAACACATTGATTTACGGTCCTACAGGTCCTGGTAAGACAAGTTCAGTAGAAGCATGGGCAGCAGCTCGTGATCTACGACTCGCAACCATTTCAGGTAATGCTTCTATGGAACCAAGCCAAATGACAGGTAAGTTCGTATCAGACGGTAAGGGAGCGTTCATCTGGATTGATGGTCCTGTTACAGACGTAGTGCGTAATGGTGGTGTTCTTCTTCTTGATGAGGTTAACTTCATCAATCCTAAGATCTATACCAACCTGTACTCCCTAACAGATGGACGACGTTGCATTATTCTTCTCGATCATCATGGTGAAACTATTGAAGCTCATAAGGATCTTACAATTTTTGCAACTATGAATCCTAACTATGTCGGAACCACACCGCTCAACTTTGCGTTTCGAAATCGTTTCGATATCCAAATCCCTTGGGATTATGATGACGCAGTAGAAGTAAAGTTGATTACGTCTCCTGCACTCCTTAAGTTGATGCAAAGCCTTCGAGCAGAAGCGAATAAAGGTCAGTATGAAACCCCAATCTCTACAAACATGGGTATGGAGTTTGAAGAGCTCATTAGTAGTCTTGGGTATGAGTTCGCTATGGAAAACTTTGTAGCTCACTTCCACGAGGATGAGCAAAGTAGTGTTCGTATGGTATTTCAAGCAATGGAACACAATGTCAAGGACAGTTACAATATCAAGACTACTACAGTAATTGATCATGGTGCAGAAAATAAGCCAACAATTAATGCTTGGAAGAACTAACATCAACGTAAGTAAGGAGTTATATGGCAAAGAAAGATGACCTAGAAAAACTAGGCTATGAACGTACGACTCGTACTGAAAAAGAACAGGAGCGAATTCTTCAATTGGGTTCACTCTGTCGTGTCTTTGAACAGGGTGATAGAGTTCTATCTGGAGACCCTATTAAAGTAGATGTTGTTGATAGCGGACCTGCTAATGCATGGTCTGACGGAGAGACCATCTATATCAACGAAAGCGTTGTAAAAGATCTAGATGAAGAGACACTTTTGAATGTTAGTAGTCTTAACTATCATGAGTTGGCACATCATTTCTTTAATCCCCGCAAATCAACTGAGTTAGTTAAATGGGTATTAAAGAATGACTACACAATGTCGATGAACATTCTAGAGGATCAAAGAATTGAAACTTTGATTGTTGCTAGATATCCGTCATTGGCACCATACCTTGTAAATAATACGGCTCAATGGCTAGAGAACTCCCCTGAGAATATCATGGGTATGTATCCCCTAGTTAGGGGTCGTAGATATTTGCCGGTAGATATACGCGAAGCGTATAGAGATGCCTTTGACTTCCCAGAACTCATACCAGTTATAGCTGAGATTGTAGACGAGTACCGTCTTCTATCTTTTCCTAATGACTATAAGAAAGCTCAGGAACTTATTAAGCGCTTTCAAGATGAGGTCATCCAACCTATGGAAAGTCAATTTCCAGATATGGCTGGTGGTGGACCCAATGAATGCGGTAGTAGAGACCCCATGGTTAAAGGTCGTCCAGAACCAGGTAAGAATCAAGATGCAGATTCTCAGCGTGCCGAAGGTATGGGTGAGGAAGAAAGTCCATTTAATGGCACTCCTGTAGATGGGGATGGGGACGGCGAGCCAATTGAAGGATTGGGTAACAAACCGGCTCAACCTAAATCTGGAGAAGAGGCTGCAAAGAATAGAGATGAAAGCGCAAAGAAAACACCTAAAGGTCTAAAACCTGGTAAAGGTCACGTAGACAGTGTGGGTGGAGTACCCGCTAATATCAAATCTCTTTGGAAGGATGCCGTGTCTGATGTATATTCCAACAAGAATGTACAGAAAGATATTCGTTCTAAACAGCGTGTTATCGTTGGTGGAGACGGTAAGTATGATGATCCCGCTAAACACGGAAGATTTGATACCGTTGATGTACCGCTTGAAGTAATTCAAGAGGCACGCAGATTCTCTAAAGAACTTGAGAGACTACGTGATGAGTGCGAACCTGCTTGGAACAAGGGAGTTCCTGCAGGCCGACTTAATGTTCAGCGTTGGATTAATGGCTGCGAAATTGATGAGGCCTTTGACCGTTGGGAAGAAGGAAATGACGGCGCTGATGTAGAGGCTGTTATTCTCATCGACCGTTCGGGGTCTATGACTTCTGATAGTAACGATAGAAACGCATCTCTTGCTTGTTGGACAATCAAGCGTGCGTTAGAAGCCATTGATGCTCCTGTAACGGTATACGCCTTTGACGATAAAGCTGAAGTAGCGTATACAAGTAGTGAACGGGCCAACAAGACCAAATTTAAGTTTATATTTGGTAGTGGTGGTACTGACCCATACTCTTCACTGGTTATGGCTGAGCAACTTCTTATGTCTTCTCGCAAGAAGAATAAGATGATGTTTATCATTACTGATGGATTCTTTAATAATGAGAAGAATGACGAGATTATTGAGCGTATCTCTAAAAGAGGTATTCTCACATCTGTAGTTCTTATCATGGATAGTCGCACATATGCGGCGTATCCTCCCCGCCATCCAGAGCAATACAGACACAAAGCCGAAATCTTCGGACGTATCGGTTCTGCTCGTGATCTAACAGTCTTTGCTAAGGAGATTGTTACTGGGGCTATTAAGAAGAATAGTAGACGTTAATGGCTGCGGGAATAGGAAAAATGGTGTCGCAAGTTGGTATTTTTTTAGCAAATAACCCAACTATCAAAGGACAGCCGACGGCTATAGTTACAGCTAGAGGAGTGGTAATCAGCTCCTCTAGTAAGTTAGATATTCCGCTATTTGACATGGTCTTAACTGTATCAGAAATACCTATAGAAGATTATGCAGTATATTATGCACAAACTGGTAGAGAAAAGCAAAAGGTATTTTTTAATGAGCAGCATAGAATAAGAAACGGCATATTACACAGGAAATATTGTCAGGAATACGAGGAATACCAGTTTAATATGCACCGCCTTAATACGAAAAATAAGACGCAGTTAAAAACTACTCCTAAGAAAGGAAGAAAAAAGATGAGACTGTTTAAACGTAAGAGTAACGCTAATGTCCCTACTACCGGCGCATTGATTGATTCTAATGACGAAGAACTAGGGTTTGAAGCCCCAGACCAAAATTATCTTATAAATGTCGCTACTAAAGATGTAAAAGTATCTAAACCAAATGACTCGTTTCTCATCTTTGAGGAGAAGAATACACTTACTCTAGAGGTTAAAGCTTCAGATCAACCAAGAATAACTATAGATTTTTTGAGTGATATGAAGAACAAGTGGGGTGTTCCAGACGATAGTTATTTAGAAGTAGCTACTCAAGAACATGAGAATCCAAATGGTCAAATGATAGGAGAACTTCATATTATACGTTTTACCTGGTCTAATCAAATAAAGACCGCATCGTCATCGACTGAATCAAAGGAGGAGTAGTTCCATGCCATGGATTATTGTAGATAGCATTACTAAATCTTTTATAGGTCCGTTTCCAGATCACGAATCTGCACAGATGTATATGCTTATATACTCCGACTCTCTAATAGATGGGGGAAGTAACTTAACACTAGAACCTTTGACTGAACCAGAAGTTTGGATAGAAGAGAATAGTTCAGAGTATGCTGAGGCGGTCCATGGGCAGGGTAATTGATCTCCAAACATATAAAGATACAGGTAAGGTAGAAGAAGTAACTATAGTAACTGAAAAGCTAGGAGATCCTGTAAGTATTGAAATTCCTAAAGGATGGGTCAAGTTTAACGGGTCTGTTGGATTATCTGAATATAGTTTTGTTCAAATAAGAGACATGGCTCAGAGTAAAGCTAGAAAGTGTTATCACATAAACTGGGAAGTTCTAGAGGAAGGTTATAGCGCCATGTGTATAAAGTGTGGTCTTAAGGGGTGGACAGCCCCTTGGTAAATACATTTCTTCCATATCCCAATTTTATACAATCAGCTCAATCCTTAGACAGCAGGAGACTTGGCAAGCAACGCGTAGAAGCATTGCAGATTCTGAGGGCAAACCTGGGTCTAGCTAAAGGATGGGCCAACCATCCCGCCGCAGTGATGTGGCGAGGACATGAAAACGCACTCATCGCATATGGCATAGCTATGTGCGATGAGTGGGTCAAACGAGGATATGTAGATAATTGTAAAGGTCAATTTATGGAACTATATAAAGTCCATAACTCACCTAAACCAAAACACACTAAAGGTCCTTGGTGGTTAGACAACGAAGAGTTCCATGAAAGTCATCAATCTAACTTAGTTAGAAAAGATTCCAATCATTATACGTTTAAAGTAAATGATGACTTGCCGTATAAATGGCCGGTAATGGATGGCTCATATACATTTAGAACTATAAAAAAGAAAGGAGAAGAAGATGACAAAATATAAAGGACTTATTCATGTTCATACAGTATATGAAGTTATAGTCGATGCGCCTAGTCAAGCTCTTGCTCAAGAAACAGTTGAAGACCTAGTAATTCAGGAAGACAATGGGCGTTGGAAAGAAGACTTAAATGCTGGTTGGACAGATGTAATAGAAGTTGAGGAAGTTACAGAGGACGACATAATCGAAGAAGATTAAGGAGGGCCTATTAGAAATAAAGCTACGTATAAGTTAAAGATATTATATGAAGTGCATATAGCAAAGTGGCGTGTAGACGATCAATCTATACCTGATAACCAAGAATGGAGATTACAAGTCTATGACAGAAATCAGGGTAAGTGGGTAGCGGTATCAGGTTTAGGACCTGATGAAAGCGCGGTAATCAAAATACTACAAGTAGAAGAAGAGTAGCCCCAGTCGCATACTGGGGTTACTCGATGGTGATAACTCCGTGTACTTGGAGCTGTCCGTATAAGTATACAACATAGAAAGGGATGCTATGGCAGATGAATTAGAACAGTTAGTATTGGCGGCGTACAGAGATCATAAAGAACAGTTAGATATAGAAGAAAAGATTGACCAGTTTTCAAATGATTTCTTTATAGAAGAGGGAATCGTATCTGCACTTGAGAATATTTTATATAGGGCAGGAGTACTTGATGCTTAAGTTTAGTGATATACCAGAGGAAATGCAAACTAAGGCTCAGGAATGGGCTATAGATGAGGCGTTGAGCGCAGTATTTAGTGACTATGAGGGTGGTGGATATGAGGTTATTAATACCCTAACCGCTTGGGAACCCTTTGATTGGAAAGACGAAGAGGGGCTTCTAGAGTTAACAGAATCCTTTGAGGAAATCTTTATACGTGCTTGGTTAGTTGGTTATGAAGCTGGCAACCTACAAGCGTTTAATGAGGTTAAGGATGACAAGTTAAATATTTTAGGCAGCTGGTCTCTTCACAAGGATGATATTCCGGACGGCAGTACAGAAGAAGATATAGAAGCATATATAGAGATGATAGATGATGCTATGATGCACACTATCCAAGACTTTGCTCCTAGCAAAGAAGCTACAGAAGATCTAGAAGATGGGAAACCAGATGGCGAATAACGCGCCAACACAAACATTTTCAGTAAAAATTATCAAGAATACTCAGGTTAGCGGGGCATGGCTTTGCAGAATAAAGGATAAGGAAGAGGAGAGTATCACATCCTGGTCCAACGTATCAGCAGCCAAGAGGTATGTAAAGGCAGAAGTATTGCGCCTTACACCTCGTAAGAGTATTAAGTTAGAGGTCATTGAAGAAGACGAAGTAACTGGCAAGCCCTTGATGTTAGAGGGCTTATTCACCTATAAGGAGAAACCATGAAGGATATAACAGTAAGTAAGGCAGCGTCTTCTTATCTAGGGAGATAATATGAGTAATGAAGACGTACCTTTTCCTGGCCGAGATATATTGGAGCGAGGTGTAGAAGAAGGTATAGAGTGGTTTCTCTATAAACACAGTATGGGCCATATAAATGGGTATGTCAAGCTTCCTACTGGCCATAAATGGTTAGGCCTTGATTATGACGATATACCCGTAGAAGTTCACGGAGGTCTTACTTTTGGAGGGAGTGGGTCTTCTTTTATAGGGTTTGATACAGCCCATGCCCACGATTATTGGCCAAATAGTACATACGAGTATACGAGCCTATTTAGGCACGATAAGCATTCTAGAAGAGAATGGACACAAGCTCTTGTGGCTGAAGAGACCAAGAGACTTGCCCGACAAGTAGCTGACAATGTAAAGATGCCTCTATGGAAGAGAGTGGTTAAGTTCTTTTTCGCCATCAACGTAAATCCTGACTTATCTGCTTACTCGATGCCTCTATGGAAGAGAATGGTTAAGTTCTTTGAAAAAGATGTGTGAAAAGTGTGGTTTATTACCAGTTAGAGGAGTTGGGGCTAACTGGTGTAAACCATGTAAAGAAGAAAGCTTATACGGAAACTAATTAATAAAACAAGGCATCGAATATCAAACAAGGTCAATCTGTCACGTCTATTTGCCTTGTTACAACAAATCAGCCCCTCGCTCACGCGGGGGGCTGAATGTTTGTGTTGGGTTTTTTACGCCTGTAAATCCTCGTCTGATAGGCCGTTCATCAGCATGTCCAAATCGTTCTCATTGACCTCTTCAAAGTCTTCTTCAAACAGGTCTGGGTCTAGCTCGTCGTCTTCCATTATCTCTCCTTATTTGTTATCTCTAATTAGTTTTACTTCGCATGCGTCTGTGCTGCAATAGGCCTCACCGATTGCATCGAATGCCATTCCCTCATAAACCCCAGTAAGGTCAATAGGAAACAGTGTCATGCGACCTTCTTCATACTCTTCTTCTGTGCTCCGTGTATATGGCATCTGTGGATACGTGTCGTCCGCCATAGGTAGGAATGATACAGTCTTTAGTTGACCGTCGTACATATGAAGTGCGGTACCTATAGCATTACCTTCTGTCTCCGGATCAAATGAGATAGTGACTGATACAGAGTTGTCGGACCAATATCGCTGAGCGGTGGCAGCTAGAGATACCTTCTCATATATAGAAACATCATACTCTGAACGCACAGCTCCAGACATAATCGGGAAGTAAACTACTGAGGTATCGTCTGGATTTCTGGCCTCAGGTTCAATTCTGTAATTTGCCATTTTAAATAGCGGAAGCATTGGATCATTATTAGAGAACCTAATAGTACGTAGGAAGTATTTCCCGCCTGGTGTCCAGTGGACTCCAGGAGATTCACCGGCTAGGATAGAAACGGTTCCAGAAGGCTTAATAGTCGTGGTCTTAATAGACTCACGAATACCCAACCACTCTGAGTAACCCTTATCATAGTTTGCTACAGTTTGATATCCCTCATCCATCCACTTACGCAGTACAGGAAGACCCTTGGTGTCAGCGAAGTTAGCTACACCTGAGATAGAAGTACCAATACGACGGTTACGCTGCATAATGGCGTTAGTTTCCTCCCAGTGAGTAGGAAGCAAAGTAACTGTCTTTGCATAAAGGTAAGCAAACTTGAGGGTGCGTTTAAAGTCCTCTAAGTTCTCATGTCGGCCTATATAGGTTTCGACTAAAGTGCAGCACTCCATAGATTCAAGAGATTGTTCTGCACACGGGTTATACCCAGCGGCTCGCCAGTCCTTATTGTTAATGGGATCAGCTAGTCGTCCATATTGACGAGTCACGTCCATCCAAATCACACCAGGTTCACCATTAAGTGCAATACCATCAATAATCCGATCTAGGTTCTGCCCTACAGAAACCTCTACCGAGTTATTCGACATCCCCGCCCATCCAGGGTTATTCTCATCATATGAGTTACGCTCTGGATATACGGCCGGATTCTTGAGGTTCAGGAATACATCATCATCTACCTTACCCATAAAGAGCTCAGCCGAACGTCTGACATTGCCTGATACCACGCACACTCCGATAAGATTACCTATATCAGCTATATCTAGAACAGTTAGTTTTTCCCCTGCTCGTCCAGCGAAGATTCCTCTGATTTTGTCATGAAGGAGTATAAGTGGCTTTGGGCCTGCAGCCGTTCCTCCGAAAGTTTTGATTGGCGCTCCAGCCGGTCGTATTTGGCTATAGTCGAATAGTGGAGTCTTCTGATCTGACTTGAGGAAGGAATTGATGACGGCCGAGGTTGACTCGACCCAACCTTCTCTTGTGTCCGGGATGATGTATTCATATGTCTCTTTCTGCGGCTCATAGATTGTGAAGTCCTTGTCTACTCCTTTGGAGTCAAAACCGACCCCAACTCCTAGCATAGATGCCTCCATAAGGAAGGCAAATGGCTTGGCCGGATTAAGCTTGGTCATAGCATCCGTAGATACAAATGAGCAATTCTGTAGTGCGGCCGAATTCTTGTGTTCATTGACTAATGGCGTACCCATCATCCAGAGACCTCGTCCTGGTGGAGTCCACTTAAAACTAAACATTCGGTCAAACGCCTCTTTAGCTGAGGAGGCGGCTTTGGTATCTGACCAAGGCAGTCTTTGCTGCTTGGCGTAATCCTTTTGAATAGAGTACATGCCATTGATCACTCTTTCACAAGCATCTACCCAAGTCTCTTTAGTGCCATCTTCCTTAAGTCTGGAATACGTCCTTAAAAAAGTGATTTCACCTACTGAATTTCCCGCTGCATCTCTGTATCCCCAAGGCACTATTTTTCCTTTATAGGTGTCTATAAAATCCTCTGATAACTTAAATGAAAACATCTGCATCTCCTTCTATTTTTAATCCTACCGGCTTTTTCTTTAGATTGCTTGGCATTTGCCCATAATTTCCCATAATTCGGGTTTTCTTCACGAAACTTTGCATTCCCATCTTTTACCTTTTCTGGATGTTTTAAGCGGTACTTAGCCTGAGCTTTACGAGATTTCGCTCGGTGTGCCAACTTACATGGCTCACAGGCGGCTTCTTTTGCCTTCCAATGGCGTAAGTAGGCAGCGGGTATGCCGCATGGGTTAATATCTGTCATTTCGGCCTACTTTTCACTGTTATCAGGTACTACTATTCTAGATCTGAGTCTAGAAGTTTAGAGGTTTGACTCTCTGTAAGCCCACCATTAGGGAGCTGTCTAAGTACGTTTGCTTTATCTCCAAATAGCTGATTCATCAGCCCCCCAGAGGTTTGGCGCTCTGCTGTAATGCGAATAAACTCTTTATTTTCCTCCAGTTCCTTCATCTGACTAACAAGTTTAAATAATCTATCTAGCTCTACGCCAGTATTTGGATCAGGGTATCCGCCATTCAATTCTTCTGCATAACGTGCAAAAGCTACTCTAGAACCCTGCATTTCTATCATTGTGTTAAGTAAGGAGCGTAATTGCTCCTTGGTTCGAACTTCTACAGGAAGACTAAAGGCACAAGAACTCTGTGGTTTAAAGGCTGGACAGTTGGCTGCTACAAAGCAGGTATCGCATTGACGGAGAGAAACTGCCGTACTAGAAAGTACTGGAACCTCACGAAGTATATCTCTTCCATCGTCGTCCTTCTCCACGATCTGCTTAGTTTTTACACCAAAAACAGGCAGAGTTTGGAGGTCATCTGCCTCTCTTTTCTCTAAAAGTTTCCTACCCTCAGGAGGTCTATTATCAGGAAGCAACCCACCTGTTTCCGCATTACCAGGGTCATCTATATCCCCGCTGTTATCAGCTAACAGTTTACCTGATCGTTGAGCCAAAGCTTTCTCCAGTTGCAAATAGGACCAAATAGCCAATCTGGTGATTTCATTAGAGTCATCAGCAATAATCTTGTCGTAGTCTAGGCCGGCCTTCTCTATCACAGACTTATACCGTGGTCTGGCCTGATCTTTCTGTTTCTTCTGATATCGCACCAATCTAGTGCCGTCCCAAACTATTGTTTCCCCGCGCATCATGGGAGATAGCCAAGATAGCGTACTAGCTGTCGATAGGTAAACCTGTCGTAGGTTATCAGGTTTGGCGCAGGCAATTCCGTGTAATTGTAGGTCTGGGAACTGTCTCAACATAGCCCTAGAACGGGCCGCTAAGCTGGTGTCGTCCTCAATGGTCTCTCCCAGTATTGCTACATTTGTAAAGCGCTCACAGAGGCCATACAAGGCCGTATGGCCGGTACTCTGATGCCATACTACCCACATCTTATCCCCTACCACGTCATATAGGGCATTTCTATGGTGTTTATTCCAAGCAGGCCCCATAGAGGTAACATCTAGTTCTGTGGCCCCGGCAATTCTATCGGCATTATTAGCAAGAAAGTCTAAGTAAGCGTCTGCGTAATCCTGTAACTCTCTTTCCGTCAGATCTAGGTCATTTAGTTGATGCCCTCCCCCATCAATGTACACAGAGACGTCATCAGGAAACCTACCGTCTATTAAGTAATCCTTAGTAGTTGGCAGACCTCTCTTAGCTAAACGATAGTAGTTAAGGGAAACGTGCTTTACTCCCATATCGGTTAAGAGGATGCGGTGGCTAGGGACCTCGGCCCCAGAGAAAATAAGATTCATTCGAAGTTCTTTACTGAACTACCTGTATAGGTATTGAGTAGCGCTTCTTTTTGTCTAATGACCTCATCTTCTAGGTCTTTCCACGGCTTTACGGCACGCGTAGTTCTGACGAAAGTTGGGTTTGCATAAAGAATAGTGGGAATCCCCAAACTAAGGGAATAGGCGCAATGGTCTGCACCAGAGTCTACGACTAGTTCAAGTTTACCTTGAGACTTAGAAATATCTATGTGTCGTGTTCGTAGATCTTGACCAGCAAAGAAGTCAGTATCATCTAAGATATCGCCATAACCTGTAATCATATTGCTACGCAGCCAATGCTCAGTAAGAGCTGGATTAAGATCTGAGGATATAATCACCCGATAAGACTCTGCTAAAACTCTATAAAGCTTTATCCCATCTGGGATAGGATCTCCTGTTTCAGTTCGGAGAACACCATCTAACGCAATCAATGCTGACATTATTCCTCTTCATCGTTGTCCAAATGCTTCTGTTCACACCATCGGGCTAAAGAAGCTACCACGTACATCTTATTACATATTTGACATTGGAATCTATCCATGTCTATATTCTACAGCATTTAAGGGCGTAACGATCTCCGAATTAAAGTGTTCGTAGACGGTAGTTCTACACCATAAAGCTCATATTGAGACTTTTTATGCTGTAAATCTCGGCTATCTTTGATAGTGCGTAAAGCCTGTATTGCACCAGAGCGTTTTCCGGCCTGCCACCTATAGTTATTAAAATCATTGTACCCAGAACCTGCGCTACTAAAGGCCGCTTTACGCCCAATATGAATATCATCATATACAGCTACAGCTTGCTCTTCTGCTAGTTTTACCTTTCGCTCTGCATTGATGCGGTAGGCATCATTCTTAGCAGAACGTAGTTCATTGATAGCGTTGTTGTATCTATCTAAAATTTCTGAGGCCATGTCGAGGTCTCGTTTTGCCTTTTGTTCCCAATCTTTGCTATATGGCGCTACTTGAGACATTTGAGGCTCTACATCCCACGAATCTGTAAGAAGATTGTAGGCTGCGTATGGGTGAATATCACGTATATTAGTTTTGATGTTTACATAGAAAGTAAGTTCATAGCCACGCCAATTACTTGTATTAGGCATAATTTCTAAGTTAAAGCCATCGTTTAGCATCCCCGCAATTTCGGAGTCAGAGAATCCAATAAACTCTCGATTATTCATACGAAACTTTGTATACTCAATACCAACTAAGCAATCTAAATCACCAGGCTGTCTAGAAGCCTCCCATTGATAGGAAACCCCAGAACCAGCTAACCAAGCCTTAGTCCATGCGTGTGGGTTTGTGAAGTTTCTTCCTAAATAATCAAATAAGATTCCTAGCACCCCCTCCCCCACCGAAATTTTAAGGTCCTTCCCTTGAAATAAATTTGGGTCTAATTCAGAGGAAGGCGCACTAAAATACGAAGTAGCCCCAGGTGTTATACCTGGAGCTGCCTTGTACTCGTAAATTCCCATCCTCATATTCTCCCATTTTTAACGTCATTACGTCTCGGTGAATATTACGGCTGTATTGGAGGCTGTGCAATTCTTAAAGAAGTGTACTCTGCTGCGGCTTGTGCCTGTAGATCCATTAGTATCTCAGAGGTATATCGTCTAACCTCAATTAGGGTAGACTCTCGCTCTACTGGGATAGAGAGCAAATTGGGGTTCTTTTCAATAAATACCCCACCATCCACGTCCACCAAGACTACGAATCCAAACTTAAATTGTGGAAGGGTGATGTCTGGTTGGGCCACTGGATCGGAACTTTCTTTAGGGGTGGTATTGTCTGAAACAGGTGTTACTGTTTCTGGTGCCACCTCTACTGGCATATCTATTACTGGGGTTGTTTCATCTGTCATTTTATCTCCTGTTTATTTATATAGTCCGGCTTGTTTACGGTTTTGTTCTACCACATATGCTTTAGCTGGGCAGAAATCGCACAAGTATACTGTAGTACTTGCAGATTTTGCTGCTGATTCTAGTCCTAAATCTTTACGAAGTTCATCAGTACCCTTAGGGACAAGGCGTTTCTTTTCTGACTTATAATCCATACAACCTGTAACCGGCCGCATGTGTAAATTATAACACTTCATGGCATCTTCGCCAAAAGTTGCTTTAGTAGTGTAATAGTCTGGATCTATATCAGCGAGACCACCGCCTACACGGGTACGAAGGTTCTCAATAATCTGTTTCTTTACTTCTGGTCGTGAGTAAAGTTTTACTCCCACTTTAGATAAGAAACCAGCATGTGGAATCCCTGCAGACTCATGCTTCTCTACTAAAACTTGTAGTAAAACATCATCATCTGGATTACCCTCAAAATCAGGTAATTCCTCAATAGTTTTACAGTTATAGCAGTAAAGCAGACGAATCTTAGGTCCGTCATCTTTTATCTGTGTATATGTACCTTCATCGGCTGGGTTTGACCCGCCCTGTCCTAAAATAGGAACACTCATTTATTTACCCCCATATACAATATAGTACCACAGTTACTTAGGAGGTTCAATCTCCTTGTTTTGTCCTTGTTCAAAAGAATCACGTCTTCCTTCTAATTTCTTTGGTGGATTGGGGAGTTCTGTGCCTCTACGCATAGGCAATCCGGGCCTAGTGCCTGGTAACCCAGCTCTACGAGCTTGAATACGGCGCTGCTTATCTGCCTGTTCATTTTGTCTATAGGCTTCAATAACATCCTCTTGTTGATCTTCCCCGACATTAGTCAAAGCCTTGGTCATACGTTCTGGAGCACCCGTAAACAAAAGTTTATCTGAGTCTCTTAACCCCACTTTAGGTCCAGAGACATTTTGAGGTTGTAATTGGCTTTCATGAATACCTAAACGAGTAGCCTCACTACTCCAACTGGAGTCATTGGCCCTATATAGTCTAAGTACATGGTCTATATCTCCCGTACCTTCTCCTAAAGGAGGTTCGGCCTGTCTAGGTGTCTTATTTCCCATCTTAACTTCAATAGGTTTAGAGGAAAGTTGATACTCAGTAGGCTCTTTACCGGCTTTAGCTTTTATGCGTTCAGCGTGGTATGCAGCAGCCTCTTCGTCATTCATCATAGGAGTAGCAGTAGGTTGTTCAGGTTCCCCACCAAACTTATGCACCTTTTGTCCACCTGGTTTTTTACCCATATTGAACAGAAGAGCATCATCATAAGGAACGCTACCATCTAGAAGTAATCCCCCAGCGACTTTAAGACTACTCTTTTCAGCTTCTTGTGACTGAACCTTCTTTAAATCCTGTATATTTTTAAGATGAGCTTTACTTATTTCTAAGTCTTCACCGTTATTTATAGCTTCTTGTGTAACCTTACCTAAATGAGTTTTACAAACAGCTATAGCAGAACTTCTGGGTCTAGAGGTATTGCGAACTATATCTGTAGCTGGCATTTCGCACCCAGCCCCGGCCCCACCTACATTATGTCCCCCATTATGCTGACAAGGCATAGTAGAGGTTCTGTTTAAAAGCGGATTATTAATGTGATGCAATGTTCCAGCTATTTGAGGAGCATGTTGAGTAATAATTCCCACACCCTCTAAGTTATTTTTTATCTCTACACGTCCAGGTATAACCCTACGAGATCTATCTGGAGTTCCCTTATTAGGGATGTAAGCACCACCAAGAGAGGTAGCATCTGTAGCATCTACCTCATCTATTCCAGGTAAATGCTTCTTTTCTTTTGCCACTACTCGTCCCCGACTCGCTTGCCTTTAGCATGTTGCTCTCTAACCCAGCTATCATTACGAATGCCGTAAGTAGGGCTCTTGATGCCTCTTTTATTATCCTCTTTAGGATTATCTGGACTGTCGTCCTTAACACCACTACTAGCTATATTAGCCATAATTTCTGCAGCAGAAACTACCCCACCTTTACGCCCAAAATTATCTCTATTGTTAGCTCTATCTGGAATGGCCATTATCAGTCCTTTGTTGGATCGTCCATGTTAATTAGTCTATCTACAGATGCGTCTCCTGCAGCCATATTTTTCTTTATCTGATGATCTCTCATAGATAAAATCTTAGCGTCTTTGCCTTCTTCTATACCTGTTTGCATAGAAGCAGTTCTTCCCTCTGTAATGGCTTTGTTAATATGTGCGTCCAAAGCATCTTTTACTGGTTCTGGGCCCGCATCGTCGTAATCATCTATACCCAGGTATTTCATACCTTTTTCTTCTAAAAGATTTTTAGTCTTATTGAACGCATGTCTAACTCTCATAGCCCTACTAATGGGGAAATTTATGATGTTATTGGGCGTATCTTCAGACATTTAGTTTGAAGCTCCCATTTGATCATTGACAATAGCTGCGTCTGTAACAGACATACGGCCGTTAGTCTTTGTAGAGCCTACCCCAGGTGACTGCATGTTTGGGGCCTCTTGATCAATGTAATCATAGTTCCAATAAGCGTGAAGAGCTCTACGGTTTGCTAGAGTTAGGTCATCTCCTGAACCCTTAGCCACTGTGGTGTTAGGACGTACCTTTCGGTACTTTCCATCTGTAGCGCCTTCATTAAGGCTGCCGTTTAAACTTCCTGATTCATTAGTAGCCATTAGTTAGTTCCATTTCCTGAGGCTCTAGCTATGGCTTCCATAGCTGACTGATGCTTCCCTGTACTATTTTCTGTTGCCTTAAATGCTTTAGCTTTACGCACTGATGCCCCTTCTTTACGAGGCAAAGATATTACCCTATTATGCGCGGCTTTATTTTGTATAGAGTCCATTATTTTTTCTTCGCTTTCTTTTGTCCTGAAATAGCAGGTTTAGCAGCAGCTTTGGCCTTAGCCTTAGCCATTTCCTTCTGCTCCATAGTCATGACTTTAATAGGTTGGACTTTATAATCCATGTTATTCCCATGTGGGTCTTTGATCTTAAGAGATTTGTCTGCCATGGTGTAATTATGCCCCTATTCTTATGCGTTGTCAGGGTTATGGTACTTAGGAACCCTAGGTCTAATAACATGTTTTGATCTGGCGTGGCTGGTCTTTTGCCTACGCTTCTTGGAAGCCGATTGACTGCCTGGATTTAAGCTAGAAGCTAGTCCAGAAACCCAGTGTCCAGCTGCTTTTTTCTCCCAGCCAGCTACCGAGGTAAATTGCCTACCTGTCATTTGCCATCAAGTTTCTGGCGTGTTTTTCATACTTCTCATTACGGCAATATGGGCAT